TCCTGTAGGGCCTGTCATGCCAGTGTCTCCAGTGTCTCCTTTGATTCCTGTAGGGCCTGTGGTTCCAGTAGGAGCAGAAGAAATGACTGCTAAAATAATTTGATGGTTATTCGTAAAATTAGAACTACCACCACTTCCCACCAATGTTATTGGATATTCAGCATAACCAGAACCAGTATTGGGTATAGGTGTTCCACTTACTAACCAAGTTTGATAATTAGCAGATACAGTCGCATCTTGAATAATTAGCTGATTTCCTTGCTGAATTAGATTTAAGAATATATCAATATCATCTCCATTATTATCTATATGATTGACTCTAATATAAGTCGATGATGTTTGAGTTACAAAATCAGACCAAGAAATATAACCGATATCTGGTGTTGGATTACTATCTGCTCGATACTCATAGTAAGAAGTGGAAGCACCGTTTACTCCCGCGGGTCCAGTGTCTCCAGTGTCTCCTTTGATTCCTGTAGGGCCTGTCATGCCTGTGGGCCCAGTGTCTCCTTTCACGCCAGTCGCACCTGTAGGGCCAGTGTCTCCTGTATCTCCTTTAGCACCAGTGTCTCCTGTGTCTCCTTTCACGCCAGTCGCACCTGTAGGACCTGTAGGGCCAGTGTCTCCTGTGTCTCCTGTAGGGCCAGTGTCTCCTTTCACGCCAGTCGCACCTGTGTTTCCTACGGAACCAGTAGTGCCAGTGTCTCCTTGGCTACCACTAGCACCTGTAGGACCTGTGTTTCCTACGGAACCAGTGTCTCCAGTAGGGCCAGTGTCTCCTCTGGCTCCTGTGGGCCCAGTGTCTCCTTTGGCACCAGTAGGACCCGTGTCTCCTTGGCTACCACTAGGACCAGTGTTTCCTACGGAACCAGTCACGCCAGTAGCTCCTGTGTCGCCTACGGAACCAGTAGGACCTGTGTTTCCTACGGAACCTGTGTCTCCTGTCATTCCTTTTATGCCAGTCGGGCCAGTTCCAACCGCACCTGTAGGACCGTCAATACCATCGAGATTGACATTGTAGGTAGAAGATCCAGAGAATGTGCCAAAGATATTGGTAATTTGATCGATGGTAAGAGCACCTGTGTTGATATCGTAGGAATTCACACGACCTTCAAAACTATCTGTAAGAGGAGTGGCAGCGTTTGTCACTTTCACAGAGTTTCCTGGAATATAGGCGAGTAGCGTCAGAACAGTCACAGGGCCAATGGAAGAACCTTGTACAGGAGTTATAGTATCTGTAAAAGTGGTGAGGAAGCGGTCAGAATATCCTGTGGGACCTTGAGTACCTGTTTGTCCTGTAGGACCTGTACCAACAGCAGCAGTAGGACCTGTGTTTCCTACGGAACCAGTCATGCCTGTGGGCCCAGTGATGCCTGTAGGCCCAGTGTCTCCTTTGATTCCTGTCGTGCCAGTGTCTCCAGTAGGGCCAGTGTCTCCTTTTGCTCCGCTCACACCAGTGAAACCTGTATCTCCTCTGGCTCCAGTGTCGCCTGTATCTCCTCTGGCTCCAGTGTCGCCTGTATCTCCTTTAGCACCTGTAGGGCCTGTCGTGCCAGTCGTGCCCGATGGGCCAGTAGGGCCAGTATCTCCTTTTGCTCCGCTCACACCAGTGAAACCAGTATCTCCTTGGCTACCTGTAGCTCCTGTCATACCTGTATCTCCTTTAGCACCTGTAGGGCCTGTCGTGCCAGTGTCTCCAGTAGGGCCAGTGTCTCCTTTTGCTCCGCTCACACCAGTAGGACCTGTGTCTCCTGACATGCCTGTGGGCCCTGTGTTTCCTACGGAACCAGTGACACCAGTCGTGCCAGTGTCTCCTACGGAACCAGTAGGTCCAGTGTTTCCTACGGAACCAGTGTCTCCTTTTGCTCCGCTCACTCCTGTATCTCCTTTAGCACCAGTCGTGCCAGTGTCTCCAGTAGGGCCAGTGTCTCCTGTCATTCCTTTCAAGCCAGTCGGGCCGGTTCCAACCGCACCAGTAGGACCGTCAATACCGTCGAGATTGACATTGTAGGTTGCAGATCCAGAGAATGTGCCAAAGATATTGGTAATTTGATCGATGGTAAGAGCACCTGTGTTGAGATCGTAGGAATTTACACGACCTTCGAAACTATCTGTAAGAGGAGTAGCAGCATTCGTCACTTTCACAGAGTTTCCTGGAATATACGCTAACAACGTCAGAACAGTGACTGGGCCAATGGAAGAACCTTGGACAGGAGTGATAGTATCTGTAAAAGTGGTGAGGAAGCGGTCTGAATACCCAGTGGGGCCTAATGGACCGCTTGCACCAGTAGGACCTGTTCCTACAGCACCAGTTTGACCTGTAGGACCTGTAACAGTGGAAGCAGCACCTGTAGCACCTGTGTTTCCTACGGAACCAGTCACGCCAGTCGGGCCCGTGTTTCCTACGGAACCAGTAGGACCTGTGTTTCCTACGGAACCAGTACGACCTGTAGGACCTGTCACGCCTGTGTTTCCTACGGAACCTGTAGCTCCTCTTTCTCCAGTTGGACCCACAATTTGACCAATATCATCAAATGCAAGATAAGGTGTTAAAGAGGAATACACTGGCTGAAATCCAGTTGGCCCTGGCAATGCTGTAGCTGTCTGAATTCCAGCAGTATCTGTAAGATATGTTCCTGTAGAACCTACAACGAATAAACAGTTTGTACCTGAAACCAATGCGTATGGTGTTGTAGAAACTGGGATTGTTGAACTAGAAATAGAATAAAGTACGCTTGGTGTAATTCGAATACTTGTCATATATCCATCTAAAAAATTTGAGGGAGTGCCTGATGAAGACAATGCACCAATTGTATTTATACTACCCGTAAAATTAAAAGGCGAGGAACCAGTTGGTGGACTATCTATATCATTTGCGACACTGCTACATTTTATTCCATTCATCCACATTGTAAGATTATTTGTAGATCCAACAGTATTACGAACTAATACAATATTATACCAAGATCCAGTAATAAAACGATTACTATTTGTAGGTACTATAAAATAAATCGCACCTCTATTACTTCCACGAATGTACATAGTATCTTGACTTCCAAAATTTAAATAGAGACTTAATTGAAATTGTCCATTTGGAGATACATATGTTGATCCTAATAAGCCATCTCCTTGTGTAAGACTATTAAAATAAACCCAGAATTCTATTGTAAAATCACTTGTTCCAACTGCTGAACCAGGTGACAGTGAAACATATGTATTCGCGGATTGTATGAATTTGATACTACCACCTACATTTCCTTGAAATACTTGAAGATGGCCAGTGTCTTGTTGAATGATTCCATCTCCAACTGTTAATGTACTTACATCATATTCTTGCAACCCTGTAGCACCAGTAACACTTCCTACAAGTATTGTACCATGAAGACCTTGTGGACCCGTGGTCCCTGAGCCACCACTTCCTGCAGCCCCTTGGCTACCTGTGTCTCCTTTGGCTCCTGTAGGACCTGTGTTTCCTACGGAACCTGTAGGACCTTGGGCACCTGTAGATCCACTTCCTGCAGCCCCTTGGCTACCTGTGTCTCCTTTGGCTCCTGTAGGACCTGTGTTTCCTACGGAACCTGTAGGACCTTGGGCACCTGTAGATCCACTTCCTGCAGCCCCTTGGCTACCTGTAGGACCTTGGCTACCTGTTTCGCCTTTGGCTCCTGTAGGACCTTGGCTACCTGTAGCTCCTGTTTCGCCTGTGTTTCCAGTGTCTCCTACGGAACCAGTAGGGCCTGTGTCTCCTACGGAACCAGTGTTTCCTGTAAAACCTGTGGCCCCTTGGCTACCTGTAGGTCCTGTTTCGCCTGTCTGTCCTAATCCTGTTGGACCTGTGTCTCCAGTAGGACCAGTGTCTCCTGTGTTTCCTACGGAACCAGTAGGACCAGTGTTTCCTACGGGACCTGTGTATCCAGTAGGACCAGTGTTTCCTACGGAACCAGTAGGACCAGTCCCTCCTGTGTCGCCTATGTCTCCAGTGTCGCCTTTGGCTCCTGTACCACTTGTTCCTGTTCCTCCACCACCAGAAGAAGGACCTGTTGGGCCTGTTGCTCCATTCAATCCTCCATATGGTAAGAGCGACCATACTCGTACACCATCTCCAATTTTGAAGAAGAGAGTGTCAGACTCCAACCCTAGCTCTCCTATGGCTAAAACAGGATCTGTCCCCAACCACTCAGCTGCAGTGCCCCGTCGGAATTGGAGTTGAACATAGGGCATTTGTTTCTATCCAAGGATCAGATATTGAGATACGAAGTGTTAGAAAATGTCCAATTGCTTCCATTTGCATCACTCGATAGAACAAAACTTGTATTATCAGCGGGGAATGTAGATGCAAATGTAGAACCAAACGTTCCTTTATAACTAACTTGATCTGTTATATTAAATTGTCCTACTGTTGCTATAGCACCTGAACGTGCACCTCCACTTCCTTTGTAAACACGAGTCTCTATATATTGATTTCCATTGATTGTATTTTTTGCCAGACGGACTTCAATACCTCCTTCGTTTGCAACACCAGCACTGTAATAGTTTCGGAACCATGCTTGAAAGCGAAGAATCTTATAATTTCCACTTGTTGCAATAGGGAAGTAACAAGCATATGCATCTGTTCTTCGATCGTATTGACCAAGTAAAACCCCTCTGCCTGTGGTAGCACTCCAGGAGGTTGTATTACTCGGAACTCCAAAGCCAACCACATTGTTTGTACTCCAGTAAATTCCATTGTTTCCTGTAGCTCCTGCACCATAATTTGAACCAAAAAAGGAGAAATTAAAGGTAGCGTCTGTCGGGAGAGGAGCTGTTTGATCGTCCACACCTGTAATAGTTGCCATAATCGTAGCACCAGTTGAAATCATAGAGGTTAGTGCATTTCCTGAAAGAATAGGATTCGAAGCATCGTATGCATTTCTTCCAAAACCAAACGTTCCTTCCAATGTTCCAAGAAATGGCATCTCTTTCTAATCTACCCAAAACTTGCGAGTTGTCCAACCGTTAACCAAAACGCACCAGAATAATAATGTGTAAAGGTTTCAATTTCAATACGAGACGCTGTTGGTGTAGGTACAGATGCATTCACCCAATTGATTGTATTTGCTGCTCCATTAATCTGTAGAGTACTTGTGAAATAGGGAGTGGCACCTTGGCGAAGAATAAAATTCGTCACATAACTTCGATTTGCAACGGTCGGTAAATTCGTAATATTTGCAGTGAAGTTTGTGGACATTGAAGAGACAAAAAAGATACTTGCGGTTGTCCAATTGAAAGAAACAACTCCAGATGGAGCATTGATCGTCGAGACAATTTCTTGAATTTGTTGAACAGACGTTGTACCTCCAACAGTAATACTACTGACTGTGAGATCTGCAGGAATCGTTCCTGTCATACCAGTAGGACCTGTCATACCTGTCATACCTGTGGGACCAATCGCACTTGCGAGCTCAATTGCATACATTGTTGGTCCAGCTGCTTCGCCAAATGACATGTTTCCACCAGCATAGGAACCACTAATAGCTCTACAAGTGTATGTATATGTACCTTCTGAAGGAGTATCAATAAGTGTAAGACTTACAGGACTGTTTGCATTTGGCCCTGATGTAGTACCAGGTTCTGCTTGAACAATTTGACCAATCGTGGAGGAATCACGATAGAACTGGAGACGAACCCATCCACCCTGTACTGAAAAGTTCGCATCCACAGCAAATGCGAGCTGTACAGGCTTTCCAGTTGTTGTGATTGTAAGAGAAGCAATTGTCGCTGGAAATGCTGTACCGTTTGTAAGAGTGACGGATGAAGGTGCTACTTGTACATAATTTAATGTTGCAACAGGAGCTTGAGGACCTGTGGGGCCTGTAGGACCTGTGGTACCTGTAGGACCCGTGCTACCTGTAGATCCAGAAACTCCAGAAGAACCAGTCGAACCAGTTGAACCTGTTGAACCAGTTCCAAGAGGACCTGTAGGTCCTGAAGATCCAGTGACACCAGAAGAACCAGTAGAGCCTGTGACACCAGAAGAACCAGTAGAACCAGTTGGTCCTGTTCGACCAGTCATACCAGTTGGACCTGTTCCAAGAGCTCCTGTATCACCAGTGTTGCCTTGGGCACCCGTAGGTCCAGTTCGGCCAGTCATTCCTGTAGATCCTGTTGCTCCTATGGAACCAGTAAGGCCTGTTCCAAAAGGACCTGTAGAACCTGTCTGTCCACTAGATCCAGTAGGACCTGTAGGGCCTGTAGCAAGTGTTACAGGAGCCAACCCACCAATCACCTGAATTTCAAACCACGGATAACTTCCTGTACTTATAAAATCACCATTTGAACCTAAACTAGTCAAAGATCCTGATTTTAATCCTACAATACGAAAACTTACTATAGTTGATTCAGTTGTTGATAAGAATGCTTCTGCAATTCCTCCTGCTCCAGAATTTCCTGCAGCATCTGAAGGTCCATAACTATTTTGTGTAGAACCTAGTTGTGTCGATGTTGTTTCATTGTACCATCCAAAAGAAGGTCTTGGAAGAGAACCAATCCACGTAGGAATTGCTGCGAGTAGACGATAGGTTTTATTGGCGACTAAAGTTATTTGTCCTGTACTTGTATTGAGTGAAATGTCAGATCCTAGAGAAACATCAGATTGTGTAAAAAGAATCACTGTATCTGTAACTAATGTACCTCCCTGTGGAAATATTCGTGAGCCTCTCATATAACTTGCCAAGTAGCCTACTCCAGTAGGTCCTGTATCACCAGTGTTGCCTTGGGCACCCGTAGGTCCAGTTCGACCAGTCATTCCTGTAGGACCTGTTGCTCCTATAGAACCAGTAGGGCCTGTGGAACCAGTAGACCCTGTAAAAGAGGTGCCTGAGGGACCTGTAAGGCCAGTGGCCCCTTGGGACCCTGTAGAACCTGTAGAACCTGTAGACCCTGTAAAAGAGGTGCCTGAGGGACCTGTAAGCCCTGTTGTTCCTTGAGACCCTGTAGGGCCTGTAGGCCCTGTAGGCCCTGTAGGCCCTGTAAAAGAGATGCCTGATGGACCTGTCATGCCAGTCGGACCTGTTCTCCCAGTCATGCCCGATGGGCCAGTAGGACCTGTAAAAGAGATGCCTGAGGGACCTGTGTTTCCTACAGAACCAGTAGGGCCAGTCGCACCTGTCGCAGTTGTATTTGCTTGGGTATAAGCATACATCTGAAAAATTGCAAATCCTGGGTTAACACCTGTTCCTGCAGTATTGTACATACGAAAATAGGAATATGCAGTATAGGTTGGATCATTCACTGTAACGGTTAGAACAGATGGTACAGCACCAATCAATGACATCTGTCCAGTCGAATAGGCTAAGGAGACCCAAGTAGAACCATCTTTACTTCCTTGAAAATAAAATGTATCAATCCATTCTGCAGATACTCGTTTCGAGACTTGAATTTGCCATATGACATAAGGCTGAGGACATGTGACTTGCCACCAAGAAGGAAATGTATTTCCTAACATAGCCCAGTCTGTTGAATTATTTCCATCGCATGCCAACCAAGCCGCATAAGAAGAACTAAAGATTGTACTTGCCGAAATAGTAAATCCAGACGTTGTAGCACTTGTCATTGTTGGAATTACACCAGCTGCAGAAGGAGTCATTGTTGTTGCATATCCTGGATCTCCTGTAGCACCAGTTGTTCCAGTTCTTCCTGTCATCCCAGTCGCACCTGTAGGCCCTGTAAAAGAGGTGCCTGATGGACCTGTAAGACCTGTAACACCTGTAGCACCTTGGCTTCCAGTCGCACCTGTAGGTCCTGTAAAAGAGGTGCCTGATGGACCTGTCATGCCTGTAACACCTGTAGCACCTTGGCTTCCAGTCGCACCTGTAGGTCCTGTTCTTCCTGTCAGGCCTGTAGCTCCTTCACCACCTGTAGCTCCTTGGCTACCTGTGGGACCTGTAAGACCTGTCAGACCTGTAGCTCCTTGGCTACCTGTGGGACCTGTGTTTCCTACGGAACCTGTGTTTCCTACGGAACCTGTAGGACCTGTGTTTCCTACGGAACCAGTAGGGCCAGTGTTTCCTACGGAACCTGTGAGACCTGTAGCTCCTTGGCTACCTGTGGGACCTTGAGCTCCGCTCACACCTGTAGGACCTGTGTTTCCTGTCATACCTGTAGGACCTGTGTTTCCTACGGAACCTGTAGCACCTGTGTTTCCTATGGAACCTGTAGCACCTTGGCTACCTGTCAGACCTGTAGCTCCTTGGCTACCTGTGTTTCCTACGGAACCAGTGGGGCCAGTTCTTCCAGTAGGGCCATCTGCACCTGAATACCCAGCTACACCAGTCGGACCTGTGTTTCCTACGGAGCCAGTCGGACCAGTCATTCCTGTGTAACCAGTGTATCCTGTCGATCCTGTGTTTCCTACGGAGCCAGTAGGACCAGTTCTTCCTGTCGGGCCTGTTTGGCCAGTAGCACCAGTCATTCCTGTGGGACCAGTGGGACCTGTTCCAAGAGGGCCTGTGTTTCCTGTCATACCTGTCATACCCGTCGGGCCTGTGTTTCCTACGGAGCCAGTAGGACCAGTGCCCACACCTCCAGTCAAACCCGTCGGTCCTCGCAATCCACCATACGAAAGCAGAGTCCAAGCCGTAGTACCATCCCCAATTTTGAACAACGATGTATCAGATTCCAGACCCATTTCACCAATTGCCAAAACAGGATTGACTGTCGACCATTCTGTAGAAAGACCATGACGAATTTGAAGTTGAATATTTGTTCCATTGTATGCACCAGAAGGACCCGTATTACCAGTATATCCCACGCCACCTGCGTTGAATGCTGGGCCAACACTGTACGATGTAGCAGGAGTTCCACCATCAAAGATATAGAATGTGTTATACCCTGTTGGACCTGTAACAGAAGAAGCTGCACCTGTTGAACCAGTCATACCTTGTGGACCTGTAGGACCTGTAGGCCCTGTCCCAGAACCATTTCCAGATCCCATACCAAGACCTACATAAGGTAGAACGCGACGAGAGGAAATTGCAAAGGCTGGAGCTGTGCCAAAGAGAGGTGAACCAAGAGGAGACCAGAGTACACCATCATACGATTGTGCAAAATTGTTTGTACCATCAGAACCAACCGCAAACCAAGATTGACCATTCCAAGTAAGATCGTAGCCTTCGTTCGCAAATGTAAAAGAGGTGACAGGAGACCAAGTGATTCCATCACTCGAGTAAGCAATGGTTTGATTGAGATACGATGTTCCTAGAGCAACCCAGAGAGATCCATTCCAAGCGATCGCTTGAGCTTGCCCAAAGAGTTTCACCTGTGATGAAACAGTCCAATTCAATCCATCAGAGGAATATGCAAAGTTATATGTATTTCCTCCAGACACATGTTTTCCAACAGCAACCCAGAGAGCACCATTCCAAGCAATCGCAAGACACCCTTGATTCAGAATAGAAGTTCCTAGACCAGTCCAAATCAATCCATCGTAGGAATATGCGAGGAGATTGTTTCCATATTCTGCACCAAGAACAAACATCGTTCCATTCCAAGCAATACACGATGCACCAGTTGCAATAGAGTTTCCACCATTCGCAGTCCAGTGGATACCATCGTAGGAATATGCTAGAGCATTGTTTCCTCGCCCAACTGCAGCCCAAAGTCTACCATTCCAAGCAATTTCTTGACAACTTGTAAAAACAGTGGAACCAATGTTCACAGGACTCCACGTAAATCCATCAGAAGAATAGACAATCCAAGGAGAATTCACACCAGTAATCAACCAAAGAGCACCATTCCACACAACGCATTTCGTAGGATTGCTCGAAAACTGTTGACCAGATCCATAGAACCATGAAACACTATCATAGGACCAACCATTGCTCTTTGAAGAGGTTGGATGTCCAGACACAACAAGAAACGATTCGCTCACATTTGTAAACGTTCCAGGAGTTCCAGAAGGGCCTGTTTGTCCTTGACTCCCAGTAAGACCCGTAGACCCTTGAAGACCTGTAGACCCTGTATCTCCTTTCGCACCAGTCGGTCCTGTAGAACCAGTCATACCAGTCATTCCAGTAGGACCAGTCGGCCCTGTCATAGATGCACCCGTCGGTCCATCAATACCATCCAGATTCATAAGATAGACAGTTGAACCAGAAAAAGAACCATAGATGTTTGCAATTTGATCAAGAACAACATCGCCCGTTACAGGGTCATACGTCTGTACACGAGCTTCAAAACTGTTTGTAAGAGGAGCAGATGCTTTCGTCACTTTTACAGAAGTTCCAGAGATATACGCAAGATGTCTCCCAATGGCAAAAGGTCCAACAGAAGATCCTAGAACAGGTGTAAGAGTGGTAGTGAAGGTGGTGAGGAAACGATCTGAATATCCAGTAGGACCAGTAGAACCAGTCACACCTTGCACAGTATCAAGTTGTGTAAAGGTAATGCGTGTGGTGAACTGACCAGAAAGAATATCGACAGGGAGATCAAACGATTGAACATATTGGATTTGAACAATATCACTTGGATAGAGGATGACAGCAGAACTGAAAGAACTTCCATTGAAATGAATGACAGAGGATGTGACAATTGTATCAGTATTTTTCACAATTGTAAGAAGAGGTTGTGTGACATTCAAATCAAGATCTGTATTGTTCGTTTGGAGTTGTCCAGAGATGAGAACAGTCAAAACATCATTTGTGCTATTTGTAAGAATACCTGTGTCAGTGTCATAGGAAAAGTCCACCGTTCCAAACGAATTCGAGGAATCAAAGGAATCATAGACAATGGTTTGCACAACATCTTTGGTTGTAGGAAGATCTTCAGAAAGAGAATAGGATTCAGAAGGAAGACTCTTTTGAATTGCAGCTGCACCCGTCGGACCGATAGATCCAGTTGGTCCTAGAGGACCCGTATCGCCTTTGACATAGTCCAATTGTGTATAGGTTACGCGACTCGTAAATTGTCCTGATAGAATATTCACAGGTATAGTAAAGGATTGAATATACTTCAATTGAATTTGATCGCTAGGATAGAGAACTATAGCAGTACTGAAAGAACTACCACTGAAGTTAATCACAGAGGATGAGACAATTGTATCAGTGTTTTTATAAATATAGACAATCGGTTGTGTAACATTGAAATCGAGATCTGCGTTATCGGTTTGGAGTTGTCCAGAGACAAGAATGGATAAGATTTGCATCGTAGGATTTGTCAGAATTCCAGTGTCTGTGTCATAGGTGAATTGAACACTCCCATTGGAGTTGGAGGAATCGAAAGAATCAAAGACAAGATCTGTAAGAGTGGATTCAGGAGCTAAGACATTCTCGGACAAATAATATGACTCGGAGGGGAGAGCTCGAGGAAAGATCGGACCTGCTGGACCAGTCGGACCAGTATCTCCTTTCACATGATCGAGTTGTGTAAAAGTGATGCGAGTGGTGAATTGGCCGGAGAGAATGTCGACAGGGAGATCAAAGGATTGGACATATTGAATTTGAATCGTATCGTTCGGATAGAGAACAACTGCAGAACTGAAAGAACTTCCGTTGAAGTTAATGACAGAGGATGTGACAATTGTATCCGTATTTTTCACAATTGTAAGGAGAGGCTGTGTCACATTGAAGTCGAGGTCTGCATTGTTCGTTTGGAGTTGTCCAGAGATGAGAACAGTCAGAATTTCATCGGTAGGATTTGTAAGAATACCCGTACCAGTGTCATAGGAGAAGTTCACAACTCCAAACGAATTCGAGGAATCGAAGGAATCATAGACAATCGTTTGCACAACATCTTTGGTTGTAGGAAGATCCTCAGAAAGAGAATAGGATTCAGAAGACAGAGTCTTTACAACTGCTGCAGCACCTGTAGGACCTGTTCCAGAACCACCAGCACCACCAGAAGCAGTGGATTTCAAGAGAATTGCACTCCCAGAAGTATCAATGAGTTGATACATGGGATAGGGATTTGTGTCAGGCAATGTCGATGTATATTGTCTTACACCAGTCGGATCGATATAATACAGAGTTCCAACAGGACCGGTTGCATCAGAAATAACGCTGTAAATCTTCGGTGTAAATTCTCCAAAAGGATTGAAGGTAAACGTTGTTTCATTCGGAACTCCTACGCTTGTGACAATTCCAAGAGTCTTGTACACATCTGTGGACGATCCTAGACCTTGTGTTTTTTCAAAGCGGTTTGTAGTAAGATTGATATAGACAGGATCACCTGGAACAAAGGTAGAAGCATCATCTTGAGAAATACTCACGTATTCATTGTAGCTATTGAGAGCACGAAAACGACCAATGACGTTTCCAGAGAAATTTGGAGCTATATTGAAAGTATCTGCAGGTGTAAAAATGGGAAAGCCATCTTCATCGACTGTGAACAAAAGTGTTAGAGAGGGGCTGAAGACTGGGTTTCCAAAAAATCCACCTGTTGGGTCCATTCCAGCATTGTAGCCATCAATATCTTCCATCATTGCGTAAAACGTTCCAACGCCTGTGTTGTAGCTGGGATTAGGAGAATCGCTTATAGGATAGACCACTTGAATTTTCCAAGTATATCCAGTTGCATCATTTGCAAGCCAATCTCCAGGAATCACATTGTATGCATCATACTGAGGAATGTTCGTACCTGTACCAGGATTGAAAACAGATGCAGAAATAGTCTGAATATTCAAAAGAGCACCACGAATGAGATATTGGCGGGGACTCAAGGAAGAAAACACAGATGTAAGACTCGGTGGAAAATCTGCATCACTTGGATCTACAAATTGATACATATTCACCTGAAACGACTTTGGAGGTGGTAGATAGGGACCCGTTGATCCTCCAGACATCGGATATTCTAGTTCTATGGAAGATATGACATCTATCTTTCATAGAACGTATTCAAACGAATTTACATGCTCATCCCTGCAAAACTCATTCCACCAAGAGCAGGAGCAGATGCAGACCCTTCAGTAAACGTCAGACCAATTATAACATTTGCATTGTTCTTTGTAGGATCTCCTTGTGCTTTCATAGTCCCAAGAGTTGCTGCACCAATGTTTTGAATAATGAGAGGTTGTGTCAGACTAGAAACCGGAACAGGAAGTTTCATTTGACCACCGATGAGAGGAGTTGTTAGATTGGGTTTCTTCAAAACGATTGACCCAGACTTGAATTGGATACTCGTTCCACCCATATCATAGGTTCGTGGAAGATTGGTATGATTCAATTCAGGACCCCAAGAACTACCATTCCAAACCTTGAAAGAAATGCCAGAGAGGAGTTGGCCTTGTGGGAAGGTGGAAGGATCGATCGAGTACGAAGGAATCGGTTTTGACGCATTTACATAATATTCTGTCGGGGGATTGTTAAATCCTTCTCTCCTATGACGAAGAAATAGGAAAAGTACAATTAATACAGCTAGACCAAGAAGCATATAGGGAATACTTCTTTTTCCTCTTGCTAAACGAGCCATTCTATTCTTTCTATTCATTAAAATTCATTCCTTCTATTGACACATTCTTTTGCATGTGCTATACTATGGACTTTTGCCAAAAACGGCAAACCCTATCCATAGTAGAATAAATAAACCGCCCACTCCTAGAACCGCATACGTGATACCATCACCTACAGAGGTACTGTTGGATCCATTCGAAAATCGTTCCTTCCTCTTACATCCATGGAGCAAACAGAAGAGTCCAACAAAAACAAGAAAGCCAAGAATCATAAAAGGAAGGTTTTTTGAAGTTAATTTTGCCATTCTAGTTATACTACACAAAAGTCACTGTAATAGCAAGTACATCCCCTGTATAAGGAAATGTAGAAGTAACCGCAGTGTTTCCACCGTTGATATAAGATAAAACGATATTATTGAATTTCACAGAATGGAGTGCAGGAAAACTTGCATACACGCGACCTGATGTAAAAGAGCTGGATGGAACTTGTCTCCATTCTCCTACAGTGAGAAAGCCAAGCATAGAAAAGGAAGCAAGAGACTCATAGGTGGTGTCTGTAAGTGTAATAGAGAGAGGAGGTGGAGAAGGAGCATTTGTTCGAAACAAGAGATACGGTGATTGATCGGAAGTAAAGAGACCACCTGCAGACAATCCAGTGCTTGGTTTGAAAAGACCAGGAGGTACACGAACCGAATATATATCACTCTGATCAGAATATGCAACATAGAGTGTGAAGGATTTTGTATCTCCTGCAGGACCTGTGAACCCTGTGGGACCAAAAGAGCCAGTAGGACCCGTGGGACCCGTCGTTCCTCCATAATTTTGATCAATGAGAACTAATCCATAATACGTGTTGAGACCTTCTAAGTTGTTTGTAAGAAGAGAGAGACCCGCAACTTCAGAATCTCGAATTCGCAAACGAATTCCTAGAGTATGCCCTGTAGAGAAGAGATGGTTGATAACAGCGGTTACAACGGTTGGAGGACTGTTGGAATATCCCGCAAATGTAATATTCGCAGTTTGATAGACTTCTGTTCCATTGTCAGTGATAGAAAAGTACCATTGACTACCAGCAGTCACATTTTCAGAACAAATCTTAAAGGTCCACGTACCTCCAGCGTAAATGGTTTCAGACAAAATACAAGTGTAGTCTGGACCTACAGGATCATTTGCATTGAGAGACGTTTCTGGAAAATCGACACGACCTCCTACAGGAGTTGTGGTATCGTTGAGTAAGAGGAGAGATGTATCCAGTTGTCCTGTCCAAGGACCAGCATAGGTTCCACGTGTATCGAAATAGAAGAGAACTGTATTCGAGAAGCTGGTACCAGCAGGACCTGTCGGACCACCCGTTGGTCCCGTTTGTGTATACAAATATCGTGCAAGCTGGGTATCTGCCCAAACAACACTCGGAGGATTAGGAATTTCGTGTAAAACAGGGAGACCGTTTGAGTTAAGTTCATAGACATACCCTACATTGGATCCAGGTGCTCCACCGTCAATACCCCCAGAAGGATCAATTCTGGCATTAAACCCATCGACATCTTCAATCACACATGTACATGTGGCAGAGTCTTGTGCAGAGATACTGTAGACTCTCCAGGCGTAGCCGTTTGCTAAATTGCTAAACCACATGCCTGTTGCAATATCTCTGCAATCGTACGTTCCAGTGCCATACCCTTGAGGACTTGTCGCAGTAAGAATGACAGTGTATAGATTCACATTCACAGCTGTGAGATTACAACGTACTTCTAGACAGAATGGTGGATTCAACGGCATTGCTACTGATTAATTTAAAATATTCAAGTATAGAATAACGGCATATCCACTTATAGGATCATTGGAAGCACCTGAAAAAGTACTCGTTGAAACACCATCCACTGTAATAGATGTAGTATCTGCACCAGTAATTCTTATACGAACATTGGATGTGGACGTTGTATTCCCAACTTTGAGTTGAAAATAGATCCAATCTGTTCCATTAAAATAGGAAACCCCTGCAAGAATACATGGAATATTGGAAGCAAGAGAATAATTGGAAGAATTCATAGTAATTGTAAAAGCGGAGGCATCTGCACCACCAGATACATAGGTTCCAACAGTGGTTGGACATGTAACAGATGCGGCTGTGAAGTTAAAATTTGTAACTGCTTTTGATGCTCTCACGATAACAGTTCTCCCAGAACCAGATCCAGCAGCACCTGTAGGACCAGTCGAACCTGTGGAACCTGTGGAACCTGTGGCACCTGTTAAAGTTGCATCGCCGTCTGCACCTCTAGGGCCTGTAGGACCAGTAGGACCTGTAGGGCCTGTAGAACCTGTGTCTCCTTTAGCACCTGCAGAACCTTGTGGACCTTGTGGACCAGTCGGGCCTACGCCACCACCACCTCCTCCAGCAGGACCTGTAGGTCCTGTCGGTCCTATAAAACATTCTGGATTTATGGATGTGGAGCCCATGGCGACCATCGCTTTGACCCTACGAATTTCCGTAAGATCACCTGGTGTCGTCATTTCTAACTTCTAAGAATGATTTGAATATAGGGAGTCATATTCCGAACTCGTTTTGTAAGTTTGATACAAAGGCCATAGATCCACTGGAACGAAAACAAGGTTTCCTGTTTGTTCTATAACTTTTTCTTGATACTGTGGAACTAGACTAGCATGTTTTTGATAAGGAATTTCATAGAAGGTAAGACAACATTTCTTCCATGCAAGAGTATAGGAATGTTCGGGGTGCTTCCAAAGAAGAAAGTCAAAGAATGCCTCATCAAACAAAGAAATAGAATGAAATAGATAACAAACAGCAACAAAATCTAAGACTTTTTCTTTTGCATCATAGTCTGTGAATATACGCATCGTCGTTCGTAAAGCATACAACCATAATGTATTGGAATATTCTTCTTGAAATAGATCGATCGAATAGGATGACTCATAAAATGCAGATATAGCGAAAGAGTGTTGTATACCTGAATATGAAAATTGTTGCCAAACACTGATACATTGAGAAAGTGTAAGAGGGGTGTTTGAGAGGATATTTCGAGGTTTCATGGGATTTGGAAAGAATGCATCATGGCTGAGTAAGCGATTTGTAGTATCTTTTATCATCGTAGTTGCTTCATACACATAGAGTTGTCTCGTTTTCCAGTCGACAATAGAAATAGGATTCTTTGGAGGTTCTGTTGTATACACATCCTCCGTATTGACCTTCTGCAAGTGTTTGAAACGCCAATGATGAAGAAGTTTTCGAAATTGGAAACGAAGTCTTTTGAGAAAGAAGACTGCTGTCTTCAACTCTTTGTACAATGTGGGAATCCAACAAAACTGTGAACAGAACTTTCGTTTCCTGAGAAGTTTGTGTACATCTGAAAAAGAATTCGATATGCAAGAAACGAGAGTCGAAAGAAGTGGGTGGAAGGTGCGAAAGGGTGTGATGTTGAACGAGTGTCCTACAAAAAGAATCGTTGTATCGATACAATCATATGTATATTTCTTTTTCTTCTTTTTGTTTCTATACAAAAGACTAGGATATCTATACAGTATCTCTAGCACTTCCTGATATGTATCTGCTTCCTCGAGAAGAATTCGTTTCATTCGTTTCATAGAGATTTTCTTTTTAGGAGCAGGTTTGAGAGAAGGTTGTGCTTCTGTCATAGACATAGCAAGCTACTTGTATCTCGTATTTTAGAGTTTAGACCATCTATCTAAAGATTGTATTCATTCAATACAGAGAAATGTCTATATATCTGAGAATTGCAAAGAAAGAAGATCTACCTTACATCGCAGCCTTACGTAGAGAAGTCTATGTAGATGAACTAGAGCAATATTCCAAGAATCTTGAGACACTTCCAGGAGGACAGGAAGGAGAGTATATCGTTGCTATAGAAGGAACAACGATCCTTGGATTTATTTACATGAGATTTGGAGCACCATACGAATGGCAAAGACATATCAAGCTTTCTCCTCATATAGAACTTCCACAAGAGTTTGAAATAGGTCGTTTAACAGTACGTCAATCCAATCGACACGCAGGAATTGCAAAAGCATTAATGGATGCATCCAAGCGATGGTGTATGACAAGAGATTGGAACTCTTCTAAGACAATCTGTGTTCTTGCAAAAGAGGAGTTGATTCCTACGTATACAAAATTGGGATTGTATCGTGTGGAAGATGATACATATACTGCGAGATGTGGATCTGTAACCTTTGCTTTGATGCGAGGAAAGTGGGATATGTCTACGAGTCCAATGCGTATACCTGTACAATTGGTATCACAGTCTGTACATGGAGGAGAAGGTCTTGATACTTCAAAGGATATAACAACTATACCAAATGTGTTGATAGCAGATGTATTAGACGCATGGTTTCCTCCTTCTCCAAAGATAAAAGAGGCGGTAGGAGAGCACTTTGATTTTTTTACCAGATCTTCTCCATCGACAAATTGCACACAACTCATTCAAACTATACGAAGTTCTCGAGAGATTCCTGATGAAAAAGAGATTGTTGTTGGTTCAGGATCTTCTGATCTTATATTTCGTGCATTACCGTTGTGGCTATCTTCATCTTCCAAAGTATTGCTCTATAAACACACATATTCAGAATATCCGCATATATTGAAAAAGGTCATAGGATGTCAAGTGGATCTCTGTGATGAAGATACAGTCCATGAATGGTTAGAAAAAAATACCTATGATTTTGTCATACTTGTGAATCCGAATTCACCAACTGGGCGATGGATCGATCTCGTAGATATACTACAAAAGTATAGCACTACAAACTTCTGGGTTGATGAAACATACATTGATTTTGCACAAAAAGACTCTTTAGAAAAAACGCTTTTTCCAAATCTCTATGTTTGTAAAAGTATGTCAAAGAGTTATGCATTGAGTGGTATGAGAGTTGCATATCTGTGTGGGCCAAATACAATGTTGATGGATAAAGTGAAACTTCGAACACCACCGTGGGTTGTGAGCTATCCAGCTCAAATTGCGGGGAGTATAGCATTACAAGAGAAAGAGTATTATGGAAAAATGTGGGAAAAAACAAAGCAAATGAAACAAGAGATTGTAGAACGACTCGGTGAGAAGTTTGATGTCGTCTCTGGATATGGAAATTTTTACGTTTGCAAAACGGATACAATCGAAGCGTTGTACACGCATATGAAAGAAAAAGGAATATTGATTCGAAGGATTGACTATGGTATACGAATTGCTGTAAGAAGTCCTGAAGAAAATGAAAGAATTCTAGCAGGATTGCTTTGTTTCTAGTCTATTCGATGTGGTCCCAGAGATACGCATCTCCATCCACATGTTCACCAACAGGGATTCCATTTATATCTAAAATTCTATCTGAAGCATCTAAGAAATACGATTTATTTGTTGTCGAATCAATCCATCGTTTTACGATATGATTCGACAAATCATGTGGAGGAGTTACATGAATATGTTTATGGCACTTTGAGAAACCGAGCAAGCAAGGAGCACGGCAACGCAAATAGATTGCACCATCCGCATGTTGCATGGGATAGCTGCAAAAGGTGGGAACAGGATCTGGAAGATCTACATCAACCAAGGGAGTGTGTAAGAGGGGGGATACTTTTGCCCAGAGGGCTTTTGGATCTTGTCCTTGATGTTTTGCGATATCTTCCACAAGACGTTTCGATTGGATTTGGAGACTGACTTGGAACGAATTCCAGATTTCTGCGACAATTGGATAGGACATTGTGGTGGTGCGGACAGGAAATATGCGAAAGGGTCGCTTTCAAGTTTAGATGCCTTCGCCAGAAGTCTGGGGACCGGTTTTATGGACCATCTTACACAGTATTGCTTATACACAAGAGAAGCAGAAAACACTTCTTCTTCAAGATGCACACTACCAATACGTATGGATGATAGAACATCTTGAGACATGTATTCCATGTGAAGAATGTAGACAACATACTATCGAATATCGAAAGAAGCATCCTTACAGAGGAGTATCGCCTATACGATGGATATGGGAGTTTCATAATGCAGTGAATGAACGTCTTGGAAAAGAGAGTGTTTCCTTTGAATCGATGGAACATAGAACAGTTTCATCTATCCGAGATGCTTGGAAAAACTATACAAAGACCATTCAAGAGTCTCTTTCCACAGGTCGCCTACGAGGAGATCTGTTAAAAGAATTTACGAGACATTTCAAATTGTGGGCAAGTTTTATAGGTGTTTAGGCTGTCACAGATGTTTAGGCTGTCACAGATCTTGCTCCTTGGATTCCTCTCCCAGAAAGTGCTGCAGAACCTGGAGGACCTTGTGTTAAATCAATATTGTCTACATTGAAGGTGGGAGGTTCAAAGGTAGGACCATCGTATTCTGCGGTCCCAGTGGTCCCAGTGGTCCCTGTGGTCCCTGTAGGAGTTTTTATTGCAATAGAATTCTTCTTTCCTACCGTCATAAAGGTTGCATCAGGTCCAAATATATAGTCAGACTGTGATCTGTAGTTTGGTGCATACGTATAGGATGCTCCCTTCACTGCAGATTTAGAAGTAGAGGAAGGCAAAGAAGATCCAGTCGGCATCTTGGTAGTCACAGAGCTTCCACGCAAGATGGATGGAGGCGAGTACACGGGTGAAGCAGGGAGAGGAGTACTATCTGCAACACACACAACAGGAGTATCAATAAGGTCGGAAGGAACCATTCCTTGTACAATTCCAAGAATGTCTGCAGGTCTTGCACCACACACCTTGAATACGAGAAAGAAGAAACAAGATCCAAGAATCATTGCGTAGAAGATTGGAAACAGAATGAGATAGAAAGGATATTCACAAGGAGTTTTCTGGAAACGGAAAAAGAGGAGTAAGAGGAATATGACAAGACCAACACCTCCAAGAGTTGCTGTAATCCACTTTCTATTTTCCACACGATCCTTCAAAGACTCTTGGCGTCTTTTATTGACAGCAGGATCTTTCGAGAAATTCTTCAGAGTTGGACTAGGTTCGTTGTGAATGGCATATGCATTAGAGAAGAAGAAGCCAAAAAAGAAAGCAATATGACAAATCCATGTGCTAGGATTTGCATAGGTGTCTTCCACAGATCCATTTCTAGCAACAATGGAACAAGAAGAGGTCGGTTCTACAGCAATACGATCTAGATTGAACCAATTGAACACTTTCAACCACCAAATTGGATTTAAGATGGAAAGAATCGACAAGGGTTTTCCATACCATTTCGCTAAGAATTGAATAAGAGATGCAGCAATGAGAGAAAAGTAGACGCTACGATACGGTGGTTCTCCAAACCATCCTTTGAGATCAAACGATTCAAACACATGTGTTGCTCCATAATAAGGAACTCCAAAGGCACCTACAGCACAGAGAATCCATACAAGGAAATGAAAGACAACATCCTTTCGTGAACCATCCCAGATAGGCGATGTTTCATTTGCATGAAATGCAAACATGGGTACAAGAACCATATGACCAACACCTAATAGCAGAATTCCAATATTGCATGTAAAAATGCCAAAGACAAATGTAAATGCTGCTATAAGGAAAGGTAGAACAAGAAATGTGTCTGTTACGACGGAGCGTATTGATTCAATCGTCCCCATCTGTCTACTATGTTTTGACACATAGAAAATCAATTCCATCTCGTTTCACAATGGGTGGGACAAAGAGAGTTGATACAGAACTCTTTCCAATAAGGAAATAGTTTTGAGCACACAAGAGATATCCTACAAGCAATCCAAGAAGAATGGAAGTGATGATTGTGAAAAATCCTGTACAGCTGTAAGAGAGGAGATACAAGGAAAATACACTCAAGAAAAGGATAATGGAAATCAGAGCAATATAAGGACGATTGCTATATTCGGGGCCAAGGCTTGATAGTTCTTTTTCATAATACGCCATACTGTTGAGAATATATCCACCTGTAAAACTGAGGAAATAAAGGGGTGTATGAATGAAAGAGGACGCAAGACCTTCATGTAAGAAAGATTTGAATCGGGAAGGAGTTGTATGACGAAAGAGAGATTCACATGCTTCTCTTGTTTCAACCGAAACATCCCCAGCATGGGCAGCCATACTTGGCGTAAGAGCATATTTGGTAATATTATGTAGAAGTCCCGATAGGAATGCAGCTTCCAAGGATGCAATCGAAAACATGAAAATCGTGAAATTCAATGTGAGAATTGCGAAAAACATCGAACCAATTGTGATGTAGATCGGTGCTAAATTCCCAAGTTCTGCAGCGAATACAAAAGCAATTGTGTCCATCATTGCAAACACAACATCAGATGTAGTACGGGCAGAATTCATAGCACTAGGCACTTTTGCGGTGCTGTATGTATCTTTCACACAATTCTTCAGTCTTTGAAAGAGACCAGGACTATGTGGAACAGTATTTGGAGGTGCTTTTTCCACGGTGGGAACAGCCGACATTCTAATGAAGATCACTTTACAAAGTAAGGGAAGAAAGGACTCTAAAGAACGGTTATAGAGGATACAACAGGAAATGGGGATCCCATCATATTTCAAAAAACTCTTACAAAACTATCGAAGTTGTAGTAGCCGGGCTCCACCTACAGATGCTTCCATACTTTGTTATGATTTCAATTGTCTAATTTACAGATCTCTTCAAGGAATCAAACACATTCCATATCCAACTCTAGGATCTCCTCAAGAACAGTTTGATAGTTGGGAGAAAACCTTGTTAGACGAGGTAAAGAGAACAGTCGAAGAGGTATGGGTAGCATCAGGACGACCAAGAAACGTGTTTTTAGCAGTGGATGGAGTTGTTCCAATGGCGAAAATTCGTCAACAAAGAGTTCGTCGTTTCAAATCAGCATGGCTTCGAAAAGGAGGAGAAGAGACATGGGATTCGAATGCAATTACACCTGGCACAGTATTTATGGAGAAGTTGGATACAATGTTAGAGGGAGTATGTAAGGAACATCGTGGATGGGTCTTGAGTGGGGTGAAAGAGGAAGGAGAGGGGGAGCACAAGATTATGCATTGGTTACGACAGATAAAAAAACCAAAAGGACCCGTGATTGTGTATGGTCTCGACGCAGATTTGATTCTTTTAACACTTCTTACAGCAGAACAAACAGGCTTTACACTTTGGTTAGTAAGAGAGACACAAGAGTTTGAAAAGCAAGCAACAGAAGGATATACATTCTTACAAATTTCAGAATTGAAAGAGAAACTCGGACTTGTGTCAGAGAGGGAAGTCATCAATTACATCATGGTGATGGCATTCATGGGGAATGATTTTCTCCCACACAGTTTGAGTTACACTTTGAAAGAAGATGGTCACGCACTTGTTTTGAAACAAATCGAGTGGATGAGAACGACTGGGCGATGGTTGGTGGAACGAGAGAAAGATCGATGGGATCTTGATCCAGAACTCTTTCGAACGATATGTGGCAGATTTGCAAATGGAGAGACTGTGCAAATAGAAAAGAACATTGCATCGAAGAGAAAGCAGGCGAAGTTTCGAGGAAAAGGGATGGATGAACAAGAATATCTACCCTTGCTGTGGGATGTTGAGAAATGTCTCGTCGATGCAAGAGGGAGTTTGAAAGAGTCTTGGGAAACAGAGTATTGGAAATGGATTCATCCATATCCTGATGAAAAAGAGAAAGTCTGCAAAGAGTATGCAAAAGGGTTTGCATGGATTCTGGAATATTACACAGGCCAAGGAAATGTACCAAAAGACTGGATGTTTCCTGCATGGGTTCCACCTCTTTGGAAAGATTTACAGAGTGTCAAAGATGAATGGCTGACACTTTCGAAGGAAACAAAAGAGAAACCAATTCTTCCACAAGAGCAATTGACCATGGTACTTCCTCTAGCAAGTTGGGGACTCATTCGAGGAGCTTACAAGAAGGTTCCTGCAGTAGCACCGCAATTCTGGCCGGAGCAAATGACGTTTTTTTCTGCAGGAAAACGATGGTTTTGGGAATGTGAAGCACTTGTTCCAGTCCTCACCGCGGAAAGACTCCGCGAGATTTTGAACTCTGAAAACTAGAATGGGGAATACAGGGAGTATTCCTTTGCCACATGTAAGAATGTATCAAAATTTGGTATCGATTCAATCACCTGCAACACGTGTACAGATGATACAGACGATGTTGAGTTCTCCCGAACATCTATCTTCGGCAAAACAAGCAGGAATTTATGGTCATCTTTTACATTACGTGAACAGTATTACATCAGGTTCTCAAGCAACCTTACCGACTGTCGGGGATGCAAAAGATACAAGACAAGCTTCTGCCTCGTCTTCTTCCCAAGTTCTAACAACAACGCAGTCGAAGGGACAGAATGTTCAAGCATCCCAAAAGGGAAATGAGAAGGCAATGAATTATTTCACAGCATGTTTGCGAATTATGGGATTGGAAGATGAAGTCGCATTAACAGAAGATTTGTTAAAGAATGCATACAAGAAAGCTGTAATTCGTGCACATCCGGATAAAGGTGGGAGTGAGAAAGAGTTTGAAGCAGTGACGAGAGCGTATGGTTATTTAGGAGAAATACTGAAACGAATCTACGGAGGCAGATCGAAAGAGGGAAAAGTGGAGGCACCTGCTATGCTTCAATCGGGACGAACAACAGACTCTGAGGCATGGAAGATGGTAGAACCTGTTCGAGTGAACCCTGACAAATTGGATATGAAAGTCTTCAACGAACTGTTTGAAAAGACACGAATTCCAGATCCTGAAGAAAATGGATATGGAGATTGGTTGAAAGGAGATACAATACAAACCAATACTCCAAAGTTCGGAGGGAAATTCAATAGAGAAGTCTTTCACAAAGCCTTTGAAGAGGATCAAGCTAGCAAACAAAATGGAGACACGTCGCAACTGATACAACAACCGAAAGAGCTTTCTCTTGCATCTAGAATTGGATATGGTGTAGAACTTGGAAGAACAGGGCGAGACGATTACACGATGGCATCGAATGAAGGAGGGTTACAATATACAGACTTGAAACGTGCATACACGTCAGAGAGTACATTTAGTCATCAAGTGAATGGTGTAAGAGTGGAGGAGAGAAATTTGGAACAGTATACAAAAGCACGTGGGAAGGCACCCAATCCGCTAACCGAGAAGGAACTGTATGAATTACAGGAATCCGAAAAAGCAATAGCTCGTATGGAAGAACAACGAAAATTGCGGATGGCACAAGAAGCTGTGCATGAACAATCTTATTTTGATCGTATGAAACAACTGGTCTTACGAAACTAAATTACTTGGGATATCTAGAAGGGAATGGAGTTCAACTCGGAACAGTGGCTTCTTCTAGCGTTTACTCTAGCATTTGTCATATTTGCAGCCTTTGTAAAAGGGGATGATATGGCAACAGATGTTGTCTTAGATCGCCACAGGAATAGAGAACATTCCTACACAACAGGCCGTCGTTCAGGAGGAGGACCCTTTGTACTTGGTTCTGATCCTGGTCCTGCACCTGTCTCTGCTTCAAGACGTAGGTCTGGACTAGCGTTGTTAGGAGAGAATGATACTCTTACAGAGGAAGTCTATGAAACACCAGGAGGTTCTTTTGTTTCCCTCCACGAGACACTTTTCGGAAAGAAAGAGAAAAAGCCCTATCTCTGGCTTTTTTACAACGACAGTGAAGTGAATTCTCGTTGGTGGGCAGACTTTGGTGCAAGAAGTTCTCATGTGATCCACATTCCAATTTTGAACTTACTCTATGATTCTATTCTATCGAAAAATATGAACGACTATGATGTGCAGATTATTGGAGGTCTGACAGATGTTGCAAAGCTTTTGGGAGGGTTCGGGCTTCTCCCAGAAAATATGCAAAATACAAAAGCTTTTGTTACAGAGCCTGAAGAAGATTGGATTCGAACAGCAATTCTAGCAAAATTCGGAGGTCTCTGGCTTTCTCCAAGTGTCTATTGTCTCCGTCCATTTGGAAAACTTCCTAATGATAGAGTTGTCACGTTTGGATCGGATGATGTACCTATGTATTCGGGAAGTACTGTTCCCGAGTTTCGAGCTCTCTGGTCTCCTATGCCTGAGCATCCATTGTTTGTGTATTGGGAGAAGAAATGCAGAGGACGTTTGGATTACCAAAATGGAGGCAGACAAGTGCGAGGAGATGCAAAGAGTGATTGGATAGAACTGTCCAAGAAATACAAGAAGGAAGGAAAGATTCGCTATGAACTTTCTAGGAATGTGAAAACAGGAAAGCGAATTGAATTAGAAGATTTGTTTGCAGCAGGAACAGAGGGATATCTTCCATTTCCTATTCCACCAGATGCTGTCTATCTCGTAGTACCCTATAAGGAGCTCAAAGAGCGTCGTATGTTTGGGTGGGTATTACGAAGTAGTGAAGAACAGTTGTTGGAGTCTGATTTAGCATTTACACATATTGTAAACAGTACGTATTTCTAGTTTCACTAGTTGAATGAAACTTGCGTTTCACTCGTTGAATCTAGACATGTTGGACGAATTTGATAATAGGTTTGTTTTACACTTTGGACTGTTTTTTCCATAGAGAGAAGATCCATACCATTTGCACGAAGAATGTGTTTTGCTATTGTAATACAACGTAACTGTGTAAGAGGGGGATGAATGTAGATATGTGCTTTACAAGGGATATAATAAGACTCTAATTCTGGAAGAAGAGACTCTATTTCCGAGAGAACAATGTGTTCTTTCGAAAACAATGTCGGTGTTTGAAGAGAACGAACTCCACATGCAAGAAAAAATCGTTCCAAAAGATCCATAGGAGGGACGGAACGGAGTACCATACTGACTATGTGTAGAATGTTCTATTTATGTTGTAAGACATGTTCCATAATGTCCATTGTATCAAGCCAATGTTCTTTTCCTTGTTGAATCGAGATCCATCCTAGCATTGTAAATTGTAGGATAGAGAATCGAAAGGAAGGATTGACACTCGGATAAATTGTAATACTTCGTTCAATTGCAAGAAGAATATCATCTAAGAGATACCCATTCAAATAGAGATCTGTAATACATGTTTGAATAATTGCTTCATCTTTGTTTCCAATGGCTTGAATCAAAGTATTTGTATAGTTGTCAGAGGAGGGTAGGAGTATCTTCAGTTTTTCAAGAGTTTCTTTATGTGAATTCTTTTCTTGACGATAGGCTTTGTAGAGAAGAAGAATCGATTTAATTTCATGGAGATTTGTGAAATTGCACAAACAAAATTCAAAGAGTTGTTTGTATTCGTTGGTGTCTATTTTGTCAGTGAGTTGATAGAAATTGTAATAGAGAGGGAAGGCATCGGATGGAGAAATAGGTTCAATCTCTATATGAAGACAACGACTTCGAAGAGGTTCAATGAGATGTCCAACATGTCGACTAGCAAAGAGAAACCGTGTAAGATGGGAGTATGTTTCCATAGGTCTTCTGAGAGCTTGTTGACTTATGAGAGGAAGAGTATCTGCGTCATCAATGACAATCCATCGAAGTGTATTTTCTTTGGAATGTGTCCTCTTACAGAAATCATTGACCTTGTCACGAATTGTATGAATGCCTCGATCTTTTTCAGAAGTTAACCAAAGAACAGAATCGACATGAAACGGTGCTTCTTGTTTCAAGAGTTCAATGCAGTCTTCTAGAAAGGTTGTTTTTCCAGATCCAGGAGGTCCTGTCAGAAAGAGATGAGGAAGATTCTGAAAGGAATCACGAATCGTTTGAAAAATCATAGATTGGCCAAACAAGCGTGTTTGAAAGACCATTCTTATCTCTAGATCCTAGGAACTCTTAGGCTGGTACATTATGGAAAGTATCTGGGCAGTAGCCTAAACATGTTGGTACAAGAGAATCAGATGGACAAAGATTTATATAGAGAATTAGGGGTGGAGCGTGATGCAGACGCTCGTGAAATAAAGAAAGCCTATTTTACTCTTGCAAAAGAGCATCATCCAGACAAGGGAGGTGACGCAGAACGTTTCAAGAAAGTGCAAAAGGCATATGATGTATTGAGTGATGATCAGAAGCGTAGTATGTATGACATGACAGGTGATGCAGATTCTTCAGACCAAGGTATGCGTCATGGACCTATGGGCCCTATGGGTCCTATGGGCCATGCGTCCTTTGGAGGTATGCCTGGCTTTGCGATGAATGTCGACATCAACGATTTGTTTGGAAACATGTTTCGAGGACATCAGGAGAGATCTTTTTCCAAGAAGAGGCCAAAGGGACCTCACAAGCAGCATGATGTTCCTCTTCGTCTCGCAGATTTTTACAATGGAAAGAAGATACGGTTTGATTTGGAGAGACAGGTCTTTTGTGAAACGTGTGCTGGTGCTGGATGTGCCCACTGGAATTCATGTGCAGAATGTCGTGGTTCAGGAGTTCGTGAGACAGTGATGCAAATGGGTCCTGGGATGGTAGCAGTGAACCGAGGGCCATGTGGTCGGTGTCGTGGAGAAGGAAAGATGCGTGGAAAGGAGTGTGATGGATGTCAAGGAAAGGGTCTGGTGGGAAAAGCAATGACGCTCGATGTTGTTGTAACTCCTGGAATTGCATACGGTGAAGTTCTTATCTTTGAATCTGTATGTTCAGACAATCCAGACTATGAGACTCCTGGAGACTTTCACATTCGTTTGGTCCATGCAGATGAAGAGGAAGGAATGGATGTCATTCGTATAGGGAATGCATTACAGTATGAATGTGAAATCTCTTTGTCAGAGAGTTTGTTAGGGTGTAAGAGGATAGTGAAGGGGCATCCTGGACACCCAGATGGTTTGGAAATTGTGATTCCTCAAGGAACTCAGAATGGAGAAGTTCTTGTGAAGAAAAACAGTGGTATGCCAGGTCAGAGTGCAGGAGACTTTCTTACAAAAGTACATGTGAAGGTACTGACTACGGAAAGAGCTGCACTCGAATCTCAAAAAGCGACTCTAGAAAGTATTTTTACGACTTTGTAAACGATGTGGTGTATAATTTTTAAAAACGCATTGTATGCAATTTTAAAAAATGGAGTGTTTCACTACGATTTTAGTAGTAATTTAATTACCGCTCCCATTCGGTGCGGTACAATTAGTTACCGCTGAGCCAAGGATCCGAGAAATCCCCAGAGCCCCCTGCCGTCGGGCCTCCTTCCAGGAGCATCGTGGGAGAATCAATAGGAGCGTACTCGGATGCAAGACCCATGTGCCCACCACCATAGTACATGCGATTCTTGCGATTCTTACGACTCTTCTTGTTCTTCTTGTTCATCCTGTTCTTCTTGTTCGTCCTGCGACGACCACCTCCCAACTGACCCTTGGTGCCGCCAGCAGCAGGCGGCTTGGTTGCAGCCGCAGCAGGAGGCTTGGTTGCACCAGCAGCAGGAGGCTTGGTTGCACCAGCAGCAGGTGGCTTGGGAGCAGCAGGTGGCTTGGGGGCACCTGTCGCAGCCATCGCCTTGGTTGCACCTGTCGCAGCCATCGCCTTGGTTGCACCTGTAGAAGCAGGAGCCTTGGTTGCACCTGTAGAAGCAGGAGCCTTGGTTGCACCTGTTGAGGCAGGAGCCTTGGTTGTACCCATTGAGGCAGGCGGCTTGGTTGTACCCATTGAGGCAGGCGGCTTGGTGGGACCCGTTGTAGCAGGCGGCTTGGTTGCACCTGTTGAGGCAGCTGCAGTGGCAGCAGTCGCAAATCCTTCACGATTTGCGAACCCCTGAATCGGGTATCCTACTGCGGGAGATCTTGCAAAGAAAAAACCACCATTTTGACGACGACGACTCCTCTTGTTCTTCCTAGAAATTGCCATTCTATTTTTACGAGACTTTTTGTTTTTTCGGTTTCGCTTTCCTCCTCCACTCTGATCTGACATACCACGAATTTCCGCGTATGCTTTATCGAGAGGATCCATGCGTGCGGATGCCCGGAGATCCTGCGGTAAAACACCGCCACTTTCAAATTCACCCGGGTATGGCGAACCACTGCCTAGCATTGTGGATCCTCCTCCTCCATGCTGCTCCTTGTGAATGTCCAAATATTCCTTCCCCTGATCGAGGCTCTGAATCATAGGATCGGAGCGAGGGTTTCCACCTCCACCAGAAAGAGAAGCCCATTCACTTCCGCGGGACAGACTTGACAAACTACTATTTAGACGACCCCCACCATAGTACATGCGGTTTTTCCGCATGTTACCACGACGACTCTTACGATTCTTACGATTGCTCTTACGATTGCTCTTGCGTCTTGATACGCCCATTTTCTAGTAAGAAGTATGGAAAAAATTCTACTCTATCGTAGAAATGGAACCAGCGTGGACGAAATCAATCTCAAGTGAGACAGTTTGTAATTTTTTCTATTCGTTTTTTATTGCCTATGCAATCATTTTTGTCCTCTCCATTCTTTCTTTGATTGGAATTTTGTCTGTATTTAAACTTAAAACTCCGACCGGTATGGGTATGTCTCTTCAAATGCTCTTAACAGGTCTTCTAGCTGCAGTGAACATGTTGTTCAATTATTTGATCTGTGACCGAGCACTTCTCTCAGGAAAGTAAGACTTCTTTTGTAAAGACAGGTAGAATGGCAGAACTTGTTGTTATGACAAAAGATATTACAAATGATATGATCTGCAACTATTTTTATTTCTGGTTTGTTTTTACGACTGTTACAGTTATCATCGGTGCGTTAATGTATATTCCAATCATTCCCCATTCGCCAATGATAGGGATGATAGGAATGCTTATGTCGATTCTTGTAGGGATGGTGATGGCTCTGCAACCTCTCGCAATGTACATTCTGTGTAAGAGGGGATTGAAGAAAGCTGCTCCTGCTGCTCCTGCTGCCCCTCCTGCTGAGTAGAAGAACTAGCAGTTCTCGAAGAAAGTTCTTTTGAAATTGCATCAAGTTCTTTCTGATTTTCTAAAATAGCAATATCTACCGCTTGTTTTATCGTCTCGTTCGACGAGGGTAAAAGAAGTGTTGTATAATAGGATTTCGTTTGTTCAAACAAGGATTGAAATTGTTTTAAATCTTCTATTGTAAGATCTTTATACTCTATACAATCTGTATCATCATCTTGAGAAAGAGTTACATCCTTCTCAAAAGAGTCTTCCATTGTGCTAAAGGAGAGGGTTTGAAGAGTTTAGGCCGTATCATTCTGAAGAGTGTTCGGCTCAATACGACGCTTCTGAATCTTTCCACTGGTGATGTAAATCGAGTTTTCCGTCATAACAATGAAATCCTCACCAACCTTGTAGACCTTTTGAATCACACTTGTAAATTCCTGTGCAGACTTGACAAGCATCTTTTCCTTTGTGGTAGAGTCCTCGCCCATAAATGCAGAGCCATTTGCAGTCTCTACGTAATAATCCATTTGGATAGGCTTATCTTGACTAATAGAGAGCTTGGCTGCTTGTAGAAGCACAGATGTACTTGGAAGAGGTGATTCCGTAGATGGAGTAGCAGCGGTAGGTGCAGACATTTCTGCCGGGTGTAAAGGCTAGGTATATAGGGAAAAAACCGCAGTTGATCTATTTGAAAAAAGAACGTTTTGCTTTTCTTAGAAAACAATACGAGAGAAGAAGTAAACTACCAACAATCAACGTTTTTACAAATCTATACTGCATTGTTTTGGTATCATAGATATACAGAGAATGTTGTAAAAGAGAATTTGAGTATTTTTCTCTTGAAAAGGATTGAAATGCTTCGTTATGTAGAAATTCTTTCAGAAAGGTCGTAGATTTCTCTAAAAGATCACGATTGTCATCTGCATTTCCAACATCACTCTTTCCAGGTTTCTGAATTGCTATATGAGGGACTGTGCACCAGATTCGATAATTGTTCATATAATAGAAATCTATCGCAGTTGTTGCAGGAGTTGTTTCTAAAATTGTATCATACATTCTTTGGGGAACAAGAATAAAATGTGTCATAATTGCTTTCACGTGAAAAAGAGGAGGATATCGTTGCACGATTCGTAAGATCCACGAACTTTGATAAATTTCTGCCCCACCATTAAAAATATCCCACTCTTCTCTCTTTTCCCAGAGGCTAGGAAGAAGTTCTAGAAAACGTTCTTTTCCATCGGGTGCAGGTAGACAATCGTCTTCTAAAATAAGAACCCAAGGATATCCTCTTTCTTTTGCTATCTGTAGACATTTCTGATGAGACTTCCAGCATCCAATTTGTCCAGGTGATTCTTTTACACCTTCTACGCGTTCGATTGGTACATTCCACGATGAAAAATCGTTTTGGATATCAGTCCAACGATCTGTTCTATCGTTTAGATTAATGACAAGGATTGGTGGGAAGGAAGAATCCATTTGTTTCATGCTTCGATTTTTTTACTCTGTTTGACTGGGAATGGTTTCAAAATCTCTTTGGAATGTTTGACGAGAATTTTGTTGATAAAGGTATACGCTTTCTCAATCTGTTCAAAGCGTCTTGCTCCTGTTATAATGATAGAGCCTGTGTGAAAGGGGCTGATCGTAATCTCTTTACAAGAACCTAGGCTTCTTCCATCCCCAGTACCTGTACACAATGTCTCTCCACAAGGACAAACGCCTTCAATAGAATCTGGAACATCTTTTGCAGCTTCATTGTAGAAGTATTTGGTATCACACCCTTGATAAATGGTTGATTCAAAGCTGCTAAAGAGATTATATTCTGATACAAGGATTTCATGTAATTTCTCGCGGTGAATGGAACCATTCACTTGATAATCACTATTGATCAATTGAATCGTGTAGCGATGAGGAGCTGGTGGAGTATCGAGAACTGGTTTGGAAAACACTTGCAATTGTTTTGCGAGCCAGGCAAGAGTGTCTTGAGCAAAGGAATCTGTTGGAATTCCTGTCATTTGAATCCCTCCATTTTTAAAGAGTTTGATATTCACTTCTTTGAAGATAGGAAGACCTTTGGGACATGTTCCACATTGTCTGCGAACAACGAGAGTCGATTGATTGAAGAATATATTTTTCGATTTCTTCCGTTTGGTCAATTCATCACGCGAACATGTTCCAACAATACATTTTTCTTGGAGTTTCGCACGAAGTTTTAATGCGTGTAATTCATCTTTGCTTGCATCTGGGGGTGGTTCAAGAATCGGTTTGTATTCCACCTTCAAGAAGCCTTCCTCGGGCCATGTAAGAGGGATGGCAGCTTCATGAAATGTATCTAATAAATTCTGGAGGTTGAGCGTTGTTCCAAGATGGGCGGTTACGACCATTGTGGAAATACGAAGAGGGCCTAGTTTTACTTCTGAGGGGTCCATTGGAGTTGAGGGACTTGTGGAACCCTCTAAAGAGTCTATCAACTTTTGTTTGAGGAAAGAGGTGGAATAAAAAGAGCCATACGTGTTTTCCACAATTTGAAAAGGAGTGTTTGTGTTATAGAATCTGTAAGAGAGGATTGTGTTTCTGAGGCAGTTATTGCAGACCAGAGAGAGAGTTCTTTGGAGGGAATCGATCCATGCATTTGTTGAAATAGGAGGAACCATGTAATTCTTTCTCGAAATGGAGTTCCAGACTCTGTAACAAGTTGATAGAGTTCTTCTTGAGATGTTGCGTGTAAACTTCGAAAGAGAAATCGTGTAATTTGTTTTGCATGCTGTGGACATTGTTTGAAAAAACGAATATCTCCACGACGAAATAGACTATCAAACCCTGGAACTTCTAGAGAAAGAATTTTTTGCAAACGTTGGGATGGAGTGGGTGTAAAAGGGACGATGAGAAATTTGTTCAAGATTTGCGGATGAATATGAGAAAGAGAATTACAAATAAAAATGAGAATCACTTCTTTTGTAGATCGCTGAATAAGAGGACGTAAGGCACATTGAGCTTGATCTGTGAGAGTTTCTGCTTCATCAAAAATCAAGACTTTGGGTGGAGCTTGGCCTGGTGCAAAAAAGAGAGTCTGCATACGACTTTCCACGAAAGGATAGATTTTATGACGCATTGTTTCGAGAGAACGTTCGTCACTACTATTCAAGAAAAGAAGACTGGAGAATTGGTTTTGTTTTTGTCCATGAAGAGCAGATGCAAAACTCTGTGCAGTCGTTGTTTTTCCTGAGCCTGGAGGACCCAGAAAGAGCATATGAGATCGACTTTCTGGATATTTCAACATAATTTGAAAAAATTCTGGAAGAGCGGATGGTTGTAAAACGACCGCCATCGTCAATTACAAGACCATCGACGTATTCTTTTATACCCACACAGATGCGTTTGAAAAAAAGAGTCTAAAGCTGGGTCTCTTCCTTTGTATCAGCAGAATGTCCACAAGGAAGCCAAGAGCAAAGAAAAGTGTAGTTGTTCCTGAAATTTTACCTGAGGTTTTACCAGAGGTTTTACCAGAGGTTTTACCAGAAGTTCCTGCAGAAGTTCCTGCAGAAGTTCCTGTAGAACAGAAACCTGTGAAAAAGGGGAAGAAAGAGAAGAAGGAGAAGAAACCAGTGCAAGTTGTTGCAGTCGTAACACCTGAAGGAATCGAAGGGACCTTTTCCTTGGAGCCAAGAAGACCATTGATTGTACACCTTCCTTTTTGCAGCAGCGAGGTCAAATTTACAGAAGGAGGGATACAATATGATCCTACACCCCCTATGCAACCAGAACCATATGATATGAATTCAAATGGATATTTTCAAGTGAATACAGATGTTGGAACAAATGAGAAACTGGTTGGTGCAGAACAACAGGGATGGTTAATGGACCACCAAACCTCTGCACAAGAAGGAGCGGAAAAGAAAACGGCTTCTGCTTCTTTCATAGAATCTGCCGCTTCCTCTGCTTCTGAACAACAAGAAAAGAAAGAGGATCCATTTCTTCTACAGAAAGATGTGTTCCAACGAATTCCTTTGCTCCAATGTTACTCTGTGAAAAAGGGAGAGATCTTTCAAGTTCCTGCCTCAACATCTGTACATTGTTTCTGGTGTTCCCATGCATTTGATGGCAGCCCTCATTTCTTACCTGTAAAAGAGGAGACTGGAACATTTCACGTCTATGGAAATTTCTGCACCCCCCAATGCGGTCTCGCATTTCTATTGAAAGAACATTTGGATCCTCATGTACGTTGGGAGAGGATGTCTCTTCTTCACAGAATGTACAAGCCGCGTGTAGGAGCAAGATTGTATCCTTCCCCTCCAAGAGAAAGTCTTGTAAGTTTTGGAGGTCCTTATACAATCGATGCATTCCGAAAAAGTATTTACGATGCAAAAGATCGTGTAGATATTCAAACGCCACCGATGGTGAGTATTCTAGGAACCTTGGATACAAAACCGATTGATTTCTACGATTCTTCTTTGCAGAATACATTTACACAAGGATTTACGTTGGATCGATTCCGCAATTGGAGCGAACAAGGAGGAGCATTGCGTTTGAAGAGGAGTAAGCCATTGAAAGATCGTGAAAGTACACTCGACGCTTGTTTCAAGATAAATGTACAACGTGTATCTTCACCGTAAGTTGGAGCTAAAAATTGATTGCTTGCGAGGTATGTTGCATATGTCCCAAGCACTATGGACCCTTTAACGACTGTAAGTATTAGCGGTGTAATTCCTAAGAACGCTACACATGTTGTGTACTGGTCTGAAGGAATTCCTGTACCTTTGTCATCTTTATCACCAGAAGCATCCCGCATAGATTCATCACGCATCCAGAAACTTGAAGAAAAGATTGCAACATTAGAACAACTTGTCCAAGAATTACAAAGCACACGTACAACGACGTATTTTCCGAAATCCACTTCGCCTGTGTTAGAGGGGATTGAGATTGTTCCAAAGCCTTTTGTAGAACCTGCTCCTTTTGTAGAACCTTTTATAGAACCTGTTCCTGTGGAACAAGAAGAACAACAAGAAGAAGACGAAGACGAGGAGGAGCAGGAGGAAGAAGAAGAAGAGGAGGAAGCATTGGAGCTTACAGAATTTGAATGGAAGGGAGTCACCTACTATAGAGATTCCGAGAATCTTGTATACCAGAAAGATGGAGATGATTTAGATGATGCACCCATAGGAGTATGGAATGTGGAGAAACAAAAACTCTTACGTTACAAAGTATAACCTCTACGTAGAATGAGATGCTGGCCAACTATGATTCTAGCAGGTTTTTTCGTGTTCTTCTTGCTTGTTATGATGTATAATGCTATAAAGATGTATAGAAGAGAGCAACATACAGGTATGAATGTTCAAGGCATATATTTCATAGCACAAAGCTTTGGTATTGTAGTACTATCATATATTCTATGTTTATTTTTAGGAGAAATCTTTACATTTATAGTACTTCTTCCAGTTTTTTATTTTATACTATTCGCTATGGCGTGGGGTGGGTGGTTTGACTTATCCAGTTATCTACCACAACAACCACCACCAGAACCAGACCCAAATGCACCAAGGATGCCTATACAAACACCACAGCCACATTATACCTAGACTTCTCACAAGGTCCAGGATACAAAATAGAAACTCTACGTAGAATGAGATGCTGGCCAACTATGATTCTAGTAGGTTTTTTCGTGTTCAGGATCCTTGTTGATATATATCGTGCTATAAGGATGTATAGAAGACAGCAACATACAGGTATGAATTTTCAAAACACATATTACCACACAGCAAAACACGTTGGTATTATAGTACTATCATATATTCTATGTATATTTTTCGGAGAAATGTTTACATTTATAGTACTTCTTCCAGTTTTTTTTCTTATACTAATCGATTTGGGATTGAATGAGTGGATTAATTTTTCCAGTTATCTACCACAACCAGAACCAGACCCAAATGCACCAAGGATGCCTATACAAAGAGCAGAACCATAATATACCTAGACTTCTCACAAGGTCCAGGATACAAAATAGAAACTCTACGTAGAATGGGGTGTTGGCCAACCACCGTTGTGGGAACTTTTTTCGTAGGATTACTTGTGTTTGATATACTACAACAATCTTGGTCTAGCCTACCAGATCATGCGTTACGAGGTATAATTACGACAGGCGTATTTTATCTCTTGTGTATGTTTTTAGGAGAAGCCATCGCAGGAGCTATTTTAATTGTCCCCATGATCTTTGTAGGTATTGTACTATTTTCTCTCTTCTGGGGTTTAATGCATATGGATAAAGATATGATTGCGAGTGCTCTTAAAAATGGAACACTGGTTCCTTCGACTGGAGCATCGCTTCGCGGACCATCGCTTCGCGGACCATCGCTTCCTTCTGTGCCTGTTTTTGAATGTTGCCCTGAAGACGAATGTTCTGATGAATGTTCCGACGAATGTTCCGACACTTGTGCAGGACCTTCGATGCCTCCTCCTCTACCACAGTGTGCAGGACCATCTCTTCCAGCAGGAGGGGCTTCTTTTTCAGGAGGAGCTTCGATGCCTCCTCTCTGTGTGGGACCTTCTCTTTCAGCAGGAGGCTCTTCGATGCCTTGCACAAAAGGATGTCGTGCGGACTATAAATACACCGCAAAATCCTGTGGAAACAAGAATAGACTTTCGAACAATATCACATTGAAATACTAACAGTCTAAACAATCTTGTCACAAAAGGGATAGAATGGACGAGGCATTAGATTCGTTTTTATCCTATATACAAACGAATCTAACATTGTATGCTCTTAGAACATACAATTGGTGTTCTAACCTATATGAAACGTCATGCGAAACAGCACAGAAGTGTATGAAAGCAATCTATGATGTCAATACACCTGATATCTACATGTATTTTGGAAATGAACCTCCTTACAAAGGGAAAGCTGGATGGAACATGCCTATAGAATACAGAGATCTTCCTATCTGGTCCTATTCTCCTCAAACAAAGCAATTTATACAACACACGTACGGGTTTTCAAAGACTGTCTTACATAAGAAACGCTATGATGTTCTTTCTGCAGAAATGCGTGTAGGTGCTATCGTGCAAGAGGATATAACAGAATTTTGTATGGATATATCTGTGCTAACAAGTGAAGATATATATCCTCCATTTTATATGGTAGTAAGTGCATATTTGTTAGAGAAGGGTGTTCATTTTTCCCAGAGTCTTGCGTCGAAAACAATTCTCATTCTAACAAATTCCGATGGTGATACTTTTATGCTGAAGGATCTCTCTCGTGCATTCCATGCTTGGAAAGATCTAAGAGAGAACCCTTCCTCGTTTGCTTCTGAAGAAAAGGAAAACGAAAAGGAAGATCTAAAAACGGGGATCTAAAATTGAGTTTCATACACACATATATAGACTGGTCCCAATGGCAACCAGTCTAACACTTGCTTCCCTTGACTCTCCCTTACCCTCTGGTGGATGGATCTTGTATTTCCATCCAGCAAAGGAAACACGGTGGCATATGGATACCTTCAAAGTACTCTCTGTTGTAAAAACCTGGAAGGATCTTTCGCATCTTTTCGCAGCCATTACTCCGAATGATTGGATGCGTGGAAAATTCTTCTTTACACCAGAATCAATTCCTCCTTTGATGGAGAATGCAAAGAATATTCGAGGAGGATCCTATTCGCTCCGTATTGAACGCGTCGTTGCGGGAGAAATGATGCAAAAATATATGATTGCCGCAATCTTAGGAAAGTGTTTAACACTGCCAGGAGATCTTGTCTCTTGTGTTCGAATCACACCTCGACGCGATTTCAATATTCTTCAAATTTGGAATCGTGATTGTCAAAAGTATCATGCACCAGAAGGATTACAAGTACTTATGAATACAGTACCAGATGGAGAAATCAAATATATGTCCCATGTCGAGAAGAAAATCTAAAAGAAAATCTAAGATGGAAGGCCTTACAACAAGACACTTTTTTCAGAGTTTCAAAACATCTGAAAAAAATGTCTCATACATCACCAAATTTACCTGCTTTCCTTATTCTTGATAGAGGCTAAGACAAGCTTCACTTCTCCCAAGTTCGCAACAGTATACCTCAAAATAAGAGGGTAATCATTTTTCAAATACATTTCAATCGACGGACAGAGGCTCGTGCACTTTGTAAAAAGAACGAGATGCTTGAGTTGGAAGACTCCTTGCACAACCTCTGTGGTAGGCCCAGACTTCTGCACCTTCATCGTAGTATTGTTCTCTGACATAACAGTCTCCTGTTCTGCAAAATCTCCCTCACAGCGGAATACAAGATCTGTGCCACTGCTGGTAATTTCCACATAGAGTTTTTCACCAAGAGCATTCATATCTCTGCAAATCTTCTGCAGATCTGTGCTTGGCATGTGGATGATGTTGCTAAAGTTCAAACTAGGGATCTGGATCTCATCGACATTGGTGTCAAAGAGTTTGAGGAAGTAATTGGTGATCGTCGACTTCTCAGAATTTTCCATACGAATTCCAAGTTTGTTAGGATTGGACGCAGGAAGATAGAGAGTGAGAGAATCATTGTTTCCCATTGTCTTGATCAACTTGAACAGATAAATCATATTGACGCCCAAAATGTGCTTCGCAGGGCAGTAGTAGTTTTCAAACCGATCGTGGTGGAGACGCAGATACACCAAGACCGTGTGAGTCTCATCCACAGACATCACCTTAATTCCTGTGTGGTCAAACTCAAGGTTTGCCTCAGTGAGAATCTCTTTCAACGCTTCAATCAACGTACGAAAAGCACCCGCTTGGACCGTTCGAATTTCAAACAAATTTCCGTTTGCATTTGCTTTGGAGGCAGTGCTCATCTTCTAATGGCCGGAGGTACTCCATCTTTAAGCAAATTACCGCGTTTTTCTTGCAGTTTTTCTCTTGCGTTTCATACTATTCTTACGGGTTCCCGGCCTCACTGGTCGCACGGTATAGACCGGCCTCACTGGTCGCATGGTATAGACTGGTTGCACGGTCTTTCTTTTCGATCCACCCCCTTTTCGTGTCTTTCTGGAAGACCATAAGCGATACGCATGACGAGCTGCAAGAGGAGCGAGCATTGCTGCATTTTGTACACCACCGTAGACACTTGGATAGAATCCACCCTTCAATCCCATCTAGTATATGCTTCTATTCCTCAAAGAAGTGTAAAATTGAAACGAAGGGTCCCCCCTTACAGCAAGTCCCTACAAGAATGGCCGACAAATACAAGAAGCTTTCGCATCGTGAACATATCTTAGAGCTGCCTGACACCTATGTCGGCAGTGTTGAGACTCATGAAGAATGGAGATGGTTGTATGATCCTTCGAGCAACAAGATGGTGCACCGTAAGATATCCTTCAATCCTGGATTCTACAAGCTATTCGACGAACTTCTTGTCAATGCTCGTGATGCTAGGATTCGTTCTCTGGAAAAGGGAGGAACGCCTGTCAAGCACATTGGAGTAGAGGTGAAACAGGATGGAGAGAATCTCACCATTTCTGTGGAAAACGATGGCGATGGCATTCCAGTCTTAAAACACGAAGAACATTCCATTTGGATCCCAGAGCTTATATTTGGACATTTATTAACCAGTGGAAATTACAACAAAGAAGAGGAAAAGATTGTGGGTGGAAAGAATGGATACGGAGCAAAGCTTGTGAATGTGTTCTCTCATACCTTCAAGATTGAAGTTCGTTCTCCAGCTCAAGGAAAGAAGTATATTCAAGTTTGGAAAGATCACATGTCCATCTGTGAAAAGCCTTCTATTACATCTTCTCCCACAAGTTCGAAAGGACTTGTTCGTCTATGCTACACACCAGATTTGACGCGATTTGTGGGACTTGTGCAAGAGGATATGCTCTCTGTCTTGCACACACGTACTGTGGAGCTTGCATCGCTCTGTGGAAAAGATGTGAAGGTTTCCTGGAATGGTGAGACGATTGCATCCAACACGTTTGAAAAATTTGTCAAACTCTTTCTCCGTGAGCAGTCGACCTGTGTCTATGAAGCGTCTGGACCTCGCTGGGAAGTCGCAGCGATTCTCACGCGATCTCTCTACGATGAAAGCTGTGAGACAGGCGGAGAAGAACCAAACGCAATTAGTTTTGTGAATGGAATTAATACACGAAAAGGAGGAAAACATGTGGAGACAGTGGTTCGCAAAGTCTTAGGAGATTTCTGTGAAGCTGCGACAAAGAAGAAAGTCCCTGTGAAACCATCGCAAGTAAAAGACGCAGTTGTCTTCTTTGTGAATGCAACCATTGTCAATCCTTCCTTCGATAGCCAGACCAAAGAAACACTCACAACACCTGTCGCAAAGTTCGGCAGCCAGTACAAAACAGAAGGAAAGCTTGTGGATGGCTTGATGAAAATTGGGCTGTTAGAAGAAGCCCAAGCAGCCATCGACGCAAAAGCTGTGAAAGATGCGAAGAAAACAGATGGAAGTAAAAAGAAAACTCTACGTGGATATCCAAAGCTTGTGGATGCTCTCTGGGCAGGGACTGCGAAGAGTCAAGAGTGTACTCTCATTCTGACAGAGGGAGATTCAGCAGCAACATCTGCGATTTCTGGCTTGACTGTGGTAGGTCGTGAAAAGTTTGGAATCTTTCCTCTACGAGGCAAACTCTTGAATGTAAAAGATATATCCCAAGAAAAATTTAACAAGAATGAAGAACTCACTGCAATCAAAGCTATTCTAGGTCTTCGCCAAGGATCCAAATACAAAGATACAAAAGATTTACGGTATGGAAGAGTTATGATCATGGCGGATCAAGATCATGACGGGTCTCATATCAAGGGACTTCTCATGAATCTCTTTCACACCGAATGGCCAGATTTAATGAAATTAGGATTTCTCTGTTCTCTAGCGACTCCGTTGGTGAAAGCAACTCGGAGGGGTGAGACAGTGTCGTTTTACTCGCAAGGAGAGTTTGAGAGATGGTCTGTCGGACAGAGTGGATGGAGCTACAAGTATTACAAGGGATTGGGTACGAGTACGAAGCAAGAAGCTCGTGAATGGTTTGAACGTCTCGCGGAGATTCATTACGATTGGGATGCGACATCGGATGAAAGCATTTCTCTCGCATTTCACAAGAAGCGATCCGATGATCGAAAGGGATGGTTGGCAGAATACGATCCAAAACGCATTCTGGATGTCGGAGCAGGAGGACACATCCCCTATTCCAAATTCATCAACGACGAGTTGATTCATTTCAGCAATGCGGACAACCTTCGGAGTTTGCCACATTGTATGGATGGTTTGAAGCCGTCGCAGAGGAAGATTCTCTTTGGTTGTTTCAAGAGGGGTCTTCGATCAGAAATCAAAGTTGCACAACTTGCCGGATATGTGTCAGAGCATGCAGCCTATCACCATGGAGAGATGTCGCTTGCCTCAACGATTGTTGGATTGGCTCAAACCTTTGTCGGGAGCAACAATCTGAACGTGTTGGTTCCCCAAGGACAATTTGGATCTCGACTCATGGGTGGAAAAGACTCTGCCTCACCGAGGTATATCTTCACCTATTTGGAAAAGATCACTGATCTCTTGTTTCGCAAGGAAGATGCAGGAATCCTGAAGCATTTGGAAGATGATGGAATGCAAGTCGAACCAGAATATTATTTACCAGTTCTCCCACTCTTGCTTATCAACGGGTGTGTTGGAATTGGAACCGGATTCAGCACCGATATTCCTCCGTACAATCCGTCAGATCTCATGAGAATTTTACGAGAAAGACTTTTGGGTCGTTTGAGTTCGATGAAACATATTCCTTTGAAACCTTGGTGGCAAGGATTCAAGGGGACCGTCGAATCTGTATCGGAAGGATGTTGGAGCACAAAGGGTGTCTATACCTTTGACAATAGCAAGAAGACGATTACAATTTCAGAATTACCCGTCGGTGTTTGGACGAAAGACTACAAGGTCTATTTGGACGAACTCTGCATCGCTTCCGAGAAATCTGGAGAAGAAGCGTTGTTGAAATCGTTTGATGACTTGTATACTGATGAAGAAGTGAAGTTCATCTTATACTTTGAAACACATGCCTACGAGGACATGAAAGCACACCCAGAGGACTTTGAAAAGCGATTTCGTTTGACGTCTTCTTGGAGGACGACAAACATGGTTGCATTTGATATGAATATGAAGATCACGAAATATACATCTCCAGGTGAAATCTTGGAGGGATACTATGAACCACGTTTGAATGCATACGAGCAGCGTCGTCAGACAGAGATGATGCGATTGAAAGCTGAAGCTGTGGAAGCAGACGCAACTGCTCGGTTCTTGCAGGGGGTGTTAGAGGGGAGTTTGGAATTGAGGAGGGCTACCGACGAGGAGATTGTAGCGGCGATGGTGGAGCATTCTTTACCGGCACTTTCGGGAGATGCAACATCTGTCGATGGCTATGAGTATCTCCTACGGCTACGGATGGATCGCGTGAAAGCATCTGCTGTAGAAAATGCAGTCGCATCTGTTGTGAAGGCGAAGGCAGCGATAGAAGAGTTAGACAAGACGACAGCAGCACAACTCTGGCTGAAAGATCTGGAGAGCTTTGAGTCAGGGTGGGAGAAGATGCAAGTTGTTCGAAAGGATCTTGCAGCAGGAGGAATTCGCAAGACAACTACGGCAAAGAAGAAGTAAGACCTTACATGTAAGGCTGGAGAGGAAGTGATTTTGTTCCGGCACGGCTTACATTGACAGAATGTGGAAGAGGAGTTGGGAGTTTACTGATATCATCCAGATAGTAATGGTAATGATCCACAGCAGACAAAATATGAGGAACAGACCACTGTACGACACGATCGTTTAATTCATCGATCTGCCCAGAGATATCATACGGCAGATTCCGAGAGTATTGGTAATAGAGAGCACGCATAATGATTTTTAGTTCATCTACAGACTGGTCATCGATGACATAGCCCTTTGGCTGGCTTTTTTCAAAGACTGTACGACGAATTTTGTTTTGGATTTGGCTGATATTTTCACTAGAGAAGAAGACTTTGCTCAGATCTGTTTGTTCCCAGTTTCCACGAAGCATATCGGCTTGAAATTGATTCTCAGAGCTGCGTTGGTAATCGAACCCGGGAAAGCTCAAAGAGGCCTGAAGGCCTGACCCAGTGGTCAAAGCGGTCCCCATACCACCGGCGGAAGGAGATCCTTCCAGATTTACACGGCCATTTGAATCTCCTTGTGCGTATTCTGTGTAAGGGAGTTCGAAGGATCGACTCATCTATCTATTCTGAGGAGGTAAGAGGGAGTTTACCAGATTATTTTCTCCAGAGAGTATATAAAATGGCAACAGCATCTGGTGCATTTAATGCGAAGTGCGGGTTCAATCAATCAGGCGGAGGGTATTACATTGCTACATCGCAAATCTATGCAAACACGTTGGCGTACACTGCTGGATCTGGAAGTGGTGGTGCGACGACGGTTGGTACCTTTGCAGCATACAATACGGTTGATGCTAGCTCTACATTATCAACTGTAACGAGGGCAGGTACTCTTGTGAAGGACTTGGGCAAGACCGTTGTGTCTTCTGGTCGTACCTTCCGTAAGTTCCAGACTGTTCTTCCCACGGCACTCAACTCCTCTCCTACCTTCGGTGTTGGCGGTACTCTAGCTGGAAACTACTACAGCTTCTACCTTGAGATTGGTCGTGATGGTGCTGCGACTGGCAGTGCCGCCCCTATCGCCAGGTACGCGTAAACGTATTTGTAAAACTTCTTCAAACATTCTTTTGTCTTTCCGTGTTCTGCAAGACAAAACGATAGTGGAAAAAATCCATAGCTGATACAGAATGGATTGGTACTTTATCCTGTTTATAATTGTAGACGTGTTCCTCGGATTGGGAATGGTCTATTACATGTACAGCAAGAAACAAACCTCAGGTGCAATTACTCTGTTTGTACTCTTGATAGCAGTCTTTGCATTTTTCGGACTTCGATGGTTTAACAAGGATATGACAATCAAGAAACCTGTCTCAGGGGATCTTCTAAAAACGATGGATGGTTCAAAGTATCAATGGCCTCCGATTATCAACATGTGTCCCGACTATTTTGGTGTCTACACGCTGAACAATACCACCCCTTATTGCTACGATATAAACAACACGTATGAAATGAAATATGCAAACGTTGCTGGGCAACGACCTATTCCAGGGTTGAATGACGGTGGACAAGTCTATGGATATCTTGCATCCGAAGTGTGTAGTCGCATGAAAGAGACAGTAGACTACTACGTTCGTTGGGAAGGTGTCTGGGATGGAGTGACGGGTCCTTTCTGCCCTACTCCTCCTTCTGGAGAAACCATGGCATGCCCTGCACCTGCCTCCTCCTCTCCAGCCTCTTGTATGTTGTTCTAGAAACATGTTCGTTCTAGAAACATGTTCGACTGCAACTGGGCATTGTAAATGCACATTGTTCTAGAAACATGGTCTAAGGCAACATGACTCTTTTCAAAGAAGAATGAGTCAAGGGACTTCCGATACAATTTGTTTACATCCTTCTCTTGAGCAAACCATCAAGGAATGGTTTGAGAAGAGGACGAAACCCGCGGTCTTTCTCGTAGGGCCACCAGGTGTTGGAAAGACAACACTTGCCTATCGTGTCATGCAAGCACAAGGTCATCGAATTAGTGAATTTAATGCTTCTCATACAAGAAGTGGAGCATGTTTTCGAAAGATCATTCTTCCACTTTTACAACGTGGAGGTGTGATACAAATGATGGAAAATGGAAAACAAGGAGGTCTGGGAGTTATTCTTGACGAGATTGATGGATTGAGTAGCGGTGAAAAAGGGGGTCTTCAGAGTCTTCTCGCTTATTTACGGGAGTGGAAACCGAGCAATCCAGGTGTTCCAGTGATCTTTATCAGTAATACAATTCAACAAAGAATGTTACAAATGATTTCACGCTATTGTTTGACCTTTGAAGTAGGATCTGCGGATGAGACACAAGTGAAACAACTCTTAGGAGGTATTGAGATTCCTCTTGCTTGGAAGAAAACATCGGGAGATCTAAGACCTTTGTTACGAGGTGAGTTTTCTCAGAAAAAAATGTCTGAAGATGCTGATACAGACTCTTTGTTCATACCTGATGGTGTTGTTCCTCTTGCTCGATGGTGTTTGTATTCTGAGATGGATCCTTTTTTGACATTAGAGTTGGAAAACAACGATAGTAACTTAGCAGGTCTTGTCATCGTAGAGAATATTCCAGATCGTTTGCACTGTGTCAAAGGGGATACGAAGGAGGCATGGGAAAGTTATTTGAAACTGTTCCGTTGTATCCAAGAGTCTGACTATGCAGATTATTGGGCTTTCTTTTATCAAACGTGGAGACTTCTTGGATTAAGTCAAGATGTGAAATTAAACACAATGAATTTATTTTTACAACAAGAAGCTCCTTATACTGGACACGAACCAAAGATTGATTCAATCCGGTATACACCGGTTTTAACGAAGCAATCTGCATTGTTTAATGCATGGAAGCTTCTCTGTGAAATTGCTGATACGAAAGGAATTCCTATTCGTCTGACTCCTTATAGTCTCATGATGCTTGCAAAAGAGGAGAAATATCGTGAAGAACATGGATTAGCATCAGCATCAGGACAAAAGAAACAAGATAAGTCAAAGAAAGTAGAATCTATGACTCTTTTATCTGCATGGAAAGGATCTGGTTTAGGTGTAAAATAAGACTTATTCTTGTTCATGCAAGAGTTCAATAAAATGGAGAGGTGATGTTCGACCAAATCGATAGGCTCTTCCAATAATTTGATTTTCTTCTTCATGCGTCATTTTATGCAATAGAATGATATGTGTTGCAGTTGGAATATGCATACCTACAGCTGCATGTTTACTTCCAAGTAAAAGAATTCGAATACGAGCAGATTGAAAATCTTCCAAGACTTTTGCGATATGATCTTTGTTTCCTTGAATCCGTGCAATAGGCATGGAGAGTTCTTGAAGTTCTTCTTGAAGAATTTCAAAGGTAGAATCGTAGCGACTAAACACAATCCATTGTCCATCAGGTGGAGATTGTTGGAGGAGTCTGACAAGAGCTCTTGTTTTTGAAAGACGAGGTGGTGGGACAACGCCTGGTTGCAAAGAAGAGGAAGACGTTTCAGAAAGTTGGAGAAGATCTTTTGGATGAAACGAAGCTCTACACATAGGACATTGAGAACTTTGAGAAGCCCATTGTAAAATACAAGCTCCACAAAAGAGTTTTGAACAACAAGGGCTTACTAGAACTGTAGAAGGTGGTTCGTAACAAATCGAACACGCATTTCCAGAAAGATCTTTGAGAGTCTCGCGAATGGAATGAATTTGTGCTTGATACCGTTCAATCATTTCCATATGTCTATCTCTTTCATCGTCTACAGATACAAGACTCTGTAAACGAAGTATTTCGTTTTCACGATAGGATGTTACAGCGGATAGAAGTGTTGTAGGAGTGTGAGATGGAACTCCCAGACTCTGGAGTGCACCGCTAATATCTCCTGCGTGAAGCATTTGGCGAATCGAATCAGGAAGTACAGACTCTACAATTCTATGACTCACAGGACTCTCACAGCGTATCACTTGTCGAAGCAATGCAGGGAGTTGAATCGATTGTTTGAGAAACTCTGAAGAGTTTCGAACGACAAGATGTCCTCGTTTTGGATGTACAGTAGAAAGAAAGTCTTTGAAAGCAGAATACGATTGTACACGATAAAATGTGACATTCGGGTGAGAATCTACGTACCTCTGTAAAAGAGATTGGACTTCTGGATGGAGTTTTTCTATCAAGGAAGCAGGGAGAAGTCGAATCGGTGTAGAATGATAGAATTGATTTGGAAAGAGAATGTTTTCAAACGATGCAGTGATATACCATGTGAAATAGGCAGAGGGAAGAACACTGTTGGTCAGTTTTATACTATCTGCTTCATCATAAAACACTCTTCTCCAAGTGGATGTTTCAAGACCTCTAGCTCTCAAAGATGTGAGAAAAGGAGAGAGGAGTGTATTACTCACAAGTGTTACATGGGATGTACGAAGTTGTGTTACAAAAGACTCTTTATCAAAATCTTTCTGTGTTTTTACGAAAAAACACTTGAGTGTTGTGTGAGTTGTAAGAGTTTCTTGCCACTGTCTATAAATTCCATGAGGAACAACAAGAAGAGATTCAAACAAATTCTGGGTTTGATCTTCAATGCGAAGAGAAAATACAGAAGGAAGACTTGCAGAATAGAGAGTTGGAAGAGGAACATGTGGTCGAAGACCATCGGTAGAAAGTTGACTAATATGTGCTAACACCATGAGAGTTTTTCCAACTCCAATAGGATCTCCTAGAATTGCGAAGCGACTAAAGAGTTGTTCTTTAGGACTGATCCAAAATCCTTGTTGTAAATTCTTTTCTTTCTTCTTCATTTCTTCAATCGCGATCAATTGATGGGGACGAAGAGGAAGAAGAATATGAGGTGGTTGAGATGCCCTAGGGGATTCTTCTGTAAGTGTAGATTCATAGACTTGCTGAAGAATTTCAATATGACTGTATAAAAGACTAAACCGCGACATGAAGAAGAACTACTACTGGTAAAGGAACGAGATCCCTTAGGCTTTCGAAAAAAACGCACGAAGGTTCGCGTCACGAATGAATTGAGATAGCTTTATATCAGTGAGTTTCATATAAGGATTTGGTGTATCACGGAGCTTTTTCTTATCAAACGTATTTTCACTATGACTTATAACAAGCATCACTTTCTTCGGATCGAGTTGTACCATAGGATGGCGATATTGATCAAGAAACGATTTTTCTTCTGCAAAGGTCACTGTTTCATCATAGGTATGTGTAAGAGTGTAGGATTTTCTCCAAGCCATTGTTCCATTGGTTGCATGGCGTTCTCCATAGGGTCCTAGGCGATAGATTTTCTGAATATCAGTATAGTACATAAAAATTTCAGAAGAACCTGCGAGTTCTACTTTGGGGGCTGCTTGGAGCCGTGTAACAGCATGAGCAACACGTTCAGGAAAATAGAAATCATCATCATCCATAGCAACAAGAATCTCTCCTTTTGCTTCTTTGTTCAGAATATTTCTCTTTGCACCAATCAAATGTTTTTCATCTTTGTAGATATAGCGAACATTTGGGATAGAATGTTTCTTTATAGCTTCTTCAAAGACATCTCTCACACAATCTTCTCCATCATCCAAAATAATCCATTCCATACGATCTTTAGGATACGTTTGACTTAGATAACATTGAATGAGAGAGGGTAAGAATCTTCTACGGTTGTAGGTAGGCGTAACAACGGACACAAAAGGGCGACTCATTTCTAGGAAGATGTTATCCTTCTTTAGCTCTTGTTTTCTGGAGTTCCAGTACTTAGAGAATATACATGAGGTTGGAGAGCAGCCAATCGTTCCTTCTTCTGAGCTTGTTGCATTTGAGAAATCCACGCAAGATTTGCAGCAGTTTCAGCGTACCCATAGAGACTTTTATCCAAATTTCGTTTCTCACTAGGATCATAGGGAACAAGAGGAAGTACAGAAAAATACGGTGGAAGAGGGTTTCCTAGAATATAATGAGCAATCGTTCTCCATAGATAATAGAGACCAAAGACAGGTGCAAAAAGAAGTGTATAGGCAAATGCTAGTACACGATAGGGAACAGGTTTATACAGAGTCTGGCTCGCAGAAAATCCTCCCATACGAAGAGCGAAAAGAATATAGATAATCGAGAGAGCAATTTGAAGAGACGTTTGAAACGCCATTCTCATGTCGACCCATGCTGTTTTGTTTAAAATAAAATTTCTCTTTTCTTCTAAGTCTTTTTCTTTTTCGATTGTATCATTTGTATCATATATTTCAAGACGTTTTCTTACAAGTTCTCGTTGTTTAGGATCTTTAATTTGTTGTAAAAATCTTTCACGTTCTTCAGGAGTCTCTGCAGAAATTGCCTTATCCACTGTTTTTTCAAATACAAGAATCTGTAGAGCTGTTTTTACACTATTCAAATTTTCACTGTATACAATCCAACGACTTCGAACTTGTCGTGGAGAAAGTTCGGGATTTGCATTCCACCATGCAATTTCTGCATAGAGCATACCAGTATAAGGAAGTGTATCTTGTGTTGTAATTCCTATCTTACGTCCATGAATATCACTAATATATGCTTTGCTGTAATCAATTTCTTTTAAGATTTCTTGGCGAGCTTTTGTACGATATGCGTCACCCTCGTCGACTTGTTTGTCGGTTAATTGATTCGAAGAAAGCATTCCATTTGTAATAAATTGAAGTACCTTGTCTGTGTCAGAGCCTTGTGGTTTGGAGGATTGTATGTTAGAGGTGCTGGAAGACCAAGAGTTGGAAGACCAGGGATTCGAACTAGGGGAAGCTTCTGAATAGGTTGTATAAGGATCATAGAGTCTCCCAGTGAGCGGATCTGTGTACATTCCTGGATTTGTAAAAAGAGGTGTAGTGGGCATTCCTGCTTGCGGATCGTAGGATGCATCTGGTTGCACAGAACCAGGACCAGGAGTGCTAGAAGGAGATCCACCAAAGATAGATTTTCCAGCAGTATAAATTCCATAGGCTGATGCGGCAGTTCCTAGAGCATTAAAAACCTTCGATCCTGTGGATGTTTTCTTTGCAGCTCCAGCAGCAGCTCCAGCCGTTTTTCCTCCAGAACCTGTTAAAGTCTTTCCAACGGCACCGAGTGTTTTTCCACCAGACTTTCCTAATTGTGTAGCTCCTTTGAATATGGAACCGCCTATTTTTGCAATTGCCCCAAACATCCTTTACTGAAGGGAGAGAATAGAATCTTTTCTAGATGACGCAGGTACGTAGTGAGACAGATACGTAGTGAGATAGGTACGTAGTGAGATAGGTACGTAGTGAGACAGGTACGTAGTGAGACCTAAAAAAACACAGGTTCTAATGCTCTTATACGATCTTTGAACTGAGCTTCTTTCATTTCTTTGATCCATCGAATCAATTCAGGTGTTTCTGGGTACCCATACATACTTCTTTGCAAGTTGAGTTTTTCTCCAGGAGGATATGGAACGGCGGGAAAGATAGAGTAATAGGGTGGGAGAGGTTTTTTAAACAAAGAATGGGCGATGGTTCTCCATAGATAATAGACACTAAAGAGAGGTGCAAAAAGGAATGTATAGAAAAAAGCTAGAGCTCGGTAGGATACTGGTTTATACAAATATTGGTTCGCTCCAAATGCAGCAATACGAATTGCGAACAAGAGATACAAGACTGAGAACACAATAGAAAGAGAAGCTCCAAAGGCTTCCACCATATCGTGCCAAATCGTACGATTGAGAGTAAACAATGTATTTTTTTTTGCTTCCTCATCCTCTTTCTCTTTTTGTTGTTTCACTCGAAGAGCAACTTGTTGTCTTACAATTTCTTGTGGAGTTGAATCACTGGACTGATTTATAAATGCGTCTTTTCCTTGTACAATAGGATCATCCATTTGAGCAATGATTGTATCACGTGCTTCTTGATCTGGTGCAGAAACTGCGGCTTCGATTGTTTTTGCAGAAACAGTATTTTGAAGATTTGCTTTGAGAACTTCTAAGGTTTCTCCATACATAATCCAACGGTTTCGAACTTGCCGAGGAGAGAGTTCAGGATGGTTGTTCCACCATAGAAGTTCTGCATCCAAAAAGCTTGTGTAAGGGAGTGTATCAAACTCTGTAATTCCAATCTTACGATCGTGTAGATTTGCCACATAACTTTGTGCATATTCTGTTTCTTTTAGAACTTCTTCACGAGCTTTTGTTCTATATTTGTCTCCATGTTCTACTTCATCATCTGTGAGTTGATTGGAAGAATTCATTTGGTTTGTCATCCATCCTAGAATGCTGTCCACACCCGATGCTTGTTGAGCAGCAGGATCATTCACTTGAAAGCCACCAGGAGATCCTGGAAGTTGAAAAGGAGATCCTCTGTATGCTGGAGGAAGAATAGAAGGTGCTTGTGCAGCTGTTAAACCAGGAATACTGTTACCATTCATATCAATGGCTTGTCCATTTGCATCAAACAAATATCCTGCATTCGGATCCAATAGTTCTCCTGTTTGCGGATGAATAGGTTGACCACTTGTGGGATCTACCACAACTTGTGATGTAGAACCATTTGGATGTGTATAATTGTATATAGATGCTGCAGTTCCAAGTGCGGTAAAAGTAGTATTGATTGGATTTTTTTTCGCATAGTTTACGACTTTCGAAGGGATACTTGTTATGAAATTTCCTGCACTCGACATCATAGAACGAGTTGATGGTCTAGCTGCTGTTGCACTTTTTCCTAGTACAGAACCTGCACGAGTTGTGGCAGAAGTACCAACTCTTGCGACAGAAGACCCAACTCTCGATGCAACAGAAGTACCAACTCTTGCGGCAGATGTGCCAATTCTTGCAGCAGATGTGCCAACTCTTGCAGCTATTGGAGCAGCTCTTGCTGCAATACTTGCTACCATTGGAGCAACTCTTGCTGCAACACTTGCAACTGCACCAACTACGCCCATCTAGTATCGATTGGAATATAAATATATATTCTAAACAAATGGACTGGACTGTCGTAATTCCTTCCTACAATCGGGTTACTACTTTAAAAGAAAAAACGCTGAAAGTATTGCAAGAGTATTCTATACCGAAAGAAAAGATTGTAGTCTTTGTGGCAAATGAAGAGCAGAAAACATTGTATGAGGAAGGGGTGGGAGATTCTGTTGGAAAAATTGTAGTTGGTGTAAAAGGGTTATCCGAAGTTCGAAATTTTATCTTCGACTATTTTCCAAAAGGAACTCCTCTCGTATCCTTTGACGATGATGTTCGTGGATTTTTAGAATATGATCCAAAAGCAAAACGAAAAGAAAGACGTTTACGAAACCTTGTGAAAGTATTTGACAGAGGCTTTGAAGAGTGTAAAAAGGCTGGTGCTAGACTCTGGGGTGTATATCCTGTCCCAAACGGGTTTTTTATGAAACCAACCGTTACAACAGATTTGAAATTTATCATAGGAAGTTTCTGGGGATGTTTCAATCCAGGTTCAGAAATTCAATTAAAATTAGGAGGAGAAAAAGAGGATTATCAAAGAACCATTCAATTCTGGGAAAAAGATGGTGCAGTAGTACGATTGAATTTCATATCTCCTAAAACAGCGTATTATAAAGAACCAGGTGGTATGCAAGAGGGAAATCGTAAAGCGAAACAAAAAAAAACAGTGAAAGCAATGTTGAAAAAATGGCCACAGTATATCAAGGAAAATCCTTCGAGGAAATCTGGATATCCTGAAATAAGGCTTCTGAAACAAAAAAATGTAACAAAGAAAGCTAAGAAAGTTTAGATGGCGTATTTCACATCGCCCATACCAGATTCTACCAAAAAGAAGTTTAGACTTTCTACGTAAATATTTATACTATAAATATAGGAGGAATTTGGAGGGAGAGGAAAGACAGAGAGATCGACTTGTAATTTTCTGATACGACTTGCGTTGAGAGATCCACACGGTTGAAAGGTAGGACTATTCAATTCAAAGGTATAGACGGGAAGTTGGCGATTGGCTTTTCCAGAAAGATAGCGATAGGGTGTTAGAGCAGTGTAAAAGAAGCCAGGTTTCATTTCTTGGATTTGATTTCCATCCGAAAGAATACGAAGAAATTGAATAATTTCAAGCTGGCCATTTGGTACAAGGACACCTGATGCAGAATCATTCTGAATAAAAGAACTTTGAAGAGCTTGATGGGTCGGAATTTTTGGACGTCTTGGATAGTCCCACCAATTCGTGAAATTGGAAAATCCATTTCTATAGAGTAATGTATCAGATCTTCTTGGAACGAAAATAAGCCTTGTAATAGGGTTATGGACTTCTAAATCGAGGAGTTGGTTCGATACAATTTCTGGAAATGGTACGAGAGTGACTTGGCGAACAGGATACATGAGACTTGCGGAGGAAAACACAGTTCTCTCAGAATCTGGAAGAAACGCATAGGTTGTATGGAGCGTTGGATTCATACCCCAGAGATTGAGAGGAGAAGGAGTTCCAGAAATATCCACGAAAAACTTTCGTATCTGTGTATCATTGTCAGGGTACGGGAAGAAATCCGGAATATTGGATTGAAGAGATGTTGTTGGTGTAAGAGTACGGAACCCAGGTGCCATTCGAACACCACTTGGATCAAGAACTGTGTAGAGATTTCTTGAAGGATTCAGATTGATTGTTACATCAACCGTGTAGTATTGCAAAGAAATGAGAGGGAGAGCTTGGCCTTGTTCTGTAAACCAGAAAGGGAGAGGAACATAGACAGTATAGGCAGGGATGGAAGGAGTATTCGTTTGAGCTGCAGAAGGATTTCGAATATCTCGATACACGGTTGGATATTCAGAAGACGTTCCAGTGATATTTCCATAGAGTCCATTGGCTGGATTATAGAGTTCTGGAACATCACCAACAAGTTGTTGCCATTTTTCAAATTGGTCTGCGGGATAATCAATGAGAGCTTTCGACATTAAATATTCCCCAGTAAACTCTTGAATTTTTCCAGGACCCACGGTGATATAGACAGTTTGAATAGCTGCCGCACCAAGACATCGAACCCATTGAAATTCTTCTTGTGTTCTCGGACCATTGACAGGATCAATTTGACGTTCTTTGCTGTAGACCGCAGGAATTTGAAAACTGAAATACATATCTGTGAGAAGATCACCAGTACGATCGATTCTTGCACGCAGTTGAATACTCGAATCATATGTATAATCGGTCGGCCCATCCATCAATTTAGAGGTTGTTTCCAGGCTGAAGTGAGTATATTTTCGGAATGTCTTGAAAAAATAGGTCATATCGGGGTTTCCCGATAAGATCACATTTTGTGTACCATAAGCAACAAGTGCTAACAAACCGCCACCGGGCATTCTCTTCCCGCATGGATTTAAAAATTGGCTTCCCCCTTCCGCTGGGTCCACCATGTGTCAATAAGATAAGGAGGTAGATCCATACCCGTTGTATCCATCGTAGAGGAAGGACCCATTGTCATCATAGCATTCAATTCAGAATAGGTGAGTGCATAGCTGAAATAGAAGAGATTGCTAATAAAACCGCTAAAGCATCCGTTTATAATGAAATTGTCTCCAACAGGAATTGCTTTCCTAACACCAGTCTGTGCGTCACTCTTCCAGTCACAAGGAGGAGATGTCTGCACATTTGGAAAGAGGACAAGTTCTTGGTAGTTTTGGTAAGGAAGCGTTCCATTGAATGACTTCTTGTTTGCAAGATTTCCATCAATGTACACTTCAAGGCTGTTGTTTTTCAACACAATACCAAGATGAATCCATTTTCGGAAAGGAACTTGGTGGACATCAACAGTATTGAACCAGCAGTCATAGGTATTCATTACAACACGAAGAATAGGACCAGTGTTTACTTCTGACATACTGCTGATGAAGACACCAGGACCACAGAGGGGAAAGGGGAGACTATCATAGCCTTTGTAAAAGACAGATTTCCAACCTTCGGTATTGCTGTCAGTATCTTGCGAAATATACAAGAAGGTTGTGTAGGAAAATTCAATGCCGGTCAATTGATTTTCGGAGTGAGGAAGGAGAAGACTATTGGCATTGTTTGGGTCTTGTGAGAAGATTTTTACATTCCCACCTGATGAACCACCCGTAACAGGATACACGGCAACACGGGATGTATTGTAGCCCAAATAAGAATTATAGAGAGATTCGATGCTCAAGTAAAGAACAAATATAACAATCGTCTGTACAATTGCAGAGACCATCTGTGGATATATACTGGGATTCTGCTGGTTCTCCATTCTACACAGAGGAAGGATATAAGGGTGGTTCTTAGCCCTTAAAAGTTAGATTTACAGAAAACAAATTCTTAAAGAACTGAGAAAGTGTAAAAGGGGAGCCAGGGCCTGCTTGGTACATAGCCCAGATTTCTTCGGGAGACATTGCATAGTTATAGTACATAACGTTCGAGAAGTATCCCTTGAATTTTCCACCATTGCCTGCACCAACAAAGGCCTGAGCAATAGCATCCTTTGAACCAGAGGAGAAGTACGAGCTATAGACACAAGATCTTGCAAGTTTTCCATCCACATAAATATCAAGAGTTCGTTGGTTTCCAACAACGGTTACATGAACCCATCGCTGATATTCAATACCATTCAAGATATCACATCGGTCATCACGTTGGAAGACAGATTGAGGAGAGTTATAGTTGTTGATCAATCCAGGAAGACTATAGTTGTATTCTGTCATGGAATTCGTTGCCATAGAAGTATCATTCGTAATATTGTACCCGTCGTTGGTGTTTTGACGAACAATCAAACTTCCATCTCGGGGATTCATACCAACAAAAAGAAGCACATTCTTGTTTACAGTTGACCTGTTAATACCGAGTGTAGCAGCTGGAGCCGTTCCAGCCGTAAAGCCACCGCTGCTTCCAGCGACAAAGCCTTCCGTATCTGCAGCAAGTTGAAGAATGGTACGAAGACGTGATTCCATACCATTGGTATCACAAGAGCCTGACGAACCAGCAATCTTGCCAGCACTGGTCTTTCCATTCGAAATTTCAAACAAGTGCACAAGAGGTGTGGGGCTTCCCGTAAAATCTGCAGTATTGTTTACATAGAGCCAGAAACTTGAAGAGTATTGACCATTATCAACAACCCCTGAAATATCAACAATTTGAACCGCATCTACACCTGTCACCAGATCAATATGAGTATTGACTGCAGAAGTAACAGGGCCAAGAATAGTTGCAGACATCTTAATTTGATTCACACCAAACAAGAATTTGTATAAATAATAAGACGCTGCAATAATAAGTAAAAGTACAATCGCCGCGACAATCCCTTGGGTAACAGAAAACCCTCTCCTCTGACTATTGCTGTTCATTCTAACGGAGAGGAAGAAACCTTGGTTGAACCTCAAGCAACTGATGTTTCATACTTTGTGAATGGGTTTGCTGGTGCAACAGTAGGAAGTCCTAGGCGAAGTTTGTTTCCAAACGTAAAATTTGTTGTATTTGTAAGATTTAGTGTAAGAGGTGGCATTGAAACATAAAATGGAATACCTCTCTTATCAACAAGAGCAGCTAGATCTCTCTCTACATCTTCAGAATTCTGTTCTCCTTCTCTTGCGTAAAAGAGACCTAGTGTTCCAATCCATTCCAAATTACCTGCTTGCCAATTTTGACTAGAATCCGGGGGGATAGGGATATAATCCAATAGTTTTGTCGTAACGAGTTTGGATCCGTAGTATACATCAAAGCGGCGGCCTTCTTTCACAATGGTAACAATAGTCCATTTTTGAAAGGGAATTGCCGGGAGAGATATACTTTCCATGTAGTGTTGTGTCGAATCTTTTCCTGTTCGAACCTTCAAAAGTGCTGGAACAAAGGTATGTTCCTCCGTTGAAGAATACCCAGCCATGTAAAATTCAAGAGAATCACCAATAAACAGAAGCTTGTACATGTTCTCCGTTCTCATAGTGCATCGATCACAGAACATTGCTTCACATTTGCATTTGTTGTATTCATATGTAGGGCATGTGGGTTGAAAAAGAGTTTCGTCATCATCTGCACACACATGTCTCGAGAGAACACGGGGAGCTGTATGAACATAGATTGCAAATCGCAGAGAAGAGGATGGACCTTTCCAGCCAGAATCTGCGTAAGGAATGACGGACTGTTCTCCTTCAGACATTGTGTAAAAGGGTTTGGAACCTTGGTACACTGGTTTTCCTCCCAAGAGTTTGGATGCAACGAAATATGTGAATCCCATCATCAGGAAAAAAAGAGAAATATGGGGAAGCCACTCAGAAAAGAAGATTGCTGCAATAAGGAATATACTCCCAATGAGTATAAGAGTCGTCTGCATCTGCATTTCTAAGAGGTTTGTTAAAGGAATGAACTTAGACTTTTGGAACAAGATCGAATGCCGAAGTAATTTGAGAAGTTGTTACATCGGAACACTTAGGATCTGTTTTTGTATCTACACCAAAATCAGTGATAGCTGCTAGAGAAGGTTGTGCTTGAACAACTTCATCATAGGAAAGAACTCTTGGCCACAGATGGAAATTTTGAAGAAAGACACTTTGATTCTTCGAAGGTGTTGTGGAAGTTCCTTTGGTTGCATCAGACCATGCTGGGCGGCTATAGAACCGTTGTTGTTTCGACGTATTGATTGCTTTTATAGCCCCATTGATCATAATAGGATCAGGAAAGATACGTTGAAACGTTTGTTTTCCATTCAGATACATTGTAAAGAGTTTCTGTTCCACGACGACAGAGATACGAAATGGTTTATAGAGTGGAACGTTTCGAATAGGTCGTGAATGGTATGCTTGCCCATTTCGACCTGAAAAGAATGTGAGGACAAGATCGTTGGTTTCTGTTAAATAAAGAACCATCGAAGAAACTTTCCCCATATAGCTCAACAAAGAACCGGTAGTATGCTTCGTATCTTGCATAGGAGGCAAGACTAGAGAAGGGATTTTTGGAGGAGGAACCGCAGCAGTGATTGGATTTGCAAATCCTTCCATGTTTGTGCTTGACTCATCCCATAACTTGACATCTGCCGGATTCTTTGTACTCGTCCACTTTGTCACATCATACACAACAGAACGATTGGATTGATATGAAATTGCAATATGTCCATTGGACCACACACATTCTGTGGCAGGTGCATAAGCACCTAGAGCAGCAACACCGCCCATGCCAGTGAGTTTCGAACTCACACTCGATGGAAGTAGAACGTTCGGGTACCAAGTATCTTTACATGAAAGAAGCGTTGCCTTTTTCTTTGGACCTGGAGGTGTAAACGTAGGAGTAGGAGGAATCGTTGTAGCAGGAGATGAGATTGGAACAGGAGTTTTTGTTGCGTTCGAAAGACAAATCCACGTCTGATTTTTTGTATCATAGGACAATGTAGAATTTCCTGAACAAGTAGGAATAGGTCCTTTTGGACCAGACATTCCTTGATCGCAGAGAGGAGATAGAATACCATTGAAGGATCCATTGCTCGTGCATTGATACACACCTGTCGTTTGTACAGTAGAAGAACCAACAGGAGCATCTTGAGGGGTTCCATACAAGGTAGATCCTTTCGTAGGGGTTGCAGGGCACACAGGGCAAGTGAGAGAATTTGCTGGACAGTTTTCTGTTGTTCCTGGAGCACTTACAGTACCAGAACCACCTGGTCCATCAAATCCTGTGCCATACGCAAAGGTTTTGAAGAGAATGACACGTGCAGCAACATCTTGATCTGTGAGTTTTGTCACAAGAATGTCTACACTAAAACTAAACGAATTTCCAAAAGGATAGCCTGAGAGTTTGTCATTTTCTACCGGAACACGATCTTCTGCAGGAGGTTGTTTCTTAGCAGTCCAATAGACCATATCATCCGTGTAGGCAGGAATAGGAATGACACCTTTTCCACCAGGCAAGAATTGAAAGATCGGACGGACTGTATAATGAACAATGACGAGGATTATGAAAAGAACTGTCGAATATACCAAAAGCCAGAACAAAAGACGTAAGATATACTGACCTGTTTTCTGACCATTGAAGGAAGACGATGTTGCAGAAGAATTTGCAGCAGAGGTGTAAGAGGTGGGTGTGGATGGGGAAAACCAACTTTGTTTTTTGGAAGGAGTAGGAGCAGAAGCAGAAGAAAACCAATTCGACTTTTTCACATTTGGCGTGGGAAGACGTGATACTGTATTAACACCATAGTGTGTATAGGGGCTTACAGTTTTAGAGGTATTGTTAAAAGCGGATGTTATGGACCCCAGAATGGAATTTACAGTCGGCTGACGTTCATTCGCCACGCTCATTCTGCTTGGGTAACTTTTCTCTTTTTACGAGTAAATTGATGCGTCGTAGGATTGAATCCTATTTTCTTAAAATGTTTTCGTGTCTCTCCAACATTACAGAGTCTCAACTTGTCTCGTAAATAACAGACAAAAGAAAGACGTGTAAAATCTTTTTCAGACCCCATTGTTCCTGTTTCAAGATCTTCCTTGTGAATTCTCGGAAGTTTTGCATTGTTTAGTTTATCTTGTTTTGTTTCATAGAGTTCTGTATTACAATGCCATTCATGAACATCCATCGCTAAAAAATCTCCAGTACGTACATTGAACCCTACATCAAACTGAGGAAAGAGAGTATATCCACCATGGTAGTCTCCACGTTCAATGACAGAGAGATTTCCATATCCTTGTTTGAAATCACCAGCATCTTTGTGGAGAGCTGTGCGAAAATTGCGATTCACTGTGACAGAAGAAAAAGAAGTTCCTTCGATATGTAAGAGAGGTTTCTCTTCTGCTGCTTTTTTCTGGAGAGCGTGTTTCTCGGGAACAAGAGTCTTGAAACATGTATCGATTGCTTTAATAAAAGGGAGACCATGGCTATAATATTTCCAAAATCGCATGGTGTAAGAAGTAAGACGACAAGGAAGTTTCATAAAAGGTGTTGATTCATAGTATCCTAAGACAGAGCTAAACACATTGTTGTTCACACGCATTTTCGAGAGTTTTCCATTTTGCATATAGCGTGTAGCCCATCCTTTCGTTTCCACAGGCTTTCGTTTCTGCCAATACTTCCCCCCAGAATCAATAGGCCCAGCAGCTGCACCGCGATTTCGAGAAGGTGCTGAAGCAATCCAGAATCCTTCCCAACCAATTTTGATGATTTCAGGATCAAGAACTTTCTTTCGAAGTTTCGCTAAGAGTTTCTTTTCTCCTGTTGGAAATGCAACATAGACATCGACATTTTCATCGTAGAGTTTAGAAACATCTTTCTCTGTAAAATAGGTTCCTTCTTTTGCCTCAATTTCTTCAGGCGTCATTTTCGGTTTTACAATGACTTCTTTTACTTTATAGTCCAAAGGATGAGATTCTTTTGGAATATGAAGACCAACATAAATTTCTTTTGGAAGTTGAATCATACTACTGATAGCACTCTTATTTTTTGGAACTATCGTTTGGAACTATCGTTTGGAACTATCGTTCAGTAACCAAAGAATCGTCATAACAACTCCTACAGCAGCTGCTCCTCCTACAAATCCTTGGATTCGAGCAGCCATGTCTGCAGCGACAAAATCTTTCTCAGTCCAAACGGGAGAACGATCTCGTTTTCCTAGGCGTTCATAGTATGCTAACACTTGTGCTTCTGTAAAAACAGGTTTGTTCAATTGTTCATTCACTTCGTTGTGTAAAAGGAGAGTCCAACGGAACAAATCTGCACGTTTGTCTAAATGAGGAGTAATGGGATATTTTTCCATATGTTTCTCATAATGTTCACGACAGATCGGACATGGAATAAGAACTTTGAGTGATTCAAAAAACTCTTTTGCAGCTTTTTTATACTCATAGGTTGGTTCATTCGGATACGCTAGAGCTGCAATGTGAATCGTATGCCAGAAAAAAGGTCCCCAAACGCTGGGAGGAATATGCATCGTTCTATTACACTGTGTGAAAGGGGATTTTGTAAAAAAACGAATTTTTGTTTGGAAGGTCTCTATAGGCCTGCTTGAAAGGTCTCTATAGGCCAGCTTGGCTGGTCTAAACATGGGAAAAGAGGGATTCCTATGAGGGGAGGAAATACAACAATGATCTGTACAAACTGTGGTGGACAAGGACATTCCTTTCGACAATGTATTGCACCCGTGATGAGTTATGGAGTCATTATGGTTCGACCAAAGAATCGTTCCTTTTGTATTGCTGAAAAGCTTGTACAACAACCATCCTTCGTCACTGGTTTAGAAACACAAGAACTTGAATTTCTTCTGATTCAGCGACGTGATAGTCTCGGATTTATTGAGTTAACGAGAGGGCGATACAAGATGAATGACGTAGATTACATTATTCTTCACATGAAGCGAATTACTCACGCAGAACGAATGAAATATTTAGAAGGACCCTTTGAAACGATTTGGAACAGCATGTGGGGATTGGATCATTCTCATTTATACAAGAACGAATATGAAACAGCAAAGGCAAAATGGGAATCGATTCACAAAGGTGTTACAGATGCAAATGGAACATTTTGGACCGTGGAAGATATGATTCGTGAGGCAGGAGAAGCACAAGAAACACCAGAATGGGGATTTCCAAAGGGACGCCGAGATGCTCATGAAAACGATTACATCTGTGCAATGCGTGAGATGTATGAGGAGACAGGTGTAAAAGAGGAGGATGTGATTCCAATTCAGAATCTAGAACCTTTAGTCGAGAGTTTTTTTGGGAGCAACCATGTGCATTATTGTCACAAATACTATGTTGTCTGGGTTCCACCTACGACAAATATTGAATTTGACGCAGAGAATGATCATATGAGGAGAGAGATTGGAGATATCCAATGGGTTTCTTTAGAGAAAGGTTTATCACTTATACGCCCAGAGAATATTGAAAAACGTGAAGTTCTTTTACGTGCTGCATCTTTGTTTCGCAATCTGTGTCCTTTTCCTCTAGGGAACAAACTCTAGACCAAACAGAATGGCGTCTCCAGAAGACTCAAGACTCCTCGAAACATGGAGGAGTGAAACAGATCGTCAAAGAAAAGAAGAATTGTTTGATCAAATCATTCGTGCAGGTCTATTTCCATCTGATGTTATACATACATGGGAAAGCTCAACAGGACTCTATCCGGCACAAGATGACATAGATTTTTTACCAAAGCTTCTACGAAAAAGAGAGTTTCTTGAAAGTTACCAGAATCCATTGTATGAATCTTGGGAGGAACGAAGTCAGAAATGTCGAACAACAGAAGAATTTGAGTTGACACCTGTGCAACGCTTTGTGAATACATTTCTCTCACCTCGAACACCTTATACTTCGGCACTTTTGTACCATGGTGTAGGTGTAGGAAAGACATGTACTGCAATCACAATTTGCGAATCCTATCTCGAGAGAACGTCTAGGAAAAAAGCCTATATCATCGCTCCACCAAATATTCAAGAAGGATTTCTTCGAACGATTTTTGACTTTAGTGCACTTCGTATTGGAACAGAACCAGGTGTAGAAAACACACACAGAGGATGCACAGGAGATATCTATCTCAAACTGACAAACAATATGTTTACACGAGATGAAGGAGTGATACGACGAGATATTCTGAGACTCATTGGAACACGCTATGCATTTTTTGGATATTACGCGTTTTACAAGGAAATCGAGCGAATCAAAGAATCTATTCCAAAAGGATCTCCAACAAGAATTCAAGACCAACGCAATGCTTTGCGTGAAGAGTTTTCCAATCGCATTATTATTCTCGACGAAGCCCATAATCTACGAGACAATCCTGATGAGAAAGAGGAAGAATCAGCAGATGATGCCTCGATTCTTGATACGAAAGAATCTCAAGCAGGGAAAAAACTCACCCCGTATTTTCTAGAAGTTTTACGATATTCTGAAGGGATTACTCTTGTATTAATGACTGCAACACCCATGTACAATTCCTACAAAGAGATTATTTTTCTGTTGCGTATTTTACAAACAAATGACAAAGTTCCTCTGATACAAGCATCAGATGTTTTTGAAGAGTCAAGAGATGGAGTGAGATTTACACCTCAAGGAAAGAAACTTCTAGGAGGGCTTGCAGGCAGATACATTTCCTTCATGCGTGGAGAGAATCCTATGACATTTCCAGTGCGTCTTTCTCCATTGACGAAACAAAGAGTTCGAACATGGCCTACAAAATCTCCGAAAGGAGAGTTGGCTCCACCGACTGGAAGGCAAGTCATGAACCTTCCCTGTGTTGGATGTTATTTTACACCAGAGTCTGAAACCTTTTATAAGAATGCCTGCAATGAAATTGTTCAAACATCAGAAGGATTGAGTATTACAAGCATGGATCGTTTGATTCAGGGAGGAAATTGGATGTTTCCTGTATCTGCAAATGCCTCTTACTTGGAACGTATCCAGCAGCTTGGATTCGAATCAGTCTTTTCCAAAGAAAAGAAAGGATCTCTTGTGCAGTACAGAGATGTAGAAGAAGACCGAAATGCCCGATGGTTGTTAGAGGGGGAATTACCAAAGGTGAGTGCAAAGGCATCGTTTCTTTTGAAACGTATGAAGACATCGAAAGGAGTTGTATTTATTTACAGTCGATTTGTGGCAACAGGAGCATTATCGATTGCTCTCGCTCTCGAAGCAAATGGATACACGGCATGGGGGAGAGATGTGGGATTGTTAGCGAATGGAAACCAGCATCCTGAGGGAAAACAATGTGCATACTGTGAGAAACATGAAAGAGGGCATGGGACGGACCATGCATTCAAAGCAGCAAAGTATATTTTACTCACAGGTCAAGAAGAGCTTTCTCCAAACAACAAGGCAGCAATCGATGCGGCACGAAATGCAAAGAATACAGATGGTGGAGAAGTGAAAGTTGTGCTTGGTTCACAAGTTGCTGGAGAAGGCTTAGATTTACGATTTATTCGAGAAATCTATGTGTTTGATAGTTGGTATCATTTGAACAAATTAGAACAAGTGGTGGGACGAGGTGTACGAAATTGTTCCCATGCGTTGTTGCCAGAGGCAAAGAGAAACACCACACTCTATTTGTTGTTGAACGCATATGCGTCTGAGCCAACCTTAGAAACCGTGGATCAATATTCCTATCGCACAGCCTTTTTGAAATCCTTGCTTGTAGGACAAGTCAGTCGAGTCTTGAAACAATATGCAGTAGATTGTGTGTTAAATCACAACGCTGTTTTAATAGAAAAACTCCTTCCAGTCACAGTGGAAGATGGCCAAGGAATTGTGAGAAACAATGTAAACCTGAACGATGTTCCATTCACTGCTCTGTGTGATTGGCTAGGGACATGTGAATACCAATGTATGCGTATAAAAAATGGTGAGAGTGTTCCTATGGAATTGGAAACGGATGTAGAGAAGATTGATACGTCGACCTATGATGCATATTCGGCATCTCATAAAATTCGTGAAATTCAGAAAGAAATTATAGATACAATTGTACAACAAGAACAAGTTGCGATACCAATCGATCACTTTGAGAGAAAATTTCAAACAATTCCCAGACCTTTTTTGCTTTCTATGTTACAGGAGTTGACAACGAAACAACAAATGCATATTACAAGTGCAGCAGGACCAGGAAGAATACTTTTGAAGAATCAAATGATTGTATTTCAACCAGATATTTACAAAGATATGACAATTCCTATTGCACTTCGTATGTTACCAATTCCAGTTCCAAGAGATGTCTATACGATGAATTTCTATACTCCAGGAGTGTATGAACTCTTGGAGGAGAAGAAAGAGAATGCAATACAAGAAAATGTTGGAAAGAATCTTTGGATCCATGTAAAAGAGTGGGCAGAGTTGCTACGAAATGGATCGTTTGGATTTGTTTCTCTACCACAAGACATTCGTTCTGACATGATAGAATTGGGAGGAAGTGCGACGAAACGAAAGGAGAGAGAAGAAAGAGTGGAAATGATTCTCTGGGTCTACGAAAGTCTAAGGAGAGATGAAAGAGGACGATCTATTTTAGCAGATGTTGTGCTCGACTATTTCTGGGATGAAATTCTAACAATGTCTTTGAAACGAAAGTATCTCACAGAGGAAACAACCGATCCTTTGATTCAAAAAGTAGCTCGTGAGAGTTATTGGCCGTTTGAAGGAAGTACATATTTACGTCTTCATGATACAGTGACTGGAGGAACAGAATACTATACTATGGGACCTGATGGAAAAGTGTCAAAGAGTGTATTATCTGTGAAGGAAGTCTTAGAACGAGAATCTACACGAGATCCATTGCAGCAGAAAAAGATCGATGATAGAACAACAGGACATCGGTATGGATTTTTAGTGAATCGTAAAGACAATGAACTTGTATTCAAAACTACAAACCCACCTGCTCAAGGAACCACAAAACTTGGAAAAGGATCTGTATGTGCATCGAGTAGTGCAGTGACATATGAACTCAATCATTTACAACAATTGGGACAACTCCTACGCAATTCCAATCTTCCAGACATAGGATTGAATGCAACAGAGATGGCACGAAGACGTATACAGAATAGCAACCGTGTATGTACTCTATCGAATCTTGTATTTCGTTGGATGGATCATGCAAAGGTACAAGGGAGACGGTGGTTTTACAGACCCTTAGAAGCAAAACTCTTGGGCCATACGTAAGGGTCTAAAAATCAAACCTGGATCTGTGAATAGATGACAGGTCCCAGTATGGAACAAATTGCAGTCTTTGAGGAAAAAGTAGCTATAACACCAAAGGATTTATCAAATGAGATACAATCCTTTGATGATCTGATTCTGAGAAAATTGAGAATGCAGTTGGAAGGAAAATGTTCAAGAGATGGATATGTGCTTCGCAATTCCTTAGAACTTGTGAGTCGTTCTGCACCTATTGCTGAAAAAGGGAGATTTACAGGAGACTTTCTCTGTTACTTGAAAGCTCAAGGAAAGGTGTACAACCCTCCAGATGGAACAACGATTGAAGGTGAAGTGATTCGAAAGAATAAGATGGGTCTCTATATGATTGTGGAAGATGCAATTCGTGTTATGATCCCTCGAGATCTTCACATTGGAAACGAAGAGTTTGACTCGATTGAGTTGGGAGATCGAATCATGGTTGAGATTAAAAAGTCGAGATTTCAAGTAAACGATTCCCACATTCTAAGCGTTGGACAGTATGTAGGAAGAGTTTCTGCCTCTGGTTCTGCTTCTTCTATAGAATCTGCAGCTGCTTCTGGTCTTGCATCTGCCTCTGCGTTTACGACTACAAAGCAAGAACTACCCGAGGCTTCGACAGAGGCAGAGGCAGAGGCTGAGGAGGCTGAAGAAGATGCGGAAGAGGAAGAGGAATCGGAAGAGGAAAAGAAAGAAGAAGAGGACGAATGAAAACAGATGTTGTCCGTGATACAGACTTTGAAACACGAAAGGGAATGTTTGAAGAGATGAAACAGTTTACGAGAACAGAACAAGAAGAATTGTATCGTATTTTACGAAAACAAAATGAAGAGATTAGTGAAAATAGAAATGGAATCTTTTTTGATCTAATGACGCTTCGATCTGATACAATTGAAAAGGTAAAAGAGTGGATTCAGTTTTGTAAGAAGAATCGTACAACCTTTGAAAAGAGAGAGAAGTTTTTGAATGATCTTACCATTGCAAATCCAGGGATCAGTGAAATGTTAGGTCCTTAGGGCTTTTGGTCAGGCCCCCTATGGGAGCACCCTATGGTCAGGCCCCCTACGGGAGCACCTAAGGTTTTTTCACAACGACAGTGTAAGATGGAGGGATTTTTGAAAGCAATTGAAAACAATCCTTTTGGGAAAGAGTGTGTTACACCCTTTACCAAAGAACAAGATGGAAAACTTTCCAAAGAAACACTGTGGGGCATAGGAGTCCGTGGACTTTCTCCTCCTCTTTTGCAAACTGCTTGGTTGGTAAAAGAGGATCCATTGATGGGAGTCGCAGGATCCAGCTATAGATCTGTGGAAGTTCGAGATCGTTCGTTCGCTCTCCAAGAGATCGCAATCAATACACTACGAGGAAATCGAAAGTTGACCAAGGCAAAAATGGGAGATGCGATGAGTGCATTGAAGCAAAATGAGGACCAACGCAAAGTTGTGGCGGAAGTCTTGTATGCATTGAAGCAAGTGCAAACCGTATGTTTTGATGAAGAAAAGAAAACACTCTGGACAGTTCCAAACGATTTGCGAGCATGGAGTAAGAATTATACAACACAATGGGTGGACAATCGCTGTGAAAGAATGTTAGAGGATGAAGGTGGTTTACAACTAGGACAATGGCTTTCAGATCGTGATATGGAGGGATGGACGATTCCATGGCCTCTTGCGGAGGGAAAAATGGAAGAAATACGAGAAGAAGCAGAACGTCTAGGAGTTCGAGCACGACCAACGGAACTTGGTGCAAAGGTGAAAAAGGAGGATTGGGCCAAGGCATTGGGACGTGCCCAAGCGGTCAAACATCTTTCTCTCTAGACCTTTGTAAAATTGATAGGCCATAAAGCTTTTCAACAAGGTCTCTACAGTAGAAAGAATGGAACTCTATCCGACAGAGATAGAGAAATTGAAACATTTGGTGGATGAATGGGTTCTTCACGATGCACGTGAATTGGAGGCAACCTTTTCAGATTCATCAGATACTACAACCTTCTTAACAGTTGCCCAGCGTTTGAAATCGAAGGGGTATACTGCATTGCCGCAAGAAGATCGTATGAATATTTTGACTCCATTTCAAATTCGCTTTGCACTCACAGGGCTTCGTGCAATAGAAACCTATTGTCGTGATGATACATTGGTGGGAAAACCCTTTGAAGCGATGATAAAGGATAGAACAAGCAAAGAGAGTCAAGTCGATTTAGATGAATATGGAGTCCGTGTCAAAGTGAGGAGAGAGATTGGATTATCTGATACGGATCCTTCTGTAGCAGATCTTTTGAACAAATGGAATGGTCAGAAAAAAGCCTTTCGTATTCTTCGACGATGGACATTTCTTGGAGAGGGTGTGAAGTTTGATTTGAGTATGGTGCGAAGTACTCCAGTCGATACAAAAGGCCAGTATCTATGGCAGCGATCGTTTTTAGAAAGAGATATTACGAAGAGTGTTCCACGGTTTGAGATTGAAGTGGAATTGATTCGCCCAGACTTGACAGGAGAGGAAGCAGGAAAGAAAGCAATGAAGGATTTGATTCGTGGGATTGGAGAAGTCTTACGTGGAATTCAGAAGCATTCCTTGCTTCTTCGAAAATCTGTGGCAGCACGTGTACTCGATGGCTATACATCACTCGTAAAGACAAATCGATTCCGAGGTGTTGCACCAATCACCATGGTTGTTTCGAACATGCGACTCGAGCGAGAGAAGAAGGTATACAATGTAAGAGATGGATACAACGTCACAGACAAGGCGGATGGACTTCGTATGATGGGCTACTGTGATGGACGTGGAGAACTCTATATGATTGATATGTCATTGAATGTCTATCGCACAGGGCTCACACGACTTTCTTGTAGAGAATCCTTGGTGGACGGTGAGTTTGTAACACAAGACAAAGAGTCGAAGCCGATCCAACAATTCTTGTTGTTTGATTGTTACATTTCTCCAGATGGTGTGGATGTCAGCAATCAGCCGTTTGAAGGCAAAGGAGTTGAGAAACGAGAGGGAGGGAGATACGGAGCATTGTTAGAGTGGACGACACGATGGAACGAAGGAATTGGGCCAACAAAGGCGAAAGGACTGACGGATAAGCAAGTGATTCTTGTCGCAGCGAAACAGTTTCTCTTCGGAACTGCAGGAGATACGAGTATCTTTCATGCTTGTGCAAAAGTGTTGGATACTGCGAAGATTTATCACACCGATGGTCTAATCTTAACACCAAACCTCGCACCTTTGCCTGCTACACCAGGTGTTGGATTTCGTGAGCAATTGAAATGGAAGCCTGCGAAGGATAATACGATTGATTTCCTAGTGATGTTTGACAAAGATGTAGAAAACAAGAGCAAAGATATGGTTACAATTGGAACAAAAGAAGATACTGGAGAAACAGTGCAATACAAGACACTTCGATTGTATGTAGGAAGTGATTTAGATCCTGCATACGAAGATCCTCGAGGCACTGTATTGTTCGAGCAACCTTTGCCAGGATCTCGACCAGCTCCTATGGTTCGAGGAAAGAGGAGATCAGAATACAAGCCAGTGTTGTTCAATCCAAGAGAATTGCCTGATACAATGGCGGCAGTGTGTTATATAACGATTGAAACAGATTTGTCTTCCAACGAAGATATAATTAAATGCGAGAATGATGATCCTATTCAGGACAGAAGTATTATAGAAATGCGGTATGAACCAGGGAATGATCCAGGATGGCGATGGATTCCTATGAGAGTTCGTTATGACAAGACAGAACGATATCAAAAAGGAATTCTTGGAAGAACCTTAAATAAAGATGAATCAGCAGAAGGTGTGTGGAACAGTATCCACGATCCTATTACAGAACATATGATTCGCACGGGATCGGAGGAGCCAAGTGCAGGAGAGGTAGAGAAAATGAGTGGTGCAGTTGCATCCTTTGCTCAAGGGGAATTATCAAAAGTCTATTATGACCGAAAAGGTCCCAAAGAAGATTTACAAATTGTAAAAGGGTTGAGAGATTTCCACAATCGCTGGATCAAAGAAGGAATTTTGTTGGAGAGTGGATTGCGAGGAGAGGGGAAGAGTTTGGTGGATTTAGCGTGTGGGCAAGGAGGAGATGTTACAAAGTGGGTTCGATCCAATGTAGACTTTGTGTTTGGAATTGACGTTGCAGGGAATGGAATTCGAGATCCAGAGAATGGAGCCTATCGTCGTTACTTGAATCAAGTGATACGATATGGCGGATATGATTCGATTGGCACGATGGTCTTCTGTATTGGAAGTTCTGCATCGAATATTGCATCAGGAGAAGCAGGTGCAACACCAGAGGAATCGAATATCATGCGATCTGTTCTAGGAAGGATGGCACCAGATGGACCTGTTCCACCGTTTGTGAAAAAGAAGGCGATGGGTCGACTGCGTGAGGGAGCAGATTGTGTAGCATGTATGTTTGCTCTTCACTATTTCTTTGAGAAAGAGGCAGCATTGAATGGATTTCTTCGAAACGTGAGCGATTGTTTACGCATTGGAGGATTGTTTATCGGTTGTTGTTTTGATGGAAAGAAGGTGTTTGACGCACTTCGTTCTGTGCCAGAGGGTGGCTCTTTGGTGGGGAAAGAGGGAGACAAGGAAGTCTGGAAATTGACAAAACGATACAGTGCAACAGATTTAGTGAATGGTCCAGAATCCTTTGGTCTTGCAATTGATGTAGAGTTTATTAGTATCGGCACGCAACAGCGAGAATATTTGATGCCGTTCGACTTACTCCAGAAAAAGATGGGAGATATTGGGTGTGATTTGTTAACAGAAGAAGAACAGAAGGATTTGCATTTGCAACAGAGTACATCCTTGTTTGAGAAGACGTATGATATGGCTATAAAAGCGGGGCAGAAATATCCAATGTCTCCCACAATCAAGCAATATTCCTTCTTCAATCGTTGGTTTATCTTCAAGAGGAGGCGTGGAGGACCTCTTGAAAGTGTTGTAGAGGAGGAAGCAAAGAAAGAAGCTGGGGTTCCTCCTATCGAAAAGCCAGTCGTACCAGTCGCAGAAGCTCCTAGGAAGAAGACATTGGCAGAACAGGCTGAAGAAGCACGAAAGAAATTCCTGGAGAAGAGAGAGAAACCAGCAGAAGCTGCAGAGGAAGGAAAACAACAAGATGTCATACATACGCTTCCAGTCGTGTCAGAAGGAACAAAATCATACAGTTTGAATGAACTCTTCCTCTTCTATATGGACGCAAGCAAGGTCGATAAATTGAAACTAGGAGAGCCAGATGCAGCTCGTTGGTTGGCTCCAGGAGCACCGTTTGATATTCTCGATGGAGCTACGTCATATCCCACATTGGAACATTATCTCGCAGCAATGAAATACAAGTTGGCAACAAACAAGCCGGAACTTGCAGAAAGTATATATGCACAGAGTGGAACAATCCACCAAGAATTCTTACGCATTCGTGCGACAGAATCAGGAGGAAAGGCACTTTCGGTAGAACGAGATTCGGACTTGCGAAAGGCAGAGAGAAAGAAGGTATTGGATGAGAGTAGTACTGCGGCGATGAAAAAATATCGAGCGATCTTTGATGAAGGCAAGTGGTTCTCTGTAAAAGATGGAGTCTTACGAGAAGGCCTTCGTCAACGCTGGGAGAGAGATGCAAAGTTGCGACGTATTGTAGAAGCTGCAAAAGGGAAGGGATTGTATTTAGTGTATTACACTGGTGCTGGAACAGGGTCTGATTTAGGAGGGAAGCGAAAGGAAAATGGAACCATTGATGGAGAGAATAAGGTAGGAAAAATTCTCATGGAACTCGCTGGTTACAGATTTATCTAGTTGCGTCTAGACTTCTTATTTTTTCGTGACTTTCGTGACTTTCGTGACTTCCTCGACTTCCTTGACTTCCGTGACTTCCTACGACCAGGAGAACCACCAGGAGGAGGTCTTGGCTGAGACCCTTGAGCACCTTGGGCACCTTGGAAGGTCGCTAGTTGTGTCATATTCAAATGACGCATTCCAGTCGTATTCCTCGCAACTCTAGGCACTGTAGGGCTTGTAGGACTACGTGGTGGTGCCATAGGAGGAAGAACAGTAGGTCTTACATGTTGTGGAGTTTGGTAGGGGTTCGACATCTACTATCTAAGGAGTTTTGAAAGAAGTGTAAAAGTGGATGGGGTGCTTGTATGATATTTCAACAGAATGGACCACTGTTCATCCAGCAGAAGCAAGAATCATTGAGTATACATCCCTTGCACAATTCTTAGAAACCGCGGTGTTTCTCCAACCAAGTTGGAAAGACAATCTCTTTGATCGATTCGAAGTCCATCGAGAGAAAAAGAGTCTCCAATTGTTTTGGAGAAATAGAATGGAATGGATTTGTTGCAAGATCTCTTTGGCAGGGATGAAAGAGTCTGAGGAGACGACATGTAGAAAGTATCTGCAAGAATGGTTTGAAAGATCCCAAGGATACCGTTTCTTGAAGTATGTAAAAAATGATGGGTTCTGAATGGGCTAAGGGAAGTCCACAGTATACAAAGAGATGGCGTATCCAATTGCTCCTCTAGATGGAGGAACACCACTTCAACCATGGATGACGCTAGCGATTGAACATCGGCATGCTCGTGATAATGATATTCATTTTGACGAGCCAACTCACGTCTATACTGTAAAAGGGAGTAGTAGAGGGATATGTTCTATCACACAATTCCTCCACCAATTCTTTCCACATTTTGACGCAGATGCCACGATTCGAAAGATGATGAAATCCAAACATTGGCCTCAGAGTAAATGGTATGGAATGACTGCAGAACAAATAAAGAAAGCATGGAATGACAATGGAAAAGAAGCTTCTGAAGCAGGTACAGCGATGCATTTGGGAATCGAGATGGTCATGAATCGTGCAGACAGTTCTGTAGAACCTTCTGTCAAAGAAACACTTGAGTGGCAATACTTTTGGAACTACTGGCACATTGACAAAGAGATATGGGAGCCGTGGAGAACAGAATGGGAAGTCTGGGATTCGGAGTTGAAGCTAGCAGGATCGATCGATATGGTGTATCGAAACAAGAAAGATGGAACATTTGCAATCTATGACTGGAAGCGTGCAAAAGAGATGAAGATGGAGAATTCTTTCGGGACAGGCTTTGGACCAGTGAATCATTTACCAGACAGTAATTATTGGCATTATACATTGCAATTGAATATGTACAGATGGATTTTAGAGAAATGGTATGGAGTGAAGATCAGTGAGATGGCACTTGTAGTCTTACACCCAAACAACAAAAACTATAAGAAGTATGTGTTGAATAGGTTAGAGGAGGAGATTGAAGATATGGTGGAGTCTAGACGGAGAGCTGTTGAGCAAGGGCTTGGACGAGTTGTTGTCTTCGATGAGAAGCCTGATCCAATTTCTACTTGGGCTGGGGAGTAGATAAGAATTCTTCCGCAAACTTTGGTCTTTCACGACTTTCAGAGCTCCAAGTGCTGCGTAGAAATTCTGACCATTCGGGAAGATCTTGGCGAACAATGTATTGAGATCCATCTCGGAATGCGGATGTTAGAGGGATATATTTGGGTACATGTTGTCTCAAGAGTTCTTCTCGTTTGATGGGGAATTGAATGAGTTCTTCAATGAGTTTTCTCACGAGAAGTCTTCGAGCATCGACTTCCATTTGCCCTAGATCTACAGTAGCAGGTGTGTGAATTGCACAAGACGATGTAGACTCTTTCCAAATACAAAGAGAGGAGCACTGTTCTTTTGGTTGCACACGACAATCCATACGTTTCAAAGACTGTTTTCTACCGCGAAGAGGAATCGAGGAATCCATCCAGCCAAGAACTTCTGAACCAAGTTTTATGAAAAGACGTTGACGTTTTTCCATGACACTGAGATCGCTGCGAGGATATCCTTCTTTGAAGAGAATGTCTTCTATTTCTCGTTTGAGAGTAGGAGTTGCAGTGAGAGCATACCAATTTGAAAAGCTTATACGTAGATGTTGGTAGAGTTCTTCAAATTCATCGGTAGAAAGAGTCATTTGTTCAGATGGTTTTGTTTCTGTTCCATAAAAGACCTGTGTATCAAGAACCCAAGGGAGAAGATCTACTTTTGTTTCTGAACCTTGTGGTGTCGCTTTCACAGGGATGAGAATTCCAGACTTGAGTTTGAGCATGACAGAATTGGAGAAAACCACATACACTCCTTCATCAGGAGAACGTCTTTGGTACATCATTTGTCGATCCATAGAAGATTGATATTTTTGCAGAAACGGGTCTAGAATTGTTGCATAGAACTCTTCTACAATCTCTGGAGTTGCGAGATATTTCCCAAAATTTCTCCAATCGAGATGAACAATCAATCCTGTATAGATAGACCCATCGTCAATGACAGGGACAACAACGAGAGACTCTTTGTATTTATAGGTCACAGCAGATACATGATTGAATGTATCTCTCAAGATAGAATAAGGAGTGACTTGTTTTGAGAGAAGGGTTGTTTGTGAGAGACGAATGAGAGATGTATTGGAAACACCAGGAACATCTGTATAGAGTCCTAGACCAGTTGTTTTACAGAGAGTTTCAAACTCTTTGACACGTTCTTTTACAATGGCTGGCCAAGCTGCGTAGGTACTGCGAGAGAAGATCATAGTCACTTCATGTGTTTCATACCCAAACTCTGAAGAGGGAGAATTTCTTGTATAGAGAAGAGGTTCCCAGATTCCACTGGAATAGTGTAAAAGGAAGGCGATGTCTGCACGTTTTGCAACGGTAGGAGAAACTCCATAAGGAGGACAACGTACTTCCAGAGTTCCATCTTTCAACACTTCTAGAACAATAAACACAACACCATTGGCATGATTTGTGACAGTATCAAAATCTTTCCATACGATCATTTTAGGGAGAGAAAGAAGATGTGCGTATTGTCGATATTCTTTTACAGCTGTGTCGTCTTTCCATTGTCTTTGAAAGGCTTCATAGGATTTTACGAGACGAACAAGAGCTTCTCTGTGAACTCCTGTTCCAACATCTCCTTGAAACTTGGATGCTGTGAACAGTGCTAGAGTGTTGTTGGTAGGAGTAGGATCATTTGGATCATAGAATTCAAACAGAAAGTTTCCATAGTTGAGTGCAACAAAGAGATTTGGTTGTCGAAGAACAACCTCTATGGTTGCTTTCATTTCTTGGGAAGAAGAAAGACCATAGTAGGGTGCAATTGCTGCGAGAAAAGACTCTGCTTGGAATCGTTTCCTGTTTTCCACAGCAACACGAAGAAATCCTTTCGCAGATTCATGCAAATTCATCATAGTGCCCTTTTTTTCCACAAGATTCTCTTTGGTCTGTTGGAAATAGCGATCGACAACTTCAGGAACAAGACCTACTTGTGGATCTTTTTCTACTTCGAGAGGAAGTTTGTTGGATGCTAGAATATAGGTTGTGTGGAGTCTGTTGAACAAAGAACGATAATTTGCAAAACGTGCAGACGTATTTGTTTCTTCTGGTTGTTCTTCTTGTTGTTCTGCGTCTTCTTCTATAGAATCTGGAACTTCTAGTTCAGGTTGAACACGTTTCTGAGCTCTCGATTTGAGTGGAGCAAAGGCAGGGTGTGATGCATAGATTGGTTCATCTTTGATAAAGCAGCAAGGGAGATAGAGACCTTGAGGATGGGGAGTTTTCTTCATGAAACGAATAAATGTATGGCGTTTGTTTTCGGTGGATTTATCTTTCACTGTTCTCTCAATCACAGTTTCTCCTTTCACAACGGTGTGGCGATTTTTCACAAGACCTCCACGACAAAATGGGCAGGTATTCGCAGGCTTCAGCTTTCCATCGCGATCTCGCGTTGCCTGAAAATCTTTGAGAAGAACTACAATTTCATCTTGACGACACCAGAAACGAGAACAAAGAAACACATTCGATTGTCCATGAGCTAGATTCGAACCATAGCGAAGTGTTGTGATGACTTCTGCATCTTCAGGAATTGTAAGAGGGGATGAGCTTTGGAGAGGATATTCTTTCCAATAGACTTTTGCGGGTGTATAGTCTCTTGGAGTTGTTTCATCGATTTCGTAGATCTGTTTCATTTTTTCATATTCAATCTCTGAGACAACCGCTGGCTGTTTCAAGGCATTTCCTGCACACATGGATGGATATTTCTTCAGAGAAGGATGAGTCTTGGTGTAGGAAAAAAGTCTGGAGTCGTAATATTGAAGACGTTTGCGAAAATAGACAGAAGCCTTCTGTGTCTTCAATTGTGAGGCGTCAGATATATCGTCTTCTGCATCGTCGTTTTCTGCTTCTGCTTCTGCTCCTTCTTTTATAGAATCTTGTAGTTTCTTGGAAGGTACAGTAGATCCAACAGGATCTTGACGAAGAAGAGTCTTTAACGATTCGTCTGCTTCTGCATTAAATCCAAAGAACGAATTTCCTAATGTATCAAGTCCTTCAAACGACGAAGGTTCTTGAACAGATTCTTGAATAGATTCTTGAACAACTTCTTCCGCTATCAAAGCATCTTCCATATCTTCTTCCTCTTCTTGTTGAAGTATAGGGAGAGCACGAAGAACTTCTTTCAAGCTTGATGTTGACACTGAGACAAAGAGTGAGAGAAGTGTTTTAATGCGTCGCAACGCATGGAGAGAATCGATACGATAGATGTGAAAATAGTAATATGGAAATTTTCCAAAGATTGCAATATCAATCCCAGGATTTTCCGTCTGTGTAAAAGGGGTGGATATGTCTTGGGATATGGTTTGAATAGGTGTATAGTCAGCAATGGTTTGATAAAAGTCTTGCACTCGTTTTTCTGCTTCTCTCGTAGGAACGTGGAACTCTTGTTGATAGAGATTCACGAGTTGTGCAAGACTAGCCGTTCCTGCAATGCGTTGAAGTTCCATCACTCTTCGTAGAAAAGCCGCAGATCGAGAAGGAGTCACAAAATTGTTCACAGACTTATAGCGTAAATATGCGAGCGGGTTTTGTTCTGCAAGAGGAGAGGAAGTCACTTGAAAAAAGGGGCGGAAAAAAGGGAGTTTTGTTCGAATCGATTCCTTCGTCAAGCGATCCGTATCTTGTTTATCAAACCATAGATTGAGAATCATATATGCATCTTGAATTTTACAACGATCTGGGGTAAAACATTGGAGGGGAGGAAGAGTCGAGAATCTGCTCTTTGGTAAAAGAACAGGTGATTGATTTTGTAGAAATTCCAAGAGTTCTGTCATATCACCCATATCATGAATCGAAAGATTCTTCACTCCTTCATTCGGTTGAACAATCAATTGTGCATCTCCCTTTTCAAAGACATAGAGAGTTACATAGATTGGAAACACACCACTGGATTCTGGACGAAGAAGTGCTTTGATCATGAGAGAATCTTCGTTTGGACGAATGGAAGGTTCTTTTGCCCATTTGAGAAGAAGATCTGGATGGGACATCGATGGTTCAGGAAGAACATTGCTTTTAATATGAATTTTATGAAGAGGTTCACCGATTTTTGGAAAGAAGCGAATGTAAGGAATCTTTGGACTGACCTCGAAATCAAAAAAGAAAGAATCTAGAGAGAACGTGTATTTGTAGGGAACAAGTTTTGGTGGAAGAGGATCCCATGTGAGACGAATATGACGAAGGTTTACAAGATGCACAGGGTCAACTGTTTCACTTTCACCAGGACGTTTCAGAGGTTCTCCAGATTCAAGAACTTCATTCAATTTCTTTACAACTTCATGGCGACGAAGGAATTGATTGACAAGAGTTGGAGCATAGTCCAAGAGATCTTTTGGAATTGAACCATCTTCATAGTCTTTGTCATGTTGTGGGAAGTAGAGACGAAAGATTCCATTCCAATTCATAGGACTGATCGGGCGAATCCCTGGGTATGCTGCGTAGACATCCGTATAGAGATATAGATCTATAATGGGTCCTATGAGAGGAGCAGATTCAAGAAGAATCTGATTCTGTGGATAGAATGTTCGATTCGATTCATCCATCGTCACAGGAGTTTGAACACGGAGAAAAGGGTTTTGTAAATTTGATTTTGAAATCTTGTATCGTAAATTTACATACTCTTTTCCAACAGGAATAAGAAGACATTGGTTATAGGGATGATATTCTTCTTTTTGATCCATCTTTGCATAAATCCATGTCGAAAGATCTTCAATTGTGTAAAAGGGGAAGAAATCGTCTAGGATCAATTCTTCCGTTGGATCAGGAGAGGAAGGAGAACGAAAGATACGAATTCTATAGTTCGGATGTGTCTCAGCAAGAGACTCTAAATTTGTCGGTCGGAGGATCTGACTGACAAATTCAGCATATGTGGTTGGTTTCTCAGCCATCTATATCGTGAGTAGGACATTCGCTATGAAAAATCCATACCATCTTTCTTTGGATCATAAGAAGGAGAATCTGTGATATGCATACCACAGTAACTCACAGGATGAGCTTTAAAATCCTGATATGTATAAATTCCTTGTTCTTCAGCACGTTTGAGAAGCCAAGCAAAATTGTTCCAGAAATCAGGACCATGTCCTAGAGTCGGTGTAACAACATGAGCCATTTCATGAAGAGCAACAAAAACCATGATGTTTTCATCCATTAAACTTTCATCACCACTATCTCTTTGTCGGAGACACAAATGGACTTTTTCTCCTTTGTTGACACTATAGCTTGTATGCTCAGCATCAGGAGTTGCTTCTGTAAAACGTTCTGCATCAGGGATGAAATTTCGAATCCATTGTAAGATTTGTGGTTTGTTTGGATATTTTGCTTTCATAGAAAAATAGAGAGATTGTATTTTGTGACGAACACGAGCGAGTAAATCAGCAGCTTCTTGTTTATCGGGTAAATCACGTACTTTATACACACGATTATCAAACGTACTCGTTACATTTACAAGAGGGTATTTGGACGATGTCGAGACAGAATCTCGAACAGCCGACACTGCCCTTGTAAATATATCTTTGAGGTCAGTCATCTGATTTTGACAGCGAAAGCGATGTCCGCGAGGAGATCTATGAAATTTCCAAGTCTCGGCGATTGGTATCAGGCTCAATGGTAGAGTTGTTGAACACTGTTACAGGGACTTGAGGGTTCGGGGGTTCACTTCGCAGCTGATAGTTTGCATTTCTGAGACTCTGCCCAACGGTATTAATACCGATAAGAGCACCAGCAGACAAGAAGTTCTTACCCTTCAAACTGCCGTTGCCCATAGGGTTTTGCTGAGCCCAGACAGAGTTCGTGTCCTTCGGAAGAAGTTCTCCAGGAGTCAAATGATCACGAGGGTAGCATCCAGGAGGGTTCGCAGCACTATTGAAATCTGCCGGACCGTTGCTCTGACTCATATTACTGAACCCTTCCTCATCATCTTCAAACTCTTCCTGCATGTTTTTCATACCACCGTCTTCAAAGTCTTCTGTCTCCATCACATCACCAGTAGCCATCCTTGCCAATGCAGCCATATCATCGATGTCACCACCAGCCGAAAAAGGGTTCGACATAGTTCCAGCGGTTTGAATAGGACCATCCAAGTCCATAGGATTCATTGCAGTGCTGTTCGCCATTGCATCCATTGTTCCTTCAAACCCTTCACGTCCACGACCGCTCCTCAGCAGGCCAAACATGGTAGGGTCCATCAGATAAATGCCTACGCCAACAAGAACAACAATGGCAATTGTCAAAAGTATTGAGCGACTATCTGAAGATGGCATTTGTGCTTCTGAATTAGTAGCAGGCAATATTTTCATGCATAGAATCAGAGTTTGGAAGTCCATGGTTTTGTTTCTTCAGAAGGGCTATCAGAGTCGGAGTCCACTTCCCAATCGGTGTCATCACCATATTCTTTGACGTAGGTGTGTGTCAAACTTTCTGCCACAAAAAGAGCTTTCGCAGCTTTTTGTCTTGCGTATAAAACACGTTGTTTCTGTAATTGACGCCGGGTTGGACCAATGGGAAGAGGTTCTGACGAAGAAAGAGGGATAGAGTCTTCTTCTTTCTCCTCCTCGAACGCAATGACAATATGTTCTGCTTGTTCTTTGAGTACGATATCAAACTCAAACAAGAAGTTTTCTTTCGAAATGACAAGACGGGCTGGTTCCCATGCGAGAGTTCCATCGAAAAGTTCGAGATCCGTTGTCGGAATAGAGAAGGAAATTCTTGGAAGTAACCAGTCGGGTGTAAGAGGCTTGGAAAACCAACCTTTTGTCGATTGAAGAAGTGTCTCGCAGATAGTCTTTCGTAAGTCTTCCGATGTTTCAAAGGATTCTAGCGGAGGTGTAAAAGTGGGTGTCTCTGATCGTTCTTTTATACTGGTAAGCCGGAAGCCATCAGTAATATTGCAAGTATACACTTTGTTCACCGTATCATATGTAGGCTTTCCTACCTTCATCTGCGTCTGCGGTGAAAAAGGATTGACTCTTTTAAGCACAGCAATGAGATGATCGGTTCACAAGGGAATACACAGATAACCAATTGGATTGAAAAAATCATAGATCGACTCATTCATATTCTTCAAAACGATACAGTGAAGAAGAAGATTCAAATACAAATTGTGGAACCTTTTTTAAATTATATTCTGGAACGATGCTTTCCGTATGTGATGCTTCTTTGTATCATTTTTGGAATATTTCTCATTTTATTGATTAGTATTTTCATATTTTTAGTTTGGAATAGGAAAGCAAGTGGATGAAGGGATCTTTGTACAGATGCGTACAATAAGAGAGTCTTTGTGGATAGAACTAGATAGAATGCAAGGGAGTTCTGAGTCAACAGATCTTGTTGCAGTGGGTGGGAAATCCCCAGCAACCTTTGATACGATGGTCCGGAGTTGGGTTCATTTTGATAAACTTGCGGCAACCTTCGTGAGACAAGCACAACAAGCTCGCACGGCTCGCATGCGTTGGGAAACACAGATTCTTGATAATTTACGCCAGACACATCGAACAGATTCGATTATTCAAATTGGAGGAGGACGATTAACAGTCCATGATGAAAAACATGCACAGCCATTGACGTATGGACGTCTAGAATCATTGCTCCATCAATATTATGCAAAGAAACGACCGGGAAGCGAAGATGAAACAATGAAATTGATGGAGTTTTTGAAGCAAAATCGCTCGTATGTTCTTGAGACTCGGTTAAAGAAAAGTTAAGATTCTTCTCTAGTAAACTACATACGAGAATAGCATGTATCAAGCAAGTGAAGAAGACTATCGCGTCTGGTTAGATCAAAACATATGGCACAATGGCTTGCTCAGAAGAGCAAGAAAACACTATATTCCAGCCTTTGCAGACTCTCTCACAGAGTTTCTGAAACGTAAGGGGTATACAATGCATCCTCGATGGGGGAAAGGACGTGGAGTCGTTGGGAGATGGTTGTATAGAATTGCAGTGTGTGTCTATGCAAGAAATACACCGAATGCTCCTATACAGTATGAGTTTCCTGGAAGTGAAACTGCGAGACCAGAAGATATAGATCAATTTTATCATGTCATTCCAACAGGAGACATCCAATCTGCATTGGAACGATGGACTGTTGTGGAAGATTTAGACCCTCAGACAGACATGGGGAAACGTGTATGGATTGAGCTTGAGACTCTTGTATGGAAGTATCTCGACTTGGAAACAAGTCGACAAACGTCAGAAGTCGATGCCTTCTTCTATGACTCTGAGTCAGAGTATGAATGGCAAACAAATACAAAGGGGTATACGGATGAATATATTCAAGATTCGTCAGAGGGATACCATGGTGGGAGAGGATCAAAAGTCTAATCACTCCAACTGTTTTGATTGAAAGGGAGAATACCGATATGATCACTATCTGCCTTAAACCGTGCAACCTTCTTATCAAACTCAATCGCATCAGGATTGAGAGGTGCTCCTTGGACCGCCTTGACTTCATCATGTTTCGATTGAGAAGGTTTTGTACCGAAGCAATTTACACCGAACCGAAGTTCGGGATTATCATAATACCCACCATTGATACCAGGTCTTCCACAGGAGAGACGATTTTCTGCAGGACCTGTTTGGAGTTTCAAGTAAGAATCCATTTGAGTAGGATAGACAGCCATTTGCCCCTTGACCCACCCATAATTGCACCAGTCAGCCCCCTTCTTCCAACTCTCTTTCACTTGTTTATAGGTTGCAAGTTCAGCACCAAGAGCTTTGCACAGAGGTTCTGCGTCATAATACGTATATTTGTTCGAGGAAACGGAGAAGACTTCTTTTCCAGTGGAAGGATCTTTCTTTACCGCAGTACTTGAATCACCAGTGCTTGCAGATTCCATGCCGGGCAACATCTTATCTAAAATAGAAGAAGCTTGACCAGTGGGGTTTGGAGGGTTTTCTGGATTTGTTTCACCAGAACGAGGAGCCTTTTCTGTAGCAGGAGATACTACTGTAATATAATCCTGTGAAGTATCGGATTGTATAGGAATAAATTGGGGATCTGTGGAATGAATCGGTCCCATTTGTTCAGGAATGACTTGTTGTCTCCTAGCTTCTTCTGCTTCAGCTGCATCAATTGCAGCTTGGTTGATTCTCTCAGTCAAGCGGGCATTTTCTTCAATCATAGCATTGTACTTCTTCTCGTACTCATTGTCTTGCATTTCTGCTAAGCTGGGACCATACATACTTGCTCCTGCTCCTGCTCCTGACAAGCTAGCACCTGCTTGTTTTGCAATCAATTGATCTGGAGTGGGTGTATTTGATGAGAAAAAGTTCGAAAGACCTGATCCAGATAAAAAGCTATCCCATGCATATTTTGTTTCTTCGGGAAAGAATACTGCAACTGCTATGGAAATACCAATCAATGTGAAAAAAATCATGATACCCATAAGTCCACCACTTCCAGAACCTGTATTGGAAGATGTATTTGCAGCAACATTTCGTGCATTTGTAACAGGGATAAGACTATTTAACAATGTACCACTCTTTCCCACGTTCATCTACCAATAGTTAGTAAATTGCTAGATGAATGAGAGACAAGGAAAGAGTTTTATACACCACTCTCAGGTTGTGTGCGATTTCCACCACGGCTATTGATGAAATTACGTTGAGAAGGCGTCGTGCAAACACAGCCGCCATCACAAGAGAAGGAAGAACCACAGCATTCAGGCTTACACTGATTGTTCCTGAACATGAACAAGCTGTCGGGTCCCATTTCTACTTCAGGACCATCCAGAGGTTCATTGGGAGCAGTATACCTCCAGTCACTTACAGTATTCCCAGTGCTCAACTTGATTCCATCAAAGGGACCTATGGCCTGGTAAGAGTTCTGTGCACCTGCTGCACGTGACGCATAGTTTTGGTATCCTTCACCATAGTTTCGGAATCCCTGGGGGAATCCTTTCCTCGCTTTAGCAGCTAGAACTGCAAATCCCTCGCGAGAATTCATGTAATTCACAAATCCTTGAGGAGTCGAAGAAAAGACCGGAGATTTCGTAGTGATCATTAGAATGTTTGCGACAATCAAGAGTAAAAGTGCTCCAATCAAGAAGGGTGTCTTCTTCATCATTTTCTAGTAGATAGGAGAGAAAGTGTAAAAGGATATGTCTTGTGAATTCTATCACTTCCAACTTCGGTAAAATCACGCACGACAAAAGAAGTTTCTTCTGCATCCCAAATACGATAAAAGCCAGACTTTGTAACGAGAGAATAGGAGAACGAGGTTGTTTTCACAGAGTTCGATGGAGGAGGATGTTCCCAGCGAGCTGTTTCTAGAGCCCAAATCCAGGACGCAGAGTTTGGTCCACTGACTGGAACATCTTTACAAACATCTTGATAGATTCCTAGAACTTCTGTAAACGTTGTGTCAGAGTCTAGGATAAAATCTCCTACTTGCACATGTCGGATGCTTACAGGACCTCCCGTAGAAGAATGTTTCGGTAAACACCAGACCTTTGTTTCAGGACCTTGAAGACTTGTACCAGGATTGCTCTGAGATGTCTTAGGAGTTCCTTCATTCAAAAGAGAATCTACAAATGTCTCCCAAGCAGCATCATACCCCTCTGGCAATTCTTCCCAATCTCGTAGAACAAGTGAACCAGTTTTACTCTTTACTGTCCATGTACGTGTCGATGTATTCAAACAATAGAGTCTATCAGGTTTTGTAGAACAAAGAGTTGCCTCAGGATGCTCTCCTGCAAAGATCCATTCGTTTTTGTAAAAGAGGAGATGGGATTTGGAAAGAATGACTCCATCAATCTCTACACACGATCCTCCAACGGTTTTCAAAACTCCTTCTACAGAATTCGTTTCTTCCAATGCATCTCCAGGTTGGAGTGTTTCCACTGGTTTCCAACCCTTTTCTGTAGCAACAAGTGTTCCAGCCGCAACACAATACGTATCACCACCTGGTCCAAAAATAAAGGCAGATTGTGCGATAAGAAGAAGAACGCCAATAATAGAATACATAAACTGCTCCAACAAAGCTTTAAAAAAGGTTCCCACAAATGGAATAAAGGACATTGCAGTAAGAGCTCCAACAATCATTGCGATAAGTTGAATCGTTACAAGAATAGCAAAACGAATAAAATTCACGATTGCAGTGATTCCAGAAAATCCTGCGAACAACATCGATATTGCAATAGCTTGAGCACGTCGCATTCCAGAATTCAATGCCTTCATAATTCGAGCAATTTGATACCCTGCTAATTTGAATTTTTGCCAGAATATATTAAAAAGATTGTTGACAGGTTTGAAAAGACTTGTTGCCGAGGTTCTCATCATATTCATCGAATGTGTAACAGGGACAGTTGCTTCCACATTTTTGGTCATGATATTCATAACGGGAGCCATAGAGTTATTCACAGAAGAATCCACTGCATAATTCAAACAGAAATTGAAATTGTCTGACGCAAATGTTGTTCTTACATCAAGTGGTGTTCCTTCTTTTGGAACATAATGAGCAACAAGCATGACGAGAAATTCACACCGTCGTTTGTCCCAATTCTCTCGAATATCTTGTATTTCTAAAGTTGCTACAAGATATGCAAAATATATGAAAAGTGCTGTTGTAACAGCCATAAGAGGAACCCCCTTTAGCATTCTGGAATAGCTTCTGGTTTATAGAGATCTTTGCCAGGCGTAGAACTTGAAAGAGAAGTACTATAAGGAAGTTCTATATCTGGAGAATGAACTTCCAAATAATCACGAATCATGAGACCATTGTCGGTTTCAATCGATGCAGAAGGAGTTACAACAAAACTGTAAAAGGGAATTGGTTTTGTATGAAAGACTCGTGGGGCAAGTTGCCATGCACGAACCCATTTATGGTGTACAGAATCCCAGACTGCAGTACCTGAAGCAAAGGTTTCTTCACCTATCGTACACGTCTCTGAAGTCTCTTTTTGAACAAGTCCAAGGACTCTTCCATGTGAAAGTTCTTCCCCCAATCGTATAGACTTTGCCGGGCGACATGTACCATCTTTTAGAACAATCTCTACATTGGGAGAAAATGCTGTTGTATTTGGAACATTGGAGGAAGGAGTGTAAGAGGAGGATGCTGAATTTAATGCTTTGTGGACCCATCGCAGAGCATCTTCATCGCCTTCTTCTGTTTCATCATAGTCACGAAAGATATAGGATTCAATAGGAATCACATGGGTATCTGTATTGAGACATATGAGAGGTCGATGGATACCACCTCTCCAAGAATAGGTAGGGAATGCATCTGGATGGTCTTTCGCTTGAACCCATGTGTTATTGTATAAGACATAGTGATTTCCACTTACAAGAATATCTTTCAAATAGACCATTCGTTCGCCATCAGCAGCGAATTGAAAGACAGAGGTGATACGACTTCCATCTTTGCATATATCTCCAATACGAGCCATTCGAATGGGTACAAGACCTTTCCCTCGAAGATCGATGAGAGTGTCTGGGTCAAAACAAAACATCATTAAGAATTGCACAAGATCTGTTTGAGAGAAATTGATCGATGCTTGAATACCAGACGTTCCCATGTGCATAATTGCGTAAGCAGTACCATAGACACGTTTCATCAAGTATGTGATACGTGTAGCAGAATAGCGAACATGGAAAAAGAGTTCTTTGAGACGACCCCAGAATTCAGAGAAGACTTGTGAAACAGAACCAACAATGGTTGCAAATGTCATACGAATGGAGTTGATACCTGAGAGCATATTGATGAGAGTATCTGTGAAGAGTCCCATATGGGTGTAAAAGGGTTTGACAACTTGTAAAGATCGTTTATCAAAGCCATCTTTGAGACAAAACTCGAGATTTTCCATTGCACGATGGCCGTAGAATTCTGCCAGTAACATCACATCAGGTCGACATCGAAATCTGCCCCAATCTTTTCGAATGTCATTGTACGATCCAAAAAAGGATAGGAAATATAAAAGGATAATAAATGAGAAGGTTATAATATAAAACCCTATCATCTGTCTACAAGTGAGGATCAATTTCATAGAGTTTTTCCCATCGTTTACATATGCGTCTTTTGAATCCACACTTTATCTTGTGTAAAGACGGAGGATGCTTTTGGAACAGTTCGTGCGGTGAGTTTTGAAACAGCATTCAATTTGTGATACGTTTCCAATGCACCATATGCACGAATCGCTTTTAGAAGAGCAGAATGACGTTCATGTTCGGGAAGACGAAAGCTATAGCCATACTTTTTCAATTCTCCTTGTTTGAGAGGACCTATTATTTTTGTCCCAGGGAGAGCTTTTCCTTTTTTCCCTTTGTCTAGAATACAAGAGGATTGTACAAACTTCGTGTTTTGTTTAGGAAATACACGCACAACACTTCCTTTTGCAGTTTTTCGCAAATATCCTTCTTGACGAACTCTGTTTGACATATGGCGAGTATAGGACTTTCTTGTTACATATCCTGGAGGACACGAAGAAATATGTTTCAAAGAATTGGAACTAGAATTCTTCCGTGTCTTTTTGACACAGGTAGATCGAACGTATCTACCATTTTTTCGTGTATAGGATTTTCTTTCCACAGTTCCTTCTGGACAAGCCATTCTATTGTAGATGCTGAGAATTATATATACGCTTGATATGTTCTGGGTCATAGGCTAGAAATGCATTCTCAAACATGAGTGATGTCCAATACTCCGCACACGTCCTACAATGGGGTTCCCATTCCTTCGGATCTCCTAGACATTCTAAAAACGTTTTGAATTCTGCATCTTGGATGAAGGAATGATTGCCAGAATCAATATAGTAGCGTATACTCTTTGCTTTTTCCCGCAAAATACTTTCGAGTTCTGTGACACGAACAGGATTCTGTGTTTGCAAGGAAGAGGTTTCGAGGATAGATCTATGATACTTTGAAAAACATTCTAGAATATCCTTGCACTTTTGACAAGAACTATTCTCCATTCTAGTGGGTATGACGAAGAAGTAAGACAAGAGATCCCGCAAAAAAGAGAACAAGAATATACTGGAGAGACTCTTTCTTCTCTGTATTCACAGGGAGAAGAGCCGCAAGAGGAAGAAGAACCATGAGTAAAAGAATCGTATCATTGTCTCTTCTATAGTTTTCAAAATTCTCAGGAACATAGGGTGAAACATTGACATCGTATTTCATATCAGTCATATTCTGCACATGAAGTTCTTTGAGTTTTTTCATAAGAGTTTCGGGAGAATTTGGATCTTTGTATGTTTCTACATCGCCTCCACCCGTCGATACAATAGGAATTTCGTAATCAATATGTTTGCCAGAAGGGATTGTAGATGTATTCATTCTACTGTAGTGCGTATTCTAAATAGAAGAAAACCCTACGTAGAAAGTTAGATGTCTAGGCGTGGCCCTCCTACTCTTCCTCCTGAAGAACCTGCGATTCCATTGGATGCACCAACAGCAAGAGCACGATCTTTGTATATTAAGGAAATGATTGCAAAAGTGGAACAATTGAAGGAGAGTGGAAAAACGGCGGATGAAATTCAGGAAGCTCTTCCAGAATTTCATTCAAAGTATCCAATGTTTTTGAAACTGTTGTTAAAAGATAGCAGTTATAAGCAATCCGGGTCTCTTCGTACCATGTTAGGTGCGTTAGATCGTATGGGCACAGGATCTATGACACAACACCAGGCTTCTGTTGCAGTAGGCCAACAATTGCACGATGTGTATATTAAGCCAAGATTGGGAGAAGAACACTAGAGAATCTCTTGTATATATAGAAAATGAGCCACCAATATGACTCGACGGCAAAAGGATTGATGATGTGGGCAAACTCTGAATTGGAACATGTTGGACGAATTGTAAGTTTGAAGGATAAAGATCTTCAATACTCCTATGCATTAAGTACTGTAAATGGTATGGCACATCTGAAGGATGCTATTGCTCAATATGTGGACCAACACCCTAGATCCACAATGCGTGAAGATTTATTGGTTCTTCATGAGAAAGTCATTCGCGTCATGAAGCATCTGATTTCGGATTTTGGAGTGAATCTTGATACGATACGAGCGTTTAATACACGTGGTGTATTGAGCTCTATGGAATATTTGAAGAATGGTAAGAGAAACACTCGTAAGACTCGTAAGACTCGTAAGACTCGTAAGACTCGTAAGTAAACCTAGTTTTGTCGAGGTATTTGAAATGTATCGCACCACATACGACTCAGTGTAAGAGAGAGTTCTAAACGACTTTCTAGAGATGCTTTCTCTAATTGCAATGTATCTTGGATACTTTGGATTTGGAGAGATTCTTGCCACGCAATTTGTTCCTGAACAGCTTCTTCCACTTGAGGAGGCCAACGACCTTCTATGAGAGATGTAAGAGGGGATTGGATGGTTTGTGCTTTTTGTAAATGCTGAATCCATTCAGAAGCAGCAGCAGAACCTTTGTATCCTTGTGCTAAGAAATAGCGTTCTGAATTGCATGGACGGCTTGTCGCTGGTTTGTAGAGAACAAAGCGATCGAAAAAGACTGACGTTCCTAAGAAAACATCTTGTGTTGCTTTGCTATACATATCAAACAACTTGATCAAGAGTGTTCCTCCTGGGCGTAGACAAGAAAGTCCCATAGAAAAGGAAGAAAGTAGAAGAGGAAATGCCATTTGTTCTTGTTTGGAATAATCAATGCTGAAATCAAACCCTCCATCCGCAGTGAAGATTGCTGCCCCAAGTGGAGAGAGTGTTTTGACGCGTTGTAAAAACACTTCTTGATTCTGTGGCTGGAGAATATCACCTGTTTCATCTTTTCCATACTCCAATAGAATCTCAGGATTTTTTCTCAGAAAGCCAATCGATCGTCTCCAACCAGGAATATGCGATTTTGTAGGTTTCAACGTCATAGCAAGAATTCCTTTTACATTCACACGCCGTTGTTTCGCTTGTTGTAAAAGACATTGGATAAATCCACCTGGCCCTTCACACACATGGGCTGAGACAAATTCTGAAGAATGTATATCTTTCGTCCAGAATTGGATAAATTGTAACATCTCCACCATTTTGAAATAGGAACGACTCAGTGGTTGGGCGATAGCAATACAAGGAAAACTCGTATCATCTGTACTGGAAAAAATAGCTTCGTATGGATTTGTAATTTTCTTTCGAATCTCCCATTCTTCTTGCGATTCAAATGCAGAGATTTTGTTTTTTGCTTCTAATATGGTCGAATGATCTTGTTCGACCCAGCCTTCTTTCGATGGTGTTAGAGGGGAGAGTGGAGGGAGAGGAAGGTTGGAGAGAGAAATGCATTGGAATTCTTTCCAGGGAATCCACGGGGGTTCTGAGGGCCGCGACATAGAGTATATTCCATTCGGTTGTTTAGCCTGGCTTTCCTTTAGTCTCCTTCCGCAATTTCAACGAGTTCAATATCTTCTTCTTCCTCCAGATACTGATTCGCTTTCGGCAGAGCGATGTTCACCCTCAACCGAGAAGCAGAACAAGGATCGTCAGGATTGCTATAGAGTTCTTGATCCACTTCATCCTGTGTAGGAGGAGGTGCATCCATAGAATCATCCACTTGTTTGACAGGTGGTAATCCTTGCTGCATCCGCAGAAACGCAACTTCATCAAGAAGAATGTCGCTAAACGTCGTTCCTCCACGAATCGGTTGACCTGTCATAATATTCGCAGAAACTCCTGTGACAGGATCAATTTCTGCAAACACAGCAGCCTTCAACAGAATTCCTTCTGTCTCTTCAAACGATGCTTTTGCTAAAACACCAATATCGTTCTTGTTAATACCATATCTATCCACAGACATCAAACGTCCTGCTCTCGTCATGACATCCAAGAGAAGTCCTAGATGGCGGTAATTGATCTGACCTTCTTCAAACAACGTCTGGATTTCATTGAACAGCACCTGGCGTGTTGCTTCAATACCAAGCTGCCCATAGATATCATACACGTGCGTACTATACACACGTGTTGCATCGACCGCAGGATGGTTCAACACTTCCTGGAAATTACTTCCATCTGTGTCAAGAATATATTCTTCTTGTGGCACATACTTTCCCTCTTTGAATTGCAAGCGTTCTTCTCCCTTTCGAAAGGTCACGGCTTTGATACCAAGGAATCCACGGATGATCACGGAATTCATCAATTTATTCTGGAGTTTCTTACACATGTTCAAGTAATCTAAACTTTCTGCATCACTTTGTTTCTCTTTCTCTGCGAGAGTATCCATGTGAATCCTCATAATCAATTTCTGGCTATTAAAATCGGAATACATCACATGAATCGAATCTTCAAAACGTTTCCTCAAGACAAACATGATGTCATCCATCGTAATATTCTTATCAAACATCTTCTGACGATTCAACTCAATGCGAAGAAACCATTTGCTATAGGACTGTGTTGGTTGATTCAATTCAAAGAGACGATAGAATTCAATCAACTCTCGATCTTCCTCCAACAATGTCGCCGCATCACTTGGATCGTAGTAAATTGCAACCTTCACCGTCATATCTCGAAGAAGAGTTAATTCTAATTCTTGAGACACTTCTCTTGCTTTGCTCTTTGAATTCGCATATTCTTGCTTCAAAGGAATGGTGAGCGACTTTGCTTTCGGATTTCGCATCACCTTCAACAACTCCTTCAATCGAGGAACACCTCGTGTCACATTCGACTTACTCGCCACACCTGCCAAGTGAAAGGTGTTCAACGTCATCTGCGTCGAAGGTTCACCAATACTTTGTGCAGCAATAATACCTACTTGCTCTCCAGGTTGAGACCATGCTTGCCAGTTCTTTGTCACCAACATCTCGCATAAGGTGTCAAAGGCAGATTCTGTGAATCGTTCTCTCACGAGAAGTTTCATGGGAGACAAATGGTACCGCAAGAGTGCTGACCACATCTTGTGAAATCGCTGTGTCTTCTCTAAGACAGATTCAATCCCTGCGAGAATACGAAGAGGAGTGAGATTTGTCCTCTGTTGATCATTCAATCCAAACTTCACACGCAGATTGAGAATCAATCGCTCCACATTGACCGCAGCAAAGATATTCCCTTGTTGTTTGTTTCGAAACACACCTTCCACAAGCATCTTTCGATCAGCCTTTACAGCATTCACGAGTGCTGCGAGTGCAGGACCTTCTTCTGAACTGTTTCGATCGACTCCTTCTCCCAAGACAGGTGTCAAATCAACGCCCACCAATCCAAATTCACGCTCGATATCTTCATCACTCATCTTTCCTAAATCCAAACTCTGACTCTCAATCTTTGTAGAGTTGATTCCATCTTCTCCATAGTGAAACTGGATGATGTTCATGTTTGCATCACGCACAGTTCCATCGGATTGAATCACTAAATCTTCCATCGCTTTCACAAGCTGTCTCTGAATATATCCTGTATCTGCGGTTTTTACAGCTGTATCAATCAAACCTTCTCTTCCTGACATTGCGTGGAAGAAGAACTCGGTGGGTGTCAAACCTGCGATGAAGGAATTCTGGATAAATCCTCTGGCTTCAGAACTATCATCGTATTTCTTGAAATGAGGAAGAGTTCGATCCTCAAATCCATACGGAATTCGTTTCCCTTCTATACTCTGTTGCCCCACACAAGCAATCATCTGGGCAATATTAATCGGACCACCCTTCGATCCAGCTCGAACCATTGCAGTCATGCGATTTTCATTTGCGAGAGAATTCTGTCCTGCTTCTCCTGCAAATTCTGTAGCCTTGTTCAAAGAACCAAAGACTTTATCTTCTAATTCGTTCTGATTGGATTTTCCTGTGTTGTTATCAAACAGGTTCTGGTGAATTTGTAAAAGGAAGGATTCAACTTCCGTCTTCCTCGTCTGGATTTTCTTGTCCATTTCTTCTTTTGTCGTCTGATCTGCAATCAAATCACTAATCCCAACAGAGAATCCGTTGTAGACGAGGAATTGTTCAAGAGTGTTCTGGAGAGAATCAATTAAATCTGTTGTCTGTTTACTCCCATAATCATTATAGGTCATGTGAATCACACCACGAGATGCTTTGCTAAAGATGCTCTTATCAAACTGCCCCTCTAACACATCTCCTTCGCGAATCATAACCTTTTTCTTAGAACTGTTCATCATCTCAAGATTGATCGGCGGAAGCAACTGGCTAATCACTTGGTGCCCTGACCAACGATCGCCTTTCCTTGGAATAGGAATCGTTCCATCAAACCTCTTGTTCCACATCATGAGATTCATAAATTCACGTCTGGAGAAGCTCACATGTTCGCGAGTCAATCGATAGGCACCTACAAGAGTATCTTGTACAACACCAATGACTGGAAGACCATCTCGAGGGCGGAGAATTTGATGGGGAACTGCTGCAATCTCTTCCAACTCTGTGGCTGCTTCATAACTCTGGGGGCAATGCATGTTCATCTCATCACCATCAAAATCAGCATTGTAAGGTGCAGTCACAGAAACATTCAGACGAAAGGTCTTATACTTTAAGACTTTCACACGATGGCCCATCATAGACATACGGTGGAGAGTCGGTTGACGGTTGAAGAGAACAATGTCTCCATCCATCAAATGACGATTCACAACATCACCAATATGGAGAACAATCTCTTTCGTATTCACATGTCGTAAACTGATAATGCGACCATCAGGGCGACGAATGGTCTTTGCACCAGGATATTTGAGAGGACCGTTTTGAATGAGTTTGTACAACTTATCGCGATTGAAGATAGTCACTGGTTCTGGGCGAGTCAAATTCATAGCGATCTTTTCAGGAACACCGAGCTCTGTAATAGAGATGTTGGGATCGGGTGTGATAACAGAGCGTGCAGAGAATTCTACACGCTTTCCTTGAATGTTGTAGCGGATACGACCTTCTTTGGAACCAAGACGCTGCTGAATCGATTTGAGAGGGCGACCATTTCTCTGAGCACTCGGAGCAACACCTGGAATCTGGTTGTCAACAAGAGTTGCAACGTGATACTGGAGAACGTTTGTCCATTCATCAATCACAGACTTCGCAGCATTCGCTTCAATTCTTGGCTGTAAATAGGTATTGTTCGTCTTAATAATTTCTGCAAGTTTATGGGTTAAATCATCTTCAGATCTCTGGTTGTTGTCGGTAATAACAGACGGGCGAACTTGGGGCGGAGGAATCGGTAAAACAGTGCAAATCATCCAGTCAGGTCGGCACCAATAACGACTCAAGCCCATGAAATCCACATCTTCATCGGAAATTCTGCGAAAGAGGCGTAGGACATATTCCACTTCCAAGACTTGTCGTTGTTTCGTCGCACCTTCTTCAGAGTCAGGCTTTTCCACATTGTCCCATTCAGCAACAATCCTCGCAATTCCTTCACGAATAAAACGAGCTGGCTGGCGTGCACCACACCCATCTTCACGTTCTTGGCCACAACGAGAAAGTTCTTTCGAAGCTGTGAGAACTTCTCGCCATCGAGCTTCTCCACGCCTCTTCAAGAAATGTTTGCGGAATTGCTTGTCAATCAGAAGTTTTGAACAACGAATGCAGACACAGGAAAGGATATTTAAGATGTAAGAGAGGAATTGGATATAATAGACAGGTCGAGCGAGACGGAAATGCCCAAAATGCCCGGGACACTTGTGATTTGTCTGACCACAGCTTCTACATTCTTTTCCACTATCTAAAACACCCATGCGTGGATCAAAGAGACCGCCGATTTTTGGCTCAGTCCCTTCAAACGTCCCTGCATTTGTAATTTCTACAACAGATCTTCGTTCGACTTCATCTGGGCTAAAGATACATATCTGAATTCCCACAATCGGTTCGATCTCGGAAGAAGGGGAATAAAAGCCTGCGGGCATCTTCTGTTGAAAGGGACTATGTTTCTAAGTGGGCGACTCTATCAATTTTTAGGAAAGTATGCAACTGTGTAGACCTTCATCTAAAGGATTCGAAGGCAACTCTCCAGATGTCCACGACGTACGTGAGTGCGTTTTTAGACTTGAGAGAAGATCGTTCAAAGGATAAATCTGTGGAACGATGTTTTACCCTCTTTCAAACACTTACAACATCTTCTATCAAACTTCATCTATATCTCAGTCGTTCCTATGAGACGTTGTATCAAGAAAAACTGAAGAACTGCAAAACGCTTCATGTCGAATGGATCGAATTGGAAGACTTAGATATATACAAACGATTTCAGGGAACATCGTATGCTCTCCCTGGGCATCGAAATGAGTCACATGACACTGCACATTTTCTCTTGCTCATGAATGCAAAGATTGAATTTTTACACAAGGCTATACAATCGAATGTGTATGGAACATCCCAGTATGCGTGGATTGATTTCAGTATTTGCCATGTATTCAAAGATGTTCGAAGAAGTTTAGACTTTGTAAAGATGCAGGGGAACAGTCTATGGAAAAAAGGACTTCATATTCCAGGATGTTGGCCAAAAGAGTATAGGAAAGAGTCTTTGTTTCATCAAGTCCATTGGAGATTTTGCGGGGGATTTTTTCTAGGAGACAAAGAGTCTATTCTAGAGTTTCATACACTCTATGAAAAAGCTCTTGTATATGTGCAAGAGAAGGGAATCCTTCCTTGGGAAGTGAATCTCTATAGCTATTTAGAATTGTACGAAGATTGGAACCCTCTCTGGTACGGTGCAGATCACAATGATTCTATTGTGCGTATTCCAATGGAACAGATTCGCTGTGTCGCAAGTCTCACGACAATTCCTCCAAGATTGAAAGAGGAATGTAAGAAAACTATTGATTCTTTACTAGGACAAGTAGAACACGTCTATGTGAATGTTGCGACAAAGTACAAACGATTTCCAAACACGTTTGAACTTCCTTCCTATTTCTCGGAAGAACCCTATCGCTCTTCTGTGACAGTTGTAAGAGGAGTGGATTATGGTCCTGCGACCAAATATTTAGGATCACTCTCTTTGATCGATCGATCGTATTGGATCTTTTTCTGTGATGACGATCAAGAATACAAGGAAGGACTTGTGATGCATATGCAGAGATCGTTTCAAACCATAAGAGCGTATCAAAACCATTACGCACACATTCTTCGAAAAACCTCTGGGGGACTTCTTCACGGGTATGTAGGAAATTGTATTCATGCATCCTTGCTCTCAGATCTTCCACTCTTTCCTTTGCCAGACTGTGCAAGATTTGTTGACGATCAATGGATTTCCATCTTTTGTTTTCAAAAAGGAATTCCAATCGACTCGACGAATGCCGAACACTATCGAGATATTTTCAAGACTCTGGAAAACAACCATGAAAAATGGGGATCCTGTCCTTTGGCAAGTTTGCAGAATCGCGATCAAAAGATTCAAGAGTTAGGAGAGTTTTTCGGTGTTGTATTCAAACCAGCAGGTGCTATAGAATATAAGCGTTATGTAGAATGATGGATCTTCTGGTTGGTATGTGGGTATAAACCCTTTCGAACTATGTAAGAGGAGAATGGAACTTCTTCTGTTACCTACTACGCCTCATGCTGCAGAGTATTATGAGTCAAAGAAACTGTCGGGGGAAAATGCAGGGTTTGATTTGTTTGTCCCTAGGAAGGTCGTGTTTTCTCCTGGAGAGCGGAAGTTTGTCTCCATGGAGGTGAAGGCAATTCTCCAAACGAATTCTGCGATTGCAAAGCATTATTGGTTGCTTCCTCGCTCTTCCATGAGTAAGACCGGGTTGATGATGATGAATTCGGTAGGAGTGATCGATCGTTCGTATCGCGGAGAATTGATTGCTGCTTTGTGGAACACGACGGACAAGGAGGTTGTTGTAGAAATAGGTCAGAGGTTGGTACAGATTGTGGCTGGAGATATGACATCGTTTGACAGTGTCAAGGTGATTTCACAACTTGACACAACAGAGCGTGGAGAAGGTGGATTTGGATCCACAGGCGTTTAGAAGAAACAGATCTTTATGCAATTGCAGCAGTCCTTGAAACTTCAAAGAAGGATGTGCCGTTCGATATAAACGTCAAAGTATAGTTATTTGCTCCAGCTGTTGTAAGAGTTCCAGTTGGCTTAAATCCAGTGCCAAACGTGATGACACGAGCAGTACCATCACCTGTTACAATGAGATTTATGGCTGCACCAGGAACAGTTGAAGCACCTGTTATAGTGAGTGTTGGGGTTATACTATTTGCAGTAATGGTGTACACTTGGCTGAGTGTCCCATCAATTGCCGTAGCAGTACCTGTTGCTGGGAGAGCAGTTACAGTGCCGCAACGAACTTGTCCACCTGCTGTAATGGAACCATTCGTAATCACTGGTTGACCAGAATGAAGATTTGTAGAATCATCCTGGTCATACCCGTTCGGAATGGTCACAGGCTTGTCGATGCTGAACGTGGTGAAGTACTTGGAATTGGGATCAATGAACCCAGAAAGAGCAGGCACAACGTCGCTGTTAAAGACACCAACCATCATGGTGGTGACACCAGGGTTTGCACCAGGAAACAAACGCTTGCCGGTTTCATGCAAGACAGCCCCCTTCGGATAGCTTCCACCAGTCTGTGCAGTCAGAGAACCAGTGACTACAAAGGTCGTTTGACTCCTAGTGGTTGCATAACTCCAGAGATGGCCGGTAAAGTCCTGGGCCGCAATATAACTCTTCTTTGACATTTCGGCACGGTTTGTAAAGACAGATGACATTTCTAGAGTGGCTAAAGATTTTGTTTGAATATAGGAAAGATGGAAGAAAAAGAAGTATGGGGTTCAAGATTTTATACGTTTGACGCAGAAACTGCGAGAACATTTCATACACCTTTTCAAAAAGTGAATTTAATTACAAATCCTGTCTTTGGACGTATGTTGTTTCTCGATGGAATTCTTCAGAGTGCAAGTTCTGATGAACATATATATCACGACGCTCTTGTAAAAGTGGGTATGAAGGGATCTATAGAGCCTGTGAGAAGAGTCTTGATCGGGGGAGGAGCTGAAGGAGCTGTCCTACGAGAGGTCTATGCAATGGGTCCTCATGTGCAAGAAGCTATTATGGTAGACTGGGACAAAGATCTCGTCGAGGATTTGAGAAAAAACGAAACAATGAATGAAAGATCCTTTCATGATGAAAGAACAAAAGTATATTATGTCAATATAACGAAGTTTGTAGTGACAACACCAAAGAAATTTCACGCGATTTTTCTCGATTTGCTAGATCCTTCGATGGAAACTGTGGAATGGCTAGAAAATCTTGTGAATCGAGCGACACTCAAACTCACAGACAATGGGATTCTCACAATGAATCTCGGAGGAAATGCATATATTGCGATGGAATTTTTAAAACGTCTCCATGTGGATGGATTTGGAGAGTGGTATATACTTCCTTATAAAACATTCGTCCCAAGTTTCCATCAAGAATGGTATTTTCTCAGTATGTGTCGTAGACAATTCAAAGGATTTGTAGGAAGTTCTCTTCAAGCATTTCTGACTATAAGAAGAACAGGTGCAGAATTTCTCAGCTTAGATAAATGCACCATAGTGACGATATAGAGTGTGTTCCTATGCAATCGTGGTATGTCTATTGTCTAGCAACATACAATGCTCCTATATGTACATACATAGGAGCAACAGTAGATCGTGATAGACGTCTTCGTCAGCACAATGGAGAATTGAAAGGAGGTGCAAAAAAGACAAGTATGCGAAAAGGAGACTGGTATCGTGTGTGTTCTGTTTCAGGATTCACAGACTCTCACAAAGCACTCTCGTTTGAATGGCATTGGAAACAGTTTAGCCGCAAGCTACAAGGAACACCTCTCGAAAAACGTGAAAAAGGATTGAAGATCTGTTTGGAATGGGCTTCAAAACTCTGGCCCGAGCTTGTCCTAGAAGTTGTCTAAAGTAGTTTTATCCTCTAGAATAGAATGGAGAAAACCATAGGAGTTGTAATACCTTGTTATAGGTATCACATCCCTGCTTTGAAACGTTGTCTTGATTCTATAGAACATCAAACAATACTACCAACCATTGTATTTGTTTCATGCAGCTCGAGTGATGCTGACGAAGTTCCAGAGTATACCTATAGTTTTCCTCTAAAAATCGTAACGCACACAGAAAGAAAAAACGCTGCTCAGAATCGAAACATTGGTGCAACAGAACTGTATAAAATGGTAGATATTCTCAGTTTTTTCGACGCAGATGATGAAATGCATCCACAGAGACTTGAATATATTATGAACTCTTTCAAAGATACCATGGATATTGTATTGCACAATTATTGGGAGAAAGAAGATTTACAACGAGACTTTAAGATATATCTCTTTTGTGATAAAATCATAGGAATGCTTCGAAAAGCTCCATCTGGGTGTGCAGAGTTAGAGGGAAAGTATGGAGCAAAGATTCATCATTCCCAAGTCTCTATACGAAGTGCATTGTTTCAAAAAGTCTGTTTCAAAGAAGAATCTTATTTTGAACGTCGAGAAGATGCACTCTTTTGTGGAGATATTCTGAGTCTTCCTAGCATTCGTTCGACCTACATAAAAAATGCTCTTTCGAAATATCACATAGAAGGATCTTGGTATGAAACATAGAATCAAGTGCAGGAATATTTTATACAATGAAACTTGGAATGGTGGGGGCGTTCTGTATAATTTTGTTCAGACCATCCAAACAAATAGTTCGAACCAACACGAATGGGGAACGGTTTCCAAACATCGAGAAAAAACACATTCATCAGACCCATTTCATTACAGAGAAAGATTGGATATTTACACATTGTTTCAACAAGTTCCGAGTAAAGTGTAGGAGTGATAAGAGAGGTGTCAAAGAGGAAGATACAATTGAGAAAATATCGTTTGTCCAAGATGTTTGGTGTGTAGGACGAAAGAAACGCCTCTGAAACAGAAGGATTTGCGTCGAGATCTATTTGACAGCGGAATCGATTTCCATTGTCATATGGATCTGAATCGTCTGGTGCAAGAAGAGAGTCTTTCCAAGGAAGATCCAGAAACGGTTGTACAGAATTACAGACTCTCATTCCAGCATCGAGAAACACAATACGTTCCCAGGCTTTGAAAAAGGGTTGGAAGAGTTGGAGTTTGTCCCATTGGTACAATTTTCCAAGATGTCGATTGTCTGGCATTCTTCGAAGAGGATGGCTCTTCCATTGTTCTATCAGACAGTCTGTGGAAAGATGTGTTGTAGTGTGTAAGAGGATGTTGTGAGAGTGGAGGAATTCTGTAGAAGGCGTAAAATCCACTGCGATGAGAACAACATCTCCTTTCCAGAACGTTCGCAACTGTTCTATCGTTCGTTTCGCTTTTGGAAAATACGATGTGTCGCACAGAGTGACAAAGGCTGTCTTTGTCTCTTTTACACAGATCCATTCTGGAGGAAAGAGAGAGACAATAGGATCACAAATCCATTTTTCAGGAATGTAGATAGGGCTTCTCGATGCATACGAACCTAGAAACGCTCCCCACCAACTAAACGTAGAATTTGAACAAATCGCTCCTTTTGTGCATCGAGACATGAGAGCCATTGTCTGGAGTTCGTTCAGTTTTGCGTCAACAATAGAAAAGAGAGGATTGGATGTAAAAAAGTCTTGTTGGAGAACCCATGGAATATCATCAGACACAATATAGATTCTGGAAGGGTTCGAATTCTGTAAAAGAAGAGAAAGACTTTTTCGGAAATAGTCGAGTGTTTGATTGTAGTGCACATGAGGAAGTTTCAAATAATCTCCTCTACGAACATGGAGAAACGCAGAGTCTGGTGCAACAGAAACTTCTACATCTTCTAGACCTTTGCAAAAGAGTTGACGAAGTTCTTGTTCATAGGGAGCGATGCAAGGATAGTATTGATAATAGGAGTCTAGAAGCGTTCCAGGGCCATGCTCCATAGGAGACCAAGAAGAAAATCCTGGTTGATGTTTTCTCGTATAGCCTTGACGAAGAGCTTGTTCACGAATCGTTTCCATAGAGTGTTCCAAAGAGAAACCTCCAAAACATCGAAACAAGGATGTTGTGTAATTTTCGCTACTGTGAGGATTGTTTGTCGTTCTAGCAAGATACAAACGACACTGGTGAACACGACTTGCAATATATGCAGCAGAAAGAACAAACATTTGATTTCCGAGGCCTCCTAGCCATACTGGGACAATCCCTCGTTCTTCAGGAAGAGAGTTCATCTGACTACATCGTACTGCGGAAAGAGTTTAGACGTGGAATTCGTTGCTTCGAGTAGATGCTTCTTGATCCTATAAAAGTCTATACACTGTTTGAAACCTATGGAATTTCTATACGAGGAATTTTGCATGTAGGTGCACACGAGTGTGAAGAGTTAGAAGTATATAGTACAAAATGGGATGTAGATTCTTCCGATATTGTGTGGATTGATGCGAATCCTCGTCTCATCGAGCAAAACAAGAAAAAAGGAATTCCAAATTGTTACACCGCTGTCTTAGATGAATGTGAAAGAGAGACAAACTTTCACATTACAAACAATGGACAGAGTTCAAGTCTCCTCGAATTTGGAACCCATGCAACAAGTTATCCTTGGTGTGTTGTCACAGAAACGATCCCTGTGAAAACACAGACTCTCACACAATTCTTTGAAAAAAACTCCCTCGATCCTACAAAGTATAACATCTGGAATTTCGATATTCAAGGTGTAGAATATCAAGTGTTACATGGTTCTACGAACATGCTTCAATATGCGGATTGTATTTATTCAGAAGTGAATACCGCAGATGTTTACAAAGGCTGTGGACAATTGAAAGAGATGGATGCATTGTTAGAATCCCATGGATTTCAAAGAGTTCTCTTGGAAATGACAGATCAGGCTTGGGGAGATGCATTGTATTTGCGTATAGGAAATTCTTCACAAACTCTTTTACACTATCCTGAAGACTGTCATCCAAAAAACAAGGAAAGTATGCTACGAATGTGTAAAAGTATGGGCATACGATATGAAGCAACGAACGATCGCACACAACTCCAGAGAAACGACTATACATATCTATGGCTCCCTATGTTCTGGATTTCTCCTGATGAGATTCCAAGCCATGTAAAAATTCTTTATGGACCCCACCATTTCATTTTTCCCAAAGGAGAGATCTGTAAAGCGTCAAACCCGAAATGGTCGAATCGCTGTGTCTACACATCGTTGTCGAATTGGGTGCAAGAGATGTATAAGGAGTTTTCGAAACAAACTGCGATTCCAATTCTCCCACTCCCCTTTGGAATTGACGAACGTTTGGAAGATGTATCAAGATATCCTAAACAGATCGACTGTATTGTCTATTTCAAACGAAGAGATCCAAAAGATCTTGCGTTTGCATGTAAACTGTTAGAGAAGAAGAGATTGACCTATAAGCTCTTTGAATATACGAAATACAAAGAAGCAGACTATAAAGCTTTGTTGAAATCGGTTCGATTTGTTCTCTGGATTGGATCCCATGAATCCCAGGGATTTGCGATGCAAGAATGCCTAGCTATGAACATTCCTGTTCTAGTCTGGGATGCTCTATCGATGTTTGATGAATATGGGTCATACAAAGAATACAAAGGGACGAAAGAACTTGCTGCAACCACTGTACCTGTATGGTCTTCGTTGTGTGGAGAACGTATTCTACGAAAGTATGAATTGTCAGATGCGATCGATCACATTCGAACGAATGGAAAACACTATAGTCCTCGCTCCTATATTCTGGAGAAGCTAGGGGATCGTGTGTGTATGAAACGAATGTTAGATTCGTTTCGAGAAACTCCTTCGTATATTGTTCTTGTTCTCGCAAGTTTCGAAAACCCTTTGTACGAACAGTTTCTAAAGCTGCGAAAACTCCAATTCAAACACTATGAAATTCCTCATCTTTTCTTGTATGACGATACAGTGCCAGAGGGATATACAATGGACGAACATGATCTGTGTATTCCAAAAACAGTGTTAGAGGGTGCATTCAATCCTGAACTGAACCCCTCTATGATTCTGAAATTCATACAAGGTCTTCGACACATCAAAGAGAAGTATGACTATGTTGTTCGAATCAATGTCTCTACATATTTCCATCCACCAAGACTCTTGAAACTTCTCTCTGATGCACCGCGAACAAAGTATGCAGGAGGAATGAAACTGTCTCACATCATTTCAGAACTTGACACGACAACTCCTACAACATTTTTATCTGGAACATGTATGATCTTCAGCAAAGATAGTGTAGAAGAACTCAAACAAATTCCTCCCACACATCCATTGTTAGACAAACACAATGACGATGTCATCCTGTCAAAACTCATTTCAGCTCCTCTTACACATATTCCAATGTTTCTATGGGAACATGATGCATATCCTAGTATTGAAGAGTGTGAAAACTACACATTGTTTCGAGTCAAACATTTTGCGGATCGTACAAAAGATATAGAACATTGGACATTTCTTCTCTCTCATTTAGATTGTCTAGAAACGAACACGCTCTAGAACAGTGAGACCATTGTTGTACGAAAAATGTTCTTTTAGAACCCATTCAGAGTGTGTTTGTAAGAATTCATCCACAGCTTTTTGTAATCCACATCGTATTTCTTCTTCAGGATATCCAGATTCTATCGCTTGCTGTCTTGTATCCCAACCACAACGAATACTTTCTCCATGGATTTTATCCACTTCTGTATCATGAAGTATTATATATTTTAAGATAGAGGATTCAAACTTCTCCAGTTCACGCTTCAAATGTCCATAGATATGCCATGTATCAATAAAAAGCATGTTGTACGAAGTGTTTTCCATAGGAATCTCCAAATTATTCATTTCATAAAATGTAAAAGAGATGGATTGTTCAGCACACGCTTTCTCAACATCAGAGATGCTAGGAGATTTTACCAGATCACAGCAAGACAGTTTTTTGATAGGATGGCGATTCAATGTGAGACCATGGAGAAACGCCCATGTACTTACAACAGAACGAACTCCACATTCAAGAATACTGTTGCATTCTGCAGCGTAGGTCATGAGAGTTATAAGATGTCGATTGATATCTCCAGGAGTTGCGACAACATTTGTAAGACGTTCACGTAGATCGATGGACATTGTACTGAGATATGTACATAGAATTGATTTAGACCCTTGAACACGCCTAAAGTATTTTAGAAACACTCTAAGAGAATGGTTCGATGGATTGACTCTATCTTGTTCAATGGAGAGCCTATTATACAACTTCGTCTCTCCTACATGTATAAAACAGTTGACACATTTTATATTTGCGAATCTCGCTACACACATCAAGGAAAAAGAAAAGATGTGTTGTTTACAGAATCTCTCAAAGCATGGTTTGAACCCTATATGGACAAAATTGTCTTTGTCATTCAAGAAGAAGTTCCCAAAGGAAGTTCCTGGGACATTGAGAATTCCCAGAGAAATTATGCAGTTCCAAAGATTCTTTCAGATAACGCAGGGAAAGAATATATTGTCTCTGTGTGCGATTGCGATGAAATCCCAGATATTTCTGTTGTAAAAGAATATAAAGAAAGACTGTATGAAACGACCAGTTCTGGAGTATGTTATATGATACAAAAACTCTTCTATTACAATTTCAATTGGTACGTAGTAGATTGGAACCGTGCATTTTTCATGAACAATGTTCTTCTAGAAAAGACGAGAGAAGTACAGATCTTTCGAAATAGAATTCCTACACAGTTTACAGAGTTTGTGTGTGGTTGGCATTTATCCTATTTCATGTCAAAGGAGGATATATTGAGAAAAATCGTATCGTTTGCACATACAGAATACAATCTTCCTAAACACAAAAATATTGCCTATATTGAGTCGTGTATTGAAAAAGGGTATGATGTATTTCAACGACATGAAATATGTAGGTTTCAACATCTTCCAGAGTTTGTAAAAAGTTTGCCTAAAGAGTTTCAGACATTCGCAGAAACTCTCAAAGAGTTGCAGAAACTCTGAAGGATCTGAAGATCTCAAACACTTGCAGAATATACTCTAGACCTAAACTACGAATTGAATCAAGTATAGATTCTATGTTTGATGCAATTCGAAGACTTCAAGAAAAAGGTGTAAAACCAACCATCGTCTTTGATATAGGGGCCCACCATGGTCTCTGGACAAAAGAAATGAAACAACTCTATCCAGACTGCCAGTACCATCTGTTTGAAGGGATCGCATATGGAGAATTAGAAGCGTATAAGCAACAACCAAATACACACGTGCACACAGTCGTGTTGAGTGACGAGAAGAAAGAAATGGACTGGTACGAGAGACAAAATACAGGAGATTCTCTGTTTCGAGAGAAAACCATTCACTTTGACAACTGTACCATTTTGAAAAAATCGACGATCGATCTCGAGAGCTATGTAAAAGAGTGTGGGATTTGTATATCTGATTCAGACACATTGTTTGTGAAGATTGATTGTCAAGGTGCAGAACTTCCTATTCTGAAAGGAGCTGGGGCTCTTTTGAAACAAATGTCTGTTGTTGTATTGGAGATTCCATTTTTTGGAGAATACAACGAAGGAGTTCCATCGTTTCTAGAACACATTCAGTGGATGGATACGAATGGATTTGTTCCATACGATATTGCAGATATTCACAGAATCCATGGATTTACAATGCAATTGGATCTAGTCTTTGTTCCAAAGACACATGTGTTAACACGCGTTGTGCAGAGTTCTCTACAATCAGCACGATATCCTACAAAGAAAGTTGGATTTTTTGTTCGACATTTCTTAGAGAGAGGTACAGAAATTTCTGTCTATGAGTATGCACACTACAATGAAGTTCTTCTAAAGAATGAGAGTATTATTATCTGTTTTACACAAGAAACACAAAAAAATCTATGGCCTTTTTTTACAGATCGTATTACGTATGAGAAATTCAAACAACGGTTTCGTGTAATTGAAATAGGGAGTATAGACGAAATACAATCTGTCATTCAAACCTATGGTCTCCAGTATTTTTATACACAGACGTATGGAGGGTATGGAGATATCTACCAATTTCAGAATTCTTCTCTTTGGTCTTCTTGTAAAACAGTGAAGCACTGTGTCTTTGATACAACAGGACCAGAAAGTGATTGTTATCTAAGTATTTCCTCGTATTTGAATGATAGAAACAATACACGTGTTCGAGTACTTCCTTATATTGTAGATCTACCAGAATGTAAGGAAACGTTGCGAAAAGAGCTTGGAATACCAGAAGATGCTATTGTGTATGGGAGACATGGAGGGTATGAGCAATTTGATATTCCTTTTGTCCACGAGGCGATCAAAGAAAGTTTGGAGAAACATCCATGGTTGTATTTTGTGTTTTTGAACACAAAACCTTTGTATCAACATCCAAACATTCGATATTTAGAACGATCGACAGATCGAATGTATATTTCAAAATATATAGAAACATGTGATGCGATGCTTCATGGGCGATCAGGAGGAGAAACGTTTGGTCTCGCAATCGCAGAATTTTCTTGTAAAAACAAACCTGTTGTAACATGTGCAATAGGAGATTTAGAACACATTCGAATTCTAGGAGACAAGGGTATTCTATATACGTCGAAGTCTAGTTTAATGAAGATCTTTGAGGAAAGTCGTGAGCGATTTTCATCAAAGACAGATTGGAATGCGTATAGTGCATACAGTCCTAAACATGTTATGAAACTGTTTGAATCCTATATTCTGTAAGAGTTCTAACACCTTTTATTCTTCAAATCCACAGTGTTCGCTGCGATTTTCTTAGAAATATCTGCACATATCGATTTATTCGAATTCGTTAGTTTGGAACATTTGTTCGAATTAAATTGATTTGTGAGACTATCGCTTGTCTTCTTGAGATTTGCACACATAGAGGATACATTTCCTAGAGAAGGACCCTTTTGTTTTGCTAGAGAAGGACCCTTTTGTTTTCCCATAGAAGAACCTCTAGCTGCGGAAGGCATGGAAGAACCTTTTCTTGCAGAAGGCATAGAAGAACCTCTACCTGCGGAAGGCATAGAAGAACCAGCTGTGCTTGGTATGAATTTCACACCAGATTGAAGACCATCGTGATCAGGGTAATAGCTCTGCATGGGAACACCACTTTTCAAGATACATGAATTTGCAGGATGAGTTCCATCATTATAACTGTGCCAAGTCATTGCCTTGCACTTGTTATCCTTATCACATTCTTTTGCACAAGAAGCTGCAGAAGTAATGTTTGGAATAACTTTATAATCGAGGTTGTTCTTTGAAATAGAACGATCCATGCGTGGACAATCAAATCGAGTGTTTACATTGATAGGAGTTGTTCTCTTGAGACCACCAGGACACTGTCCTTTGACACCTGATTGAAGTCCCCACTCGACTGGAGCTTTTGTTAGAGGAGGGACATCTTTTTTCAAATAACATCCACCTGGTTTACTATCGAAATTTGGATCATTCTTAGCCCACACAAACGATTTACACGTTGGATCACGATCACATTTATCTGCACACAGACGGACCGTAGATGTAAAACTGTGTTTATCAGCCATATCAGGAGTACCATCATATCCTCTGTTCCTATCAAATCCAGGGGGATCAAAGACAATAGAACCATATGGATCACGGATTTTTGGAGGAGTTAGGGAAGGACCAGCGATGGAGATCATAGAATATCCTTGGGGACTTGCGTAAGAAGGACCGCCCAAAGAAATTCCACCAAGGAACGATGGTCCTCCAAGGGAAGGACCAGAAGTTTTCACACCAGCTTGAATAATTCCAAAGGTTTCGTAGTCAGACTGTGTTTGATTTACCAGCGGCATAACAACATTTTTCAAATAACAGCGAGACGTTTTTGGAGTAAAAGCGAAGGATTTGCAGTTTGGATCACTATCACATGCATCCGCACATCCATAGAAATCAGATGTGGCAATATCTTTGTAATCACTGCCATTGGGGTTTCCACTTCCAATCCATGAATTTGGTTGCCAGCGATTCATTCCAGGAGGATCAAACGTAATCGACTTGTATGGTGGTGGCAAGTTTCCAAACGATGGGCCTCCTAGCGATGGACCTCCTAGAGAGGGGCCTCCTAGCGATGGTAATATAAATTGATATTCTTTTTCAGACCAAGTATTATTATTAAATTTATAATAGAGTGTTATTGTTCTACGACCATCGGTAATGAAATCCTGTGGCAATGTCACACGATTCGTAGTGTTGGGCTTCATATCAGGCATTGGCAGTGGATAAACATTTGGACCTGAATCTAGATAATTTCTACGGGCATTTCCATAGATTGATACAACATTTGAACCGATTACACTTTGTGGTATTGATACATATAAATCAAATCCGTCATAATTCATATTTGTTATTTGAAATGGGGAAGAAGATTCTCCTAGAGAGGGACCTCCTAGCGATGGACCTCCTAGAGATGGACCTCCTAGAGAGGGGCCTCCTAGAGATGGACCAGGAGGACCTTCTCCTTGCGATATAGCTACAGATTGTCCATTCATCAGATATGATAGGTTTTGAATGATTACATCTGCTGGAGCATATACTTTACCAGCCATATAGATTGACAAGTTTCCTCCTACCCTTGCATTGTTTGAAGTACCTGTTTTCGTTTTACCATTTATTACACAGGTATGAAGACCATTTAACGTAGAACCAGTTCTAGTATATACACATCGCAATGGTGTACCAACTGGTAGGTCGTCTGTTATAAGTGAAAACATATGAACTGCTGGAATCAAATCAGCAATTATAACCAATTTTGAACCTTTCATACCAAAATAGAGTGCTACATTACGACCATTCGGATCTGCTACACATAAAATTTCAGTTTCTGTAGTTGAGGTTGTAAGAATTGTAATATCAAACGATACTTCAAGAGTCGTATTGTCTGGAACACGTACACTTCCTGCAACTCTGCCGTTTTGTAAATTCCATCTATTCCCCCCCATGGGGCCTCCCAAAGACAGACCACTTGTTTTCACACCAGACTGGAAGATTCCAAAGGATTCATAACTCCATGGAGAAGGTTCTACACGTTGATCTTTCATTGGAGGAATTCTATCTTTCAAATAACAGGCTGGTCCATCTGGTACAGCTTTCCAAGGATCCTTCGGAACCCAGGTGAATGATTTACATAATGGGTTGCTATCACACTCATCAGCACATGCTGTAAAACTAGACGCTGCTTTTACAGCGAGTTGTGCTCCTGCATAGTATCGATCTGTCCCAGGAGGATCAAGTGTAAAAGATTTGTAGGTTTTTACTGAATCATTAAAATATTCTCTCATCATAGAAGATTTTGCTGACGACCGGGATCTCCATAAGAGAACCAGAGCAATAATGAGGAGGAGTGCTAAAATCCCCATCGTTGAAATTTTGCCAAACACTTTCTTAGCCATTCTACTGGGTCTTTTTAAAGAGTGTACGACAATCTTTGAAAAGTATATATAGATTTCTATGTATTAGCATTGATAGTTTTTCTGTTTTTTGTAAACCTCTGAAAGTTGCTTGGAAATGTTTGTATGTTGATTACTAAGATCTGCTTTCATTTGTCTAAGTTGCATACATTCATTCGAAGGACCGCTCATGCCGCCCAAAGAAGGACCACCCATGCCTCCACCAAAAGAAGGGCCACCCCTGCCACCAAAAGAAGGGCCGCCCATACCACCACCGCTCAAAGGATATCCCCTTCGTTTCAACCACTCCAGTTGTTCTTGATTTGGATTACCAGATCCATCTGCAGTAAAAGGAACAGAAACACATGCGTTCAGCCCTAAGGAAGGAAGTTTCCACATGACTGTTGAACTACCAGGTGATGGTACCCTACAGGATTCCATAGGTTTTACTAATGTTATTCCAGCAGGAATTGTAGAAGGATAAATCATCATAGAGGAACCTGCCATGCCACCCATAGAAGGGCCACCCCTGCGGTCGCCAAAAGAAGGGCCACCCCTGCGGTCGCCAAAAGAAGGACCACCCCTGCGGTCGCCAAAAGAAGGGCCACCCATGGATTTCATAGAAGGGCCACCCATGCCACCACCCATAGAAGGGCCACCCATGCCACCACCCATAGAAGGACCTCTGTTGCTTTCTCTCAGAGGACTATATCCCGCTCGTTTCAACCACTGCAGTTGTTCTTGATTTGGATTTCTATCCCCAGTTTGAAGAAAAGGAATAGAAACACATGCTTTAAGCTTTCCGTACATATGTTCCCATACGACTATTGTAGTACCGGGTGATGATACCTTACAGGATTCTGATACATCTGTAATGTGTATTCCAGGCACAGGACCACCCAAGCCACGACCCATAGAAGGACCACCCATGCCGCCAAAAGAAGGACCGCCGCTCATAGAAACACCGGAACGAATAAATTCTTTTGGAGGTGGAAGAAACTTAGGTTCATACATCGTGGATAAACCTTCCACATTCGAAAGTGTGCTGTTTCTCTTCCAGAGCAAAGCAAACGCGATAATAAGGAGCAGTGCTAAAATTCCCACCAGTGAAACGTTTCCAAAGACTTTCTTAGCCATTCTACTGTGTGTTTTTAAAGTTTGTAGCACAAAGTTTAAAAAAACGGAAGGGGGTGTCATACAGGTTTTTATGAAGTCTGATTGCTCAATGCAATAATCTCATCAAAGGATCTTTGTAATTCTTTTTCTTTGTCAAGTTTTTCTTGACGAAATGGGTTCAAGTGTGGGAATTGTATATATAAATCATTTAACATGTCCTTCGCCTGATTTAGTTTGTCTCGTAGTGAAACTTTTTTAGAACTTGTTGTTTTCCATGTAAATCCTTCTGTTTTAAATTCAATTGCAAATCTATCTCCATGTGCCCCATGTGCTTTAATATACCAAATATGTCTTGGAATCTCGGATGAATCAATTCCTGAATCACTAGGGAGAGTTATATATCTTCCACGGGCACACTGATTCATATTTTGTTCTGATTGACTGAGAATACGTAAATTCTCTTTTCTGTTATCAAATCCATTTCGATTTATATGATCTACTGTTTCTTTAGAACCTTTACCAGGAAAATCTAATCTATTTGATACTAAGTTGTGTAAGAATAGCTCTTTACGAACCCCATTTACATTTTCAGCGGAAGAAATATAATGGTTTGCACATTTATGCCAACTTCGACCAACAATTTTGTCTTCATCCTCTTTATCTATGACAAATTGAACAGGTTCTCCATTAGAGAAAACTGTACCAACTATGTACTCTTTTTCATCATGACGAATATCTTGATAAAATATCATACCTGCAGGTCTTCCTCCACGATTTACAGAACTCATTTTCAGTGTTTCTAAACCATGAAAATGAATAAATTTCAATCAATTTTTACGAATTACAATAAATAAAACAAAACCACCATACTTTGCCGGGGAGGAAATTGGGTAGTTTGGTGTTTAGTTACTGTAAGCTAAACCACCCATACCAGATAGAACGCGGAGAACGTTGTAGTTGGTGGCGTAGACACGAACCGTGGAGGAGGTTGCAGTGCCAACGGCGTTGTTGGAGACAGTCAGCAACAGAGTGGTGTTATCAATACGCGACAAGTTGCACGTGCCGCTGGGCTGGTGCTGCTCAGGGGACAGAGCGAACGAGTACACGTTGATACCAACCTGAGGGACGTTGGTGTGGTGCTGGTAAGGCTGCACCTCGTTAAAGTAGCGACCCTCACGGACGGTGAAGCGATCGTGGCCGTTGAGCTGGATCAAGGCGGTGATCACAGGGTTCTTACCAGCCATGCCCTCCACGCGGGTAACGGAGTAGCCAGACTCCAAGGCAGAGCGGTCCCACCAGTCAGAGTAGTTGAATGGCTGCTGGCCCTTCCAGGGGTTGATGACGTTGTCATCGCAGCTGACGAAGGAGTCACGCTGCACAACCCACACAAGCTCCTTACAGGGGTGGTTGAAGTTCAGCTTGATCTTGTTGCTGGACGAGTTAATCGACTCAGCACCAGTGAACTGCAGAGTCTCGATCAGGTACTCGTGAGAGACCTGGGCGAACTTACGACGCTCATCCGTGTCGAGGTAGATGTAGTCGACGTAGAGAGAGGCGGCAACCAAGTTCGAGGAATTCACACGGTCGCGGATCGTGTGCAAGTTCGAGGTGAGCTGAGGGGTGATGTCCCAGCACAGGTTGTTCAGGTCGTTGAACTGCAAGTTGATACGAACCTCGTGGTACTGCAGAGCAATCAGAGGGAGAGCCAACCCAGGGTTGCGGCAGAACCAGAACTGCAGAGGGATGTACAGAGTGTACTCAGGGGTGCAGCTGCCCAGCTCACCAGAGCTGTTGGGCTCACCGCCGGCACAGTCGTTGTCGCAGTCCTCGCCACCCTGGACAATCAAGTTGGTCAGCTGAGGCACGTTGCCAACCATCTTGGCGTAGCCGGCCTGCTTTCCAGGCTCCTGGGTGAGCTCATTCCAAATGTGCATCCAGTCGCCATAGTGCTTGTCGATACGCTGGCCACCAATCTGGAGCTCAACATAGTCGATCAGGTTGTGCCCAATCCAGTTCAACCAGCGGAACTGGGCACCAGAGCCGTCAGAGCTCAACAGCTTCACAGAGGGAAGAGTCGCCTGCAAGTAAATGCGGTGGATCAAGTCACCATTACGCTGGATGGTGCAGGTCACCTGGTTACCAAACCGGGGGTTGCCGTTGAAAGGATTTTCAATCGACTCCATCGCAAAGTTGGTGTGACGACGATACACAACCTTGAAGAAGGTAATCTGAGGATTACCAGTCAAATACACATCTTGAGCACCATAGGCCACGAGCTGCATCAAACCACCACCAGTCATTTGTTATATCCCTTCGCCAGAAAAAAAATTTGCCAAACGTGCTTTTTTGGCGTGGGTCTAAACTTTCGATCCACAGTGTTCTAGATGACAGACAAAGCCTATTTCAATATAAGGCAAACAAAAAGAAGTAACCCTGAATCAAGAACAACGCTTGATCATTTACATAATGTCCAGATGACCGCCTTGCGGTCAGAAGAATCAATGTTACAGGAAATGGATGAGCATATCCAAGCACTAAAAGTCGAATGTGACAAATGCAACGATATTATTACAAAGACAAAGCTGGAGTATGAAATAGAACAATGTAAGAAAAAGAAGGAAGAATGGAAAAAAGGAGGGCCAATGTATGACTACTTATTTCAAACTGGTGAAATTTTATATGAGTATTATGATTTACAAGAAAAGATCCATCAAGGAAATGCGTCAGGAATTTCAAAAGTGATGAAAGCGAAACCGGGAAGCGTTTTGGCAGCTCTTCAAGAAGGAACCGTCGTTCCAGAGAAAAGACTTCCTCCTTCAGAAAAACAAGTGGGTCGTGAGGAATTGTTAGAGGAATATCTTCAAAAAATAGATCCAGAGCATGCTCGGTCTGCCGTTCATACCTTTGAAGATCCCTATGGAATCTGTGAAGCCTGTGATAAAGAGATGATCTTCAGTGCGAATGAAGCTTTGTTTTTTTGTGAAACCTGTGGATATCAAGAATTTGTGCTGATTGATAGTGATAAGCCAAGTTACAAAGACCCTCCACGAGAAGTTACATACTATGCTTACAAGAGGATCAATCATTTCAATGAATGGTTAGCCCAATTCCAAGCCAAAGAAAGTACAGAGATTCCTGAAGAAATTTTCCAATCCATTTTAGGAGAATTGAAAAAGGAAAGGATTACATCCAATATAAAACCTGTCAAGATTCGTGAAATCTTGAAGAAATTAAAATGTACAAACTATTATGAACATGTTCCTTATATACTGAATCGAATCAATGGAGAAACTGCACCAATTATGTCAAGAGAGATTGAAGAAAAATTACGGTTCATGTTCAAAGAAATTCAACCATCCTTTGTGAAACATTGTCCAAAGAGTCGTAGTAATTTTTTATCCTATTCGTATGTTCTCTACAAATTTTGTGAATTATTGAATTTGGATGAATATCTACAATGCTTTCCTTTGCTAAAAAATCGAGATAAGTTATACAATCAAGATAAGATTTGGCAGAAAATTTGTGATGATATGAAATGGGAATTTATACGATCAGTGTAAGAGGGTGTGTGGAACTTTTGTTTGAAGAAAGAATCTTCATACAAAAGTGTTTTCGGAAAGGTTGTATATCGGAGAAGCCCTGGTGTTTATCGTGGGAAGCCAACGAGGTTCGCACCGATACCGAAGCCGGCACCTTGGCGAGCCGTGACGCCGATCGAAGGCGAGAAGATGTCCAAGACAGCAAAGACGGCAGCAGCCGCGATGGTAACCGTCAAGATCTCATCAAGAGGGAGGCTCTTCCGGGGGATAAAAACAAGAGCCAAGGCAACAGCAACACCTTCAATCACATACTTAATGATACGGGTTAGCAAATCGTTAACGTCCATTTTCTATATTCATTCTCCAGATTTTTTCGCTGATGGATGCGTATAAATGAGAAGGCCTAAAATAAGGGAGTTCTACAGAACTAGAACCTAGGATGTCGAATGCAGCAAATGACGAGAAGGAAGATTTTTTGACAGAAGATGCTGAAATTCCGAGCCAGAAAGTTGTATTGTTGAGTTTTTTGAGCCCTGAAAAGATTTTGGCAAACAAGGATATGTTTTTCTTCCAAGAGTTCTTAAAGGACTATGAGCTGCAGTGGAAGACGTCGAAGCTAGAAAGTTGGATGGCAGAACAATTGTCTCTTGTAAATTCTCGTTTGGAGAAACTTGCCGGTAAGTTAGAAACGCTTGATTTGAGCGGAGCAGCCCAAGAGGTTCGAACGAATGAAATACGGGTCGATCGATTTGTAGAGGAGTTCCAGGTATACCAGAGGTCTGTGTTAAAGGGACAGGGATCTTCGGTATTGAAGGAGGATTACGAGTCGTTTTTGTTCAAGAATTCTTCCAAGTTGGAGGAGGAGTTCTTTGCAAAGAATGAATTTCGTACGACGATTCGGGGAATCAAAGTAAGGGGTGTGTTTAGCACAGAGGCAGAGGCTTCTTCTCGTGCGAAGCGTCTTCAGAAGGCAGATCCTACTGTAAACATTTACGCAGGAACGGTAGGAAAATGGATGGCATGGGAACCGGACCCAAACAAGGTGACGGATCAAGAATATGCAAATGAACAGCTGAATACCTTGATGAAGAAGTATCGGGAGAACGAAGAGGCTCGTGATACATTTTATTCACAGCAGAAGAACCAGAAGCTCGGAAGTGCTGGGAAGAAAATGGAAGAAGGAGAGGCTGTTTTGAAAGAGTCTGTTCCTAGTTCTGGTGGATCTTACGATGGTCTTTTCTCAGGACCTGCTGATTTAGCCATTCAGAGGAAGGTTGAGAAGGCTGCGGAGAAGCTGATTGAGAAGGTCGAGGAGAAGATTGAGAAGGCCGAGGAGAAGAAAGGAGATATGTAAATCTGTGATGTGTATAATTTGATAGCGTACAATGTAGACTATCAATGTATACTTGAATGTATTGTTTAGAAGTATCTTTCATTCATAGCGAAATCAATATTGGATGGGGGGAAATTCTGCACACAGTCGCCTTGTTGACAGAATTGTCCTTCCAAGCAATTCTTTCCGCGGCACTTGGAATCTTCAAATCCTTCCCTCCTTCGCTTTCCAAGCCCTAGTAAGGGCAAAAGTCCTAGAAGAACAAATAGTGCAACAATTCCATACCATGTAACTGTTTTCAAACCGAACTTCTTCATTCTATTCAAGGGTTTAGAACATAGGAAGAGGAGCACCCATGAAATCAGGAAGAATAGGAACAGGAGAGTTTTCATACGCACGTTTCGGTTCCGTCGCTGCACAAAATCCGTTTACGCACTTGAGATGGCCGGGACAAGGTTCTGTATCAACTCCACAGCGAATTGCAGAATTTTCAAATCCCTCTGCTTTCATTAAAAAAGTTCGTGAAATCATCAAGAGAAGTCCAAGAACAAACACAAGACCAAGACCATAATATATATCGCTATCCATATATCTTGCCATTCTTACTAACAACAAGTTTGAAAAATTTACATACTGTAACCGAGAGTGATAGGCATCGACAGTCCACGATTCAAAGCTATAGAAGTTCCTTGTCCACGGTTCAAAGGCATAGAAGTTCCTTGTCTGAAAGGCATAGGCATAGATTTCCCTTTTGCAATAGACTGACCGCGAGGAGCAGTCATAGATATACCACGATGTATAGGGATCGATGTTCCATATACAGCTGGCATCATCATGGAAGCTCCTTGTCTCGCGGGAGGCATAGAAGGACCACGCGGCATGATAGGCATGGAAGGACCACGCGGCATGATAGGCATGGAAGGACCTCGTTGTGCCTTCATCATCATGGAAGCTCCTTGTTTCAAGATAGGCATAGAAGGTCCACGTGGCTTCATCATCATGGAAGCTCCTCCACGATTCATCATCATGGAAGCTCCTCCTTGTGGCTTCATCATCATGGAAGCTCCTCCACGATTCATCATAGAAGCTCCTCCTTGTGGCTTCATCATCATAGAAGCTCCTCCACGATTCATTATGGAAGCTCCTCCACGATTCATCATCATGGAAGCTCCTCCACGATTCATCATAGAAGCTCCACCACGATTCATCATAGAAGCTCCACCACGATTCATCATGGAAGGTCCACCACCTACAGAAGGTCCACCACCTACAGAAGCTCCACCACGATTCATAGACATCCCCATTGCCATCATAGGTGGCATACCATTACCGGGATTCGAAGCAAGAGAACCGACAAAGCCCTCTTTCTTCAATGTTTTCATGAGAAATGTAAACAGAATTGATAGAATGACAAACCCAATAGAAACAAAAAGAAGTGAGTCAAAATCAAAACCCATTCTACTAGGTATAGATAGGTATTACTTGTAAGTGCTAGTATGTAAAGAATTGTCTCGCACAACAGGACCATCAGGTAGAACAGCTTTTGTATTTCCCGCAAGATACCAACGACGTGCATAGTCCCATTCGAATTTAATAGGCCATAACGCAGGATCTGTAGAAAACTCTCCAAGAGAGGCATAGTGACTTACACGATTGATCGAAGGAAGTAAAGAATACAAAGGCCAATGGTTCGTTTTTTCTGCGTTCAAGACTTCAGACGGAAGTGAAAGAGTCTCTTTCGTACCTGGGGAAGCATGGATTACAATATACTCTATTCCATTCGAAGTTGTATTTGTTTCTTTGGTATGATTTCCAGGATCCAACCAATTGGGATAGTCCAGATGTTGGGTTACTTGAACTTGTGTAAGAGAGGTTGCATCCATTACATCGAACATTCGCATAAAACAAGGAGAGCGGCAATACCAAGATTCTTCCCAATGTATCCAATAAGTGTAAGGAGGGATTTGTTGCAAGATGTAATTCATAGAAGCAGCCTGGCCTTTCTGGGATGCATCTTTTTGGTACAATTCTAGGAAAGGGTACTTCTCTTTTACAACCTTCGCCCAATCTTGTTTAGGAGATTCAGAGTGTTCGTTGACAAGAAGCCATCGATCCACTTTAGAAAGAATTTCTGCACTATGAAGTTCTTGAATAGAATCCATAGCTTTACAAAAGACAGCCCATTTGTCTTGTTTTTCAAAATCAAAAAAGGTCGTACACGTGAAAATCGTTGTAGGAGCAGGAGAAGACTCAAACGGTTCAAACACTTGGAAAGATAAAGGCTTCTTCCAAACATACAAAATGAGAGAAAAAAGTATAATCAATGCTAGTAAAAAGAGATAGATTTTATATGTCTTTTTACTACTCCCCATACTACTGTACAGAAGGAATCCTTCTCCTTACCCTCATCAAGATCCATTGTATTTTTTCACCTGAATCAAAGGACCTTTGAGACGTTTTGCTGCAGTAGAATCATAATCATTTCCAGCTTCTGGATCTTTTTCTTTATAATTCGCCATAGCATGTTGCCAGAATTCTGAAGCACCAATACGGAAATCACCGTGCATTTCTGCCTTGTACCAAAACACAGTATCTTCTAATTTGTTCGACTGAGAGTTATTGTTCATAACAATACACTCATAATTCTGCGTGCATTGATCCATGACTTGACAGAAAAACTCGAAACTTGGAAAAGCACTCCCATAATTATCGAAAATTCGTTTACGATTTGTGATATAAGGTTCACGTAAAATGAAACAATAGTCCACATTCGTTCGCAACATAGGAGGAATACCGAGTGGATATTGCATCGTAATCAAGAAAAACACTTTCAACCAACGACCATTCAAGAAAAGATAGCGAATGTTTCGATCATGGAGCCATGTGTCATCGTAGAGACAATCGTCCATAATTAAAAAAGCCCGTGGATCTGTGCGAGAAGATCCTTGCTCATTCATTTCTTTTTGAATTTTCGCCATGATCATCTTCTGACGTTTACAAAAATTCGCGATAATGACAGGACTATAGTCACCATGAATAAACAACGGTGGAATGAGTTTCTTATAAAACTGATTGGATTCTTCTGTACCACTAATCACAGTTCCGAGAGGCATTTCTTGATGGTGAAAGAGGAGGTCACGAACGAGTGTTGATTTTCCAGTACGACGACGACCAATAAAAATACAAACAGCATCTTGTGGAATCATTTTCATGTCAAATTTTCGTATTCCAACGTCTAACGCTGCACTTGTATCCGTCATCTACTAACTCTCTTTTCACTCTTTGAAAGAAAGATGTACGCACAGAAAGAAGTGCGGCTCCTTTTATACAGGCAAACCCCGAAGACGGGATAGAATGGATTCGTGTTTAACCCAAAAAGTGCCGGTGAGTTTACCAGGATGGAAAACAGTAAAAGTTCCTATGATATCAGGATATCAATCCTTCACCTCTTTAACACCAATCATCGAGAAGATGCTAGGATCTCTTCCATCAGAGGAAGGACAGCTTGCAGCAGATGAACGGTATGTTCGAGTGTTAGACTTTGAAGGAAACGGTCCTTGTAGTATTGAGACAACTGTGAAAAAGAAACGTAAAGCTTTCTGTAAAGTCACGCATTTACTCGATCCTATTCGAACCATGCAAGGATACTATGAATCTTCTGAAAAAGGAGAGGCACGCAAGAAAAAGAAGCTTGAAAATCCAATGAATCAAGCCTATGTGGACGGATTAGCAAATTACTTGGTGGGACAACTTCGTGAAAGAAATATTTCCCCCCACTTTTGTCTTTTTTTCGGGGCATATCGAGCGGTTGCAGAATTGTACCGATACAATATCACAGAAGAATTTGATAGCTATAGAAATTACAAGGGATTTTGGAATGCAAAACGAAGTGGCTTGTTTCAACTGTACATCCATAGGCCTATGTTAGAGGAGGGTGATCAAGAGTTGTATACAGAACAAGAACTTGCAGAGCTCATTTCGACTCCCAAACATAGCCTCCAATCTTCTTCGTTTTCGTACAGTTCTTCCTCGAAAGAAACTACGAAAAGTCACATCACTCTGGAGGATTCCTTAGAAGAACAAACAGCGTGTGTAGAACTTGAATCGATCGCATCGTTTCCTGACGATGGAACTGTAGAAACATATACTTCGAGTTCAGTCAGTAGTGATGATTCGAAAGAAATGATTGAACTCTACGCAGAATTCAAATCATATCCAGTGATGCTTTTGTTCCAAGAGAGAATGGAAGGAGTCTTGGACGATATGTTAGAGGATGAAGAGGAAGTTGGATGTGACATTGGGACTGCTGAATGGGAAGAACGGTGGACTGCGTGGATTTTTCAAATCATCGCAGCACTCTGTGCTGCTCAAGGAGCTCTAGGATTTACACACAATGATTTGCATACAAGCAACATTGTGTGGTCTGAGACAGATCTTCCCTTTTTGTATTATATTGCGAGAGACAGTACGGTTTGGAAAATTCCAACCTTTGGAAAACTCTTTCGAATTATTGATTTCGGTCGTGCAATCTTTCGCGTAGGACCTACATGGTTTCTGAGCGATGATTATGAGAGTGGTGGAGATGCAGAGGGACAGTATTCTTGTTTCTCTCTTGCAAAAGAGGGAGTTCCAGACATTTATCCAAATCCATCGTTCGATTTGTGTCGATTCTCTGTGAGTTGTATTGATGCGTTGTTTCCTGAAACACCTGTGGAACTTCCAGATGGTGAAATTCTCAGCAAAGAAGAGAATTGGATTGTTCGAGAAACAACATCACCACTGTGGAATATGCTCTGGTCGTGGTTAATTGCAGACGATCATGCAAATATTCTGAAAGACAAAAGTGGGGTAGAAAAATACCCTGATTTTGACTTGTATAAGGAAATTTCTGCAACTGTACACAATGCAAAACCACAAGATCAGATTCGAAAAAGTATATACGCAAAGTATATTGTTTCAAGAAATTCGATTGGAGAATGGGAACAAATCTATCCTCTTTTCACGTAGTTTCTAGAAGATTTCTAGAACCTCCAAGTGTTCCACTTCTTGGTGATAGAAACGGAACGTTTCTAGAACCTCGCAGGACCTGTTTGAATTTCAAGATCGGTCGAGAGAACTTTGGGTACTTCAGCTGCAGCTCCTGCAGCCGCAGGAGCCAAAACCGACGAAAGAGAAGAAAGAGAAGGAAGAGATGGAAGAGATGCTCCACCCTTTTGCAAAAAGCTCATAGATCCAACAACTTGTTTCTTTACACTTTCAATTCCTGATTGAATGGAATCTGGAAGAAACATGTAGACAATTGCTGCAAGAAATGCACCAATACAGAAATCACGAACAATTGGGCGATATTGGAGAGATTCACCCTGTTGTTTCGACGCGTTTTGTTGCCATGCACTCATCGCGGCAACAACAGATCCACCCACCAGGATCGAGATCCAAAAACCACTGTTGACGGAGTCCATTCTAAGCCGCCTTCATTTTCTTAAGGCAAACTCTCAAACGCGATCGACATTGAACCATCGGTTAAATCTTCATCCGCATCCATTGGCAAGAGCTCATCGGTTAGATTGATAGAGTCTGAGATGAGAATTTCATCATCATCCTCTTCCTCTGCCGGACGAAGCTCTGCCTCTGCAAAAGGGATATCATGGATCTCATTTGCCTCCAAAGAATCTGAGTCAAAGAGGGTGTGCTCCTGCATAAAATGAATGGAACGATCTGTATCGATGTGAATTGTCGGAGGGCTTGTTGTAGGAGTAGCAGCTGCAGCTGTTGCAACAGGAGTTGCAGCAACAGGTTCTGTAACAGGGACCACTATGGTTGGCGTAGGCGTAGGCGTAGCAACTGCGGTAGCAGCAGCAACTGCGGTAGTAGCAGCTACTGTGGTAACAGGGGTAGTAGCAGCTACTGCGGCAGCAGGAGCAGGAGCAACAGCGGTAGGCGTAGCAACTGTGGTAGTAGCAGCAGGAGCAACAGTAGCAGCAGGAGCAACAGCAGGAGTAGGAGCACCACCAACAGATTCTTCAACCAGAGCAGCAGCTACAATAGGCTTTTCAGTGTCCTCCTTGTCTTCTGAAGAAATGGCTTCCACAATCGGTGTCGAAGAGGTAGGTTTCTCATCATCCTCTTCTTCTTCATCATGAAGGTACTCACGAAGAATGTTTTTTACAGGAAGGAGACCGCGAATTGTCTGCAAGAGAGATTCTTGCAAAAGACCCGCAACTTGCCTCAAATTTTTCTGACGTTCAATGCTCGAGAGATCAGCGAACAAATACACATTTTCCCACAACCCTCTTGCAGATTCTGACAACAATCTATGGAGAAAATGTTCTAACTTTGGAATTGTAATTTGAAGTTTCTTTTGCCTAGATGTCAAACGAATCGCAGACAAGACTTTGGTGTGTGCAATAAACACTGCAGTAATCAATTCTTCCAAATAATCACATTTGCAATCTTTTTGCAACTTTTCTGTTTCACGAATCACCTTGTCCTGGTTCCAATCCGGGATAGCAGAAAGCAAGACTTGGAATTGGAACAAGACTTTTTGAGGAGTCGGAGCTTCCTCTTTGGCATGGTTCAACAAATCCAAGAAATACGTTTCCAACGTTGGAACAAGAAATACAGAAAGCTGTCGTGTATATTCTCCCTTTGCTTCGCTGTATACGGAAATATCTGGCTGTTCCATCTAAGCGTTTGACCGATTGGCTTCAGGCCTAGACAACCGCAGAGAATAGACATGGGCCCAAGGAGACGATCCTGAACCAACCGCTTTCAACGCCAAAAGAGCTTCTTGCCATTTGTCGCTTGTGAGATAGGATTGAATTTCTTCCAAAGGATTCTCGGCGGCCAAAAAGGATTCGTAACAGGTTGCCGAAGGAGTTTGAGAAGTCTGGGGTTTGTATACTTGAGTTTGAAGAGTCTTTCGAAAACTCACCCGAGTTGGACATTGTTTCCATTCACATCTCGATTGAATCGCTGGAGTAATTCTCTGAGGATCCCGACATTCCAAAATACATTGCACAGAGACCGAAGCAGTTTCCAGAATTCTACGGAGAAATGCTTGAGCTTCCGGTGTTAAATCATCTGCTCCTTCGATCCACACATAGAGTGGTTCTTGAGAACGAACTTGTTGGTGCAGAGTTTCTCTACCTTCACGAAGTGTACGATCTGTGCGTGCATTCCAATGATAGAGACGTTTCTTTGCCTGTTTGACTTGTGCGAGAATCCACGATGTTTTTCCACATCCTGGGGGTCCGTAAATAAGCCAAGCAGGTTGCGGCATCACTAAAGACTGTGTAAAAGGAATGATTTAGACCGCTAGTCTTTACGCTAGACCCAAAAACTGACGTCCAATCTTACTTGTTACAAACATTCCACACCCTGACGCAATCTGCACATAAAATATATTCGTCTTTTTTGTACAACAAACTAAATAGACTGATAAACTAAAAAAGAGGATGGAACTCAACCAAAACAATGTTGTAAAAACATCCATTCTGTACTCTGTACATATAAAAACATATTCTAATAATCAAACAATTCGGGATTTGTTTGTTGAAGTTGTTTGAGAAGTTGTTCATCATGTTCAGCATTTTTCTGAAGACTCTGCATCAAAGGATTGTTCACAACTGCGTCGACAATTTCACGCTGGTTCTGTTTTTTCGATACATCGAGCACCAGAGGAGTTCTGTATTTCACACGACCAATGTCTGCAACACCTGGTCCAGAATCAACCACCTTGTTCACTGCAAATGCACGATCGTTGATAACATCATCATCCAACTTTCTGCTTGTAACATTCGGTTCATCTCCTTGAAAGATCGCGATATTGCCACCCATCGGCATACGACCCTTTGCAATCTGTTGCTTCCCAGGATTGAGACGCATATTGTTTGCAAAGGTGTGGCTCATGAAACGCTCATGAGATGCCTTCGGTCCACCAGTGTACGCAGATTTCGCAGAGATCTGTGCTTTCTGCGTTGGTCGAGCAATGTCATCAGGATCATAGACTTGAATCCTCGCTGGAGCATCTGCAGGTGCAGCAACACCGAAGCGATCCAAATCGACCAATCCCTCTCTTACAGTTGTACGAGCAATATCGTTGGGATCCCAGACAGTAATGGCAGGAGCAGAATTTGCGTATCCAGTTGCAACACCGGATTGCCGAATATTCCCAATTGTCTCTCCACGACGTGTCGGACGAGATTCATCGATGAAATGCGTCGTTACTGCACCTGCTTCAGCAGGACTCAAATTCAAACCTACTTGATGATCTGTTGTAAAGTATCGCTCATTCGGTCGAATCTCAATGGAAGATGCACCGTAATCATCCGCAGGATTGGAAGAATATTGAGTTCCATCTGAGTTTCTGTAGCCTGCACTGCCATAATGTTGTTTCATTGGAGCACGGTAGCTTCCAACAACGTAGTTCAAACCAAAGTCTTGACTTGCACCAGGACCTTTGTAAGAAACACTTGTTTCAGCACGAGTGGTTTCAGGCATCACTTGGATAGGCCGTGTGCTTTCCTTGGTGTATTCTCCTTGACCAGCAACACCAAAACGTTCTCCCGTTTTATCAATGTAGAAAGTATCAGGACGATATTTTCGAACTTCTCCAGAATCTTCCATCGACTTTCCAACAAACTGTTGGCCAGGAACAACAGGCATCTCGTACGTGAGTTTCGGATTCGTTGCAACACGCAAGTCATCTGTGCGACGAATATTCTTAATCATGTAGTCGTTCACTTCAAATTGTTGAAACCCGCCTTTTCCAGTGGAAGAGAACCCTTCGCCAATGCCTGGAGCAACCATGACAGGTTCAAACGGACGTTCTCCCCCTCGATTTCGTGGATCATTGATACGACCTTGTACAAAATCACTGCTATTTTCTAGACCATACACGTTTCCAAACGGAACTTGTGTAGTATCAAACATTTGTTCCACTTCCTTTTTCGCAATTTGCGTAGAACCTGCACCTGTAAACATATCGAGACGTTGCACATTGGTGTCACAACCGACATTTTGTTTTACACGACTTCCAAAGAAAGGTTGCATGTTGTTGTGTGTAAAATCGGAGGATTCCATTGTTTCACCAGAAAGAGGACTTGTATAGGTTGAAGCGTCTAAATAATCAGGCTGGAGTTCTACACCAGCAGGATTCATCATGATCGTAGGAGCCACGTTGAATATAGAACCTTGGGAAGGGAGATATTGCTGAATCACTTGTGCCGTAGGTGGTGTTTTTGTGCGTCCACCTTGAATATACGAACGATCGGATGCTTCTTTTGAAGAGTTCACCGTTGTAAGAGGGGTTTCATCAATCATAGTATTATACTGCAAATCCAATTCTGGATTCGTAGCTCTCATACTTGTTTGAACATTCGATGTAGGTCGAGACGCTACATTCGCAAAGGGTTCTTTCTTTGTTTTTGGAGCTGTAGTTTGGGTGAGAAGATATCCTGCACCTCCAAGAACAAGTAATGCTGCCAACTCCATACTACCTGGAGATGAGCAAACTCTTTATCGCATTTCTACATCGATATGGCTGGATCGTTCTTTCTCAACGAGAGTTTCCATGTATGTTTTCCCAGGAGATACATGAGTCTTGTATCGCATCTTATCAATATCTTTTGATGGAATAAAGAAATCAAAAGGCGTTTCAAAGACTGCCTGGGGATTGTGAAAGAGGGGTTGCCATCGGTTCCATCCTGTCGCACGAAGTGTGCATGGAGGATTGTTCAGACGATTGAAATGTATTCCATTTCCTTCGTCTTCAGCATTTGCCAATGGAAGCGAATTCATAGTATTGCTCATAGGATTGTACAACATAGAGTCGCATCTCCATTTTGTAGGAGGACGACCAACACCTCTTAGATCAGATTCTACATCTGTTTTCCATTGTCCTGACACCCAGCTGTCTCCAGAAGATTGAATGCGAATGGTTGGATTAATAGGATATGTAGAAGGACAGTTCATATTTGGTGTAATGGCATAACGTCCAGCATAGGTAGAAATTCTCATATCATCGGCCTGATGAATATCATCATATCGAGGCTGTGTAAGTGCAGACTGTCGGGGTGTGCACATTTCTAACTGCTTAGACGAATAGAACTTTCTATCCTCTAGAACTTTTCAGGGCGTTTACAGACATCTGCAACCATTGGTTCCGGTGTGAGAATTGCCGGATATGACCACATCTGTGTACTTTCGAGAGGTGAAACAGCAACTTTGATATCAACATTTCCTTTGGTTGTAGTTCGAAGAATTTCTTTGGGATTGTTTTTCATAGGTGCATATTCACGTTGAGGGCAATAGGTAAGAGGGCGAGTGATTCCACGAAGATCTGACTCTGTATCGACTTGCATCATACGACCTTCGTAGGAACATGTGTTTCCACCGACTGTTCCAAGAATGTTTCTAGCTGGATCTGGATGTTCTCCAAACATGGGAAGAATGTAATAGGATTCAGGGTTCTCCCTCTTTTCCCAGGGATGCATTTGAGTACTTTGGGTATCTCCAATAGGAAACTTCGTAGGAACGGGGGTATGGTTTGTGCTATGCATTCCAAGAAGTGGTACATCCATGAAAGGATCCGACATGTCTCTGGGGAGACTTTTGAGAAAAAAAAGAAAAAAGAAAAGAAATGTCTACCCCACTCCTGCCACTCTACAAATGTCTCTTTCATATGCCGAGGCGTGAATTAGATGCATATTTTGAACATCAGGAGGAACCCTCTTTTACAGAGTACGAGAGATACCTAGACAGTGTAAGAGGGGATAGTGGGGACTCTATTGTTTCAACACTCCCTACGTCATTGTATACATTCTATCGAAGTGTATATTTCTCAAACGGTGATGTAGACTCTTTTTCTGAAAAACCATTGGAAGACATATTGGAGGAGTGTATGACTTCTGTGCCAGTGTTTCGAAGATGTATTGTGAAAGAGAACGATACATTCCAATGTCTTCCTTATACAAAAGATCTTCTTGATACAACATGTTTTTACGATATTCTTTTGGATCAAGCCTATGAAGAGAATACGATACGCTATTTTCAAGGAGTGTCTACGCTCTTTATTAAACGAGAACCTGGTGCAAGAACCATTTTAGAAGGTCTAAGTATTCCTCTGCAAACGTCTGTAGAGGATGAAACACCAGAGTATGGTATTTTCTTTCTAGACGCAATTCTCACAAAAACAAATGCATATACTGTAAACAATACGCAATGGATCAATGAAACAACAAGAGAAACTTATACATCCTTCCATGATATGAGAATCAAGGAACAAGGTATAGAAGAATCGGTTCTTTTGTTAGTCTACACGATTAGCAATTGACATCGCGGACATATTGGCGGCTCGGAATTCCACCACGAATCCACCCATCGGAAGCAACTTCAGGGACAAGATGTTCAGGCTTCTGGATATTCTCCTGGACCGTTTTGATAAGAGGTGTGAACACACCGTCAAAGGATTGCTCAGCAACAGTGCCACACTCCTTTCCTTGACGTACTTGTTCACTGTGAATGAGAAGTGATTCTGCATCAGGGTTTCCACGACCTGTCCCCATGTAAGGAACAGTGAGGAAAGGTCGTGCCTGTGCTCGGATCAAGCAACGATTGTTCTTAAATTCAGATTGATTCTTCAACACAGATTCTGCATCGATCGATGTGTTGTTTGCACCGAACCCTTCGCGAGGATAGACCAACAGATTATCAATAGAAAGAGGGTTCACCTGTTTTGCATCAGGAACGAGGTTCGTTGTCGCATATTTCCCGGGACTTACAGATTGTGTATAATACGATTCAATTCCACATGCATCATCGCGTGTTCGGCTAAGTCTGTTAATATCCATCCTTCCTTCTAACGGGTGAACAGCAGATTTTGTACTGTGAACTCAGAAATGGCTCTCGTAGGTTCTTTTTGCAACTGTATAAAGAAAGTACGAAAGACAGTAAAACTTCGAAACAAGAGAGGATCCAAAGAAGGTGCAGCAATAGGTATATGCGTAAAATCTGTATTACAGAGCCGGAGGAAAACACTCAAACGCTTTCGCTGCAACGGTCGAAAGCCTTTTTTGAAAACAAAACCACTATAAATTCAACCAAGGAAGAACAGCACCATTTGTTCCACCATAACAAGCAGGTTTTCCACCTTCTTTACAAGTCTTTCCATCAATCTTGTATAGCCAGTTTTGATAGCTTTCTTGATCATTGGGAATTGTTGTAGAAGGCTGTGTAATAAACATTCTTTGATTCTGTGTCTTTCCAAACACGTCCGTCGGATCGTTGTACCAATTTACACGGAAATAGTCATCCAATGCAATCTTTGATTCAACCGATGTTACATCTGGTGCTGCATCACGTTCAGGATCATCTACATATTCATTGACCAAGACATTGTGGAAAGGGTTTTTTACAAAAGAAGATGTTCCCAATTGAAAGGGCAAATTCTCAAGTCTCCCAGGGACATCTGAGACAGTTGCTTCACAATCTGGTGCATCACTGCGAAAGCCTTCCACAGGTGGAGGGTCAGGCTCTTGCTGTTGCACTGCACCAGAAGATCCCTCGGTAGATGCATCTACAGATTTTTTGAATAGTTCAATGGATCGTAATTGCATAAAGGTTGGAAGTAGATACAATGTTGCACACAATCCAAATACAATTGTAACAGAGGGAATTCCTGTGATGGCAGTTCCTACGCTTCCTAGAACAATGACGAACAGATAAACACATAGTATTCGATTGATGAGTTCACTTGCACATGTCCCTCTTTCAAAATCTCGATCAAACCATGTCATTCGAAAGATATATCTTGGGTCTTCCCAAATATACGGGTCACATAATGGAATAGCTTCTGAAAGAGACATTCTCTCTCTATCTACTACTCAACGATGCCTATTTGCCACCACCGTTTTCTGCTGCTTTCGCTTTTGCTTTCTTTGCCTCTAACTTCTTACGAAGACGGGAACGAACAAGATTCAATCGTGCCTCTCCTTCACGACCTACGGATCGTGCTTTTTCCATATCTTCAAAGCCAAACGATTGACGAAAGGTCTCCATCATTTCCACAAATTCAGGATTTTCGCTAAATGTCTTCATCAATTCCTCAGCTTCTGCAACAAGTTCATGAGGTCGAAGAGCACCTGATTGAACCTTCTGTTGCAGTTTCTTTGTGAGCTTTGCGATCGTGCCTTGAAAGATCTGAGGGTTGTTTGTAAAGACATTCATCATCATAGCAATCGCTTTTGACGGATCATGTCCTGCAGCTTCCATCTCGGCCGGGTCAATTCCAAAATCTTCAATCTTCAATTCTCGAACAATCTCCTCTGCGAGTTTTGCAATCTGTCCCTTCAAAAACTTCTCAGGAATCTGTGGAAACCCTTTGTCACCTGCACCAAAGAGCTTTGCAAACTTCTCACTCATCTTGGAAAAATCCATCGTGTTCAATTTGGTTTTCATGTCATCCATCATCTTCTTTGCCCATTCTGCAGTCCACCCATTCTTCATATCACCGGAAACACCATCTTCCATCAACAAACTGAAAGAAAGAATCGTCATGTATTCTTGAATAGCCTTTTGACTCGTGGTCGAAAGAGATGTCCATACATCTTCTTCGATACAAACACCGGGTAGGACAATCCCAGGGCATTCTGTTGCATTTCTCGTAGGAGAACAAGAAGCCAAGACTTCTTCGCGAAACTTCTGCTTCCTCTCCTTCGGAGAAAGTGCTTTCGCCATACCAATATCTACAGCCAACTCTGGGCATGCACCAACCAAATCGTTGCAAAATTCAGTATACTTTCCTTGAAAAATATCCTCTAAACTTTGACCTTTCTCAGATGACGTAGACATTCTATGTGGTCTGAGCAAGAAGGATACGGCGGCTTTACGCTGTCTTTGCTTTTTCTGCAAGGAGGATTAACACTTTCAAATGTTTCCAAATTGCGGTTCGCGAAGTGTCGGAAAGATCGTCCCAGTGTTTGTCGAAAATCATAATTGCCGGGGACAATTCGTTAAATTGTACTGCAATCTTTTGTTTTACATAACTTATAATGACTTCTTCATTCTCTTCAAGAATAGGATCTCGTAGAGGCTTGTAGACATTTTCATAGAAAAGATCCAGTACAAGTCGTGGGTTGACTTTCTTTGCACCTTCAATTGCTTCCAAGCTTAGTTTTATTTCACGTTCCTCTGGAAATGTTTCATATAGATCTTTGAAAAATCCCACTAGCGATTTTGTAAAAAGTCCCAATGTAGTCGTCATAGTCTTTTCCATTCTATGTTCTTTTTCTTTAGATGTATTTCATCTACGTACGATTTGGACCCGTTGGCATTCCCAAATCACGTTGTTGTTTATACATATCAAGTTGTTGATCGAACATCTGTTCTTTTTTACTTCTTGCACCTTGTTGTTGAATCGCTTGTCCTAGATTTGCTTGACTCTGACGATCACCAGGAGCAGAACCTCCATTCAAATAGGTAAAGTTTCCTGGAATGGATTCCCCTCCATTTCCAGCAGTGCTTGTGTCAGAATCTATGAAACTATAGCCACTATCTCCAAAGCCAGCCATTTCTCCTCCAATCCAACTTTGAGGTTCTCCTGAAACAATTGCAGCAGAACGAGGAGACTCTTTTCGTTGTGATTGTTGAGAGGATTGTTTCGCCATGTCTTCTTTCATTTTTCTTTCATACAACCAATTCATGACTTCTGTATCCGTTTTAATAGGTTCTTTATCTCCTTCGATGACAATGGTTGGAACCTGTTTCAACCATTTCGGTAAAGAAGGGCGATTCGGGCTTGGATCCACACAGATAAAGTTAAACTCTTGAGGCCAAGGAGTTTTTGCAAGTTCTTCCAAAAATGCTTTGGACCACTTATCCTTGTTGCTGTAGAAACAAAGATGACGTTTACTCATACTTCCTTCCTTCTACGAAATACTTCGTAGGTTGTTTGGGTGTGTGTAACCGCATAGGGAAATGCCTAAAATTGAATACCGGGACGAAGTTGTAGAAGGGTTCCAAAGAATGACAAGCTCTGTATTTCAATCCATTGAATCTGTCGATCGCAAAACGTTGAAGTTTGTTATGTCACCCACAAGGGTTACATATGCAAACACTCTTCGTAGAGCCATTCAGACAGAAGTGAGTGTGTTAGCATTTCGTGCAGACATGAGTGAAACAGGAACGACATCCGATGTGGTTGTTTACAAAAACAGCACACCCATGTCAAATGAAATGTTGGCAGATCGAATTGGTCTCCTTCCTATTACACCACGTCCGTCCGATCTTGAAGAGAGAGCCGGATGGAATCGTGAAAAGATTCTCTTTCGACTCCAAGTGAAAAATGATACCGATAGTGTCAGACTTGTCACTGCAGCAGACTTTGAATGTTTAGAGAAACGTGAAACTGTGCAAGAGGGTGAGGAGGATCGTGTTCGTATTCCAAACACGGCATTCTTCCCTCCAGATCCCATTTCAGGAGAAACATGTATTCTCGCAGTTTTAAAACCAAAACAAGATGGACAAGCACCAGAAGAAATTCACTTAGAAGCCTTTGCAACCTTTGGAAAAGGTCGAGAACATACGAGATTCAATCCATCGTGCCAAGCTTCGTATGGATACACGAGAGATGAAGATCCTACAAAAATTCAAGCGTTGTTCATTGCATGGTTGAAGGATCAAAAGAAAGTCGACGCATCAGAATTGGAAAAACAACCAGAACGCAAAACAATGTTAGAGAGGGAGTTTCGGAGTTTGGAACTCTTTCGCTGCTACAAGAGTGATCCTGATGGAGAACCAATGAGTTTCGACTTCACGGTGGAAACTGTTGGTCCTCTCACGGTGGAAACCATTGTGTATGAAGCATTGATTTCTGTATCACTCTTGTGTGAGAAGTACTCGACGCTTGATAAAGGAGATTTACCAGAAATGGTTGAAATTCGACCAGCAGATGCAAGATTGAAGGGATATGATGTGTGGTTCAAGGAAGAAGATCATACTCTTGGAAATCTTCTGCAAACATGGATTGATGACAATCGTATTGGTCGAGAAGGTGGAATCAACTTTGTTGGATACAAAGTTCCTCATCCTTTGCGATCCGATATGGTCCTCCGAATTGGTGTAGAAGATGGAGATGAAGAAAAAGCAAGGCTTGTAGTTGCAGAAGCTTCAAGAGGATGTGCAGAAATGTTTCGAAACTACGCAAATGATTGGTTCCTCTCAACACAAGGAAAGAAAGCAGCTCCTGCACCAAAACCTGTGACAAACGCTGAGATTTCACTGAAGGGAATCAAGAAACCATGGAATGCACATGCAGAGTCAAAACAAAAGAAATCCTCTAGAGAACAGTAAGATGAAGGGATACCCCATTGATATTCGAGAAATCCCTATTTTTTGTATCAATATGGATCGACGAAAAGATCGATGGGAATGGTTTCAAAGTCAACCAGGTGTAAAACATCTCCCTCATTTGGAACGTTTTTCCGCAGTCGATGGAAAAACCATTGATATTCTTCATGATCCAAGAATTTCTATGCGAACGAAAAACAATGTATTGAATGACACCCGTCGATCTCACGATGAGATTGAGAATTCTGGTGCAATTGGTGCAAGTCTCAGTCATTCCTCCATTTGGAAGAAATTCTTAGAAGAACATCCCGAAAAGGAGTATTGTTTGGTCTTTGAAGATGATTCCAATGTCCCTGCAGACATTGTTCAACTCCTCTTACAGAAGTCTGCAGATTTGAAAGAATTGCCTGGGGGGTTTGATATTTGGCTTTTGAATTGCAACTTCCTCACATATAAGGTGAAACCTCTCTCGAACAGTTGGACACAGCCTGGAAATTTCTGGGGGTTTTCTGCATATATCATTACAAGAGATGGTGCGAAATCTATGCTAGAAGACGCAATTCCAGTGGAAATGCATATTGATCGTCTTGCAAATATGAAATGTGAACTAGGTCTTATGAAAGTTGTGATTCATAATACAGTGCGTATTGGGAATGTTCTAGGAAAATCTGATATTCAATTGAAAGGATGCAAAATTTGTGATGTGCCTGAAACGTTACACGAAGTACGTATGGTACATACGTATTTTTTGTATGGAGTTGTCGCATATGCAGCACTCATAAGCGTTTTGTACAGTCGATCGAGTCTATAGTTTATTTGAATCCAAACATATCTGAGACAGTTTTCGTGATATTTCCACTTTTTTTCATAGAACAAAGTGGATTTATGAACAAGGAGTAGTAGACATTGTAGAGTCCTCCTGTAAAAAAACATAGAATAGACCAAGGCCAGGCATAGTCTCCATTTCCAATATACATGTTATAGCAATAGGAGAGACGAGCTGATGCAAAAGGCTGGGCAAGTGTAATACAAATGTATAGGAAACCAAAGAATACGTATAGAAAGACTAGAACAATTGCACCTGTTGTAACATCGACAGGTTCTTTAGGAGCAACTTTATTTTCAAATCCTTCTAAACCGGAAAGAACGCGACTTGCTCGTTCCACACGATCTAAGACTGTATATGTGATCTTTTGTAAAAAACTAGCGTTGTCCATTTCTACATTTACTTACGAACAAAATACCACGCGATCGAGAGAACAACAATGACTCCTAGACTATTTATAAATTCCTTCATTTTCTTCTTGAGTTTCGACTTCATCACAATATCTTGTAAAACAGAGTTTGAGTGAACTGTTGCTGCGTACTTGGAATAACTTGTATATCCTTCTTTCTTTAACATTTCATTGAGTTTCGAATAACTTGCATCGAGCAGAGGATTCTTGTTCAGAATATTTCCATCAATATCATTTTCTCCTGGTCGTTGATTGGCAATGTGTGGAACTGTACACCAAGTACGCATGTATTTCTTATAAAATTCATCAATTGGTTCTGTTATTTCCATATCAAGAATACGGTCGTACGCATCCTCTGTGACCAATGTAAAATGTGTAAGAGTGGATTTTACGGAGAATATGGGAGGATCGTTGCGAAGAAGTTTTGGTTCTTCAATCCATCCTGTTCCTCCTAAAAAAATGTCAAACTGTTTTCGATCTTCCCATAAAATCGGAAGAAGTTCTAAAAATTTTTGTCTTCCTTCTCCTTCAGGATAACAATCATCCTCTAACACTAAGACCCAGGGATATCCACGATCTTTTGCAAGTTGTATACATTTTTTATGAGATTTCCAACATCCTTTCCATCCTGGGGAGTCTTTCACCGCTTCCACACGCTCCAAGGGCATTCCCCACGATAGAAAATCCTCCTGGATCTGTGCCCAACGATCGGAACGATGTGCTAAGTTAATTACAAGAATAGGTGGAAATTCCATCTTTACTTGTAGTTTGTATTTTTTCTAGACTTCAGACGTCTCAATCCACTTCCTCCACATGTGGAGCAGTTTCTGCCTCTGCCTCTGCAGAATTCATAGGGCCAGAAGGTGTAAATCCCTTTGCAGCATCTGCATACATCTTCATCATCGTCGGCTGAATCTTCCCCTCATACTCCTTCTGCTTCTCTGCATAGACCTCCTTCGTCTCCTCACTATGAGACTCTAGCCACTGGATTCCCTCAGCAATCGTTGCAAGTTCTGAATCTACATCTCCCAGCTTTTCCTTCACCTTCGGGTCTTGCAGAGAATTCCTCGCATTGTACAAATAGGATTCCAACTGATTCTTTGCTTCAACTTGCTCAAAGCGTGCCTTGTCCTCTGCCTCGTGCTTCGCAGCCTCTTCCACCAGTCGATCCACCTCTTCACGACTCAAACGCCCCTTGTCATTCGTAATAGTAATCTTCTGAGACTTTCCAGTAGACTTCTCCACTGCAGAAACATTCAATATACCATTCGCATCTACATCAAACGTCACCTCAATCTGAGGTACTCCACGCATCATCGGTGGGATTCCTTCCAGCTGGAATTTTCCAAGAGAGTTACAATCCCTCGTAAACTGACGCTCTCCCTCATACACCTGGATCAAAACACCTGGCTGATTGTCTGCATATGTACTAAATGTCTGAGTTGCTTTCTTAGGAATTGTAGAATTCCTCTTGATGATAGGAGTCATAATTCCACCTGCAGTCTCCAGACCCAAACTCAAAGGAGCTACGTCGAGGAGAATAATATCATCTGTGCGATCCCCAGACTTTCCACCCCCCGTCAAAATGTGGGCCTGGACTGCGGCACCATACGCAACGGCTTCATCGGGATTGACGCTATCGTTCAACTTCTTTCCATTGAAATAGTTCATCAACAGAGAACGAATCTTTGGAATACGAGAAGATCCTCCTACCATCACAATCTCATGAATCTGACTCTTGTCCAACTTTGCGTCCAAGAGCAAACGGTCGAGAGGTGCAATCGTACGCTGGAAATAAGGCTCACACAGACTCTCGAACTTTGCTCGTGTAATGGTCGTCTGGAAATCAATACCATCCATCAAACTATCGACTTCTACAGTTGCTTGTGTTGCAGAAGACAATGTCCTCTTTGCTCTCTCACACACTGTCCTCAGACGACGCAATGCTCGTGCATTTTCCTTGATATCAGCACATTGCTTGTTCTTCTTTCGAAACTCGTCGACGCAATAGGAGACAAGTGCATTGTCGAAATCCTCACCACCCAAATGCGTATCTCCAGCAGTTGCCTTGACCTCAAAGACTCCATCGTCAATTGTTAGAACAGACAAATCGTGTGTTCCTCCACCACAATCAAAAATGAGAATGTTCTTCTCAGTCTTCTCCTCGCGATCTAATCCATAGGCAAGAGCAGCTGCAGTAGGCTCATTGATAATACGAAGAACATTCAGACCTGCGATAATACCTGCATCCTTTGTTGCTTGCCTCTGGCTATCGTTGAAATAGGCTGGAACCGTAATCACCGCATCCTTCACCGTTTGACCCAAAAAAGACTCCGCTGTCTGCTTCATCTTCTGGAGAACTGCTGCACTGATCTCCTCAGGCAAAAAGGTGTGCTTCTCACCCTTCCAGTTCACCTCGACCTTTGGCTTTCCACCAGGTCCCTCCAGGACTGTAAAAGGCCATAACTTCATCTCTTGCTGAACCACAGAGTCTGTGAACTTCCTGCCAATCAGACGCTTTGCGTCAAATACGGTGTTCGTAGGATTCGCTGCTGCTTGTCCTTTTGCAGCATCTCCAATAAGTCGCTCTTGTTCTACAAACGCGACATAGGAGGGAGTTGTACGATTCCCTTGATCATTTGCAATAATTTCAACACGGCCATTTTGCCAAACAGCAACACAACTGTACGTGGTTCCAAGATCAATACCAATTGCAGGGGCTCCAGAGGAAGCAGAAGAAGAAGCAGAAGAAGAAGACATGGTTCTACAGACATTGTGTGGAATGGATTTAGGCCTGATTGGTCGAGTGGACAAATTCTACAATGGGACTTTCTAACAGTTTCTTTTGTTCTTCAATCGATAAGGTATTCACATACTGTATGACATATCCTTTTACAATGGGTTGAATCTTTGTTTGAGTTGTTGCATCATTTGCTGAAGCACTCTCTTTCGGTGGGAGAGACTTCAAATACTCTCCATGGAGAGCGTAGACGTGTGGGCGAAGTGCAAGAGGGAGATCTTTCATTGTGAGTTTTTTGAATTTGTACATATGCGTATACGCATCATACAATCCTTGGGTCCTCTGGCGAAAGCGTTGTTCAAACGCCCACATTTGTGGAGAGTCTTCACGAAAGTAGTGGAGATACTCCTTCATTTGTCCTTGCGACCGAAGACGCAGAAATCGCTCTGACGCATTTGCCTCTGGACCTCGCAAGGTACGAACAACCACATAGTCTGGATTCCTCAATCTCCAACGGCGTTGTGTTCCAACTTCTTGAAAGACCAATCCTTGCCAACTGTAACAGAATTTCTCTTTCTCCAATCGCTCTTCGCCTTCCGTATTCGTCTTCAATGTATGACTCATTTCAAACACAGGGGGTGAAAGAGTTTGCAATGGTTCTTTCCACTGGTTCGGTGAGAAGTGCATCTCTACAACTCCATCACTCTTCACACGTCCAGTATAGGTTACATAAATCTTGGGTTTTGAAATAACTGCAACAGTCTTATGTTCTGGATGCTGGAGGACAAAACTCGCAAACGTATCATCCTCTAACACAGAGTCTAAGAAAGTCTGCATACCTCCAAGAGGTCGCAGTGCATCTCCTAGGAGATCTGCAAAGGATCGATCGCTGTAAAAGGTTCCGCGAGCTCCAATGGATGTGCGTGTTGCAAGAGAATACGCACCGTTTGTACGATATGCTTGCATCATAACACCATCTATAAAATCTGAAATACGAACCGTCACATCCTTAGGAGGAGGTCCTTTCTGGGCTTTGATCGGTGCAACACACACAGGTCTGTTCTTCTCTGTATTCCACACAACAGATCGAAAGTATTGCACATGCTCTTTTGTAAAATCACTCGTTCCTTTGACATACCGAAGAATTGCAAAGGGAGTATCTTTTTCTTCAATGCATCGAAGGAATCCTCCTTGCTTTGAGAGAAGAAAGTGTTTGAGTTCTGGCCATGTTGGATATGTTTCACAAAGTGTCTTATAAGCAGTGATTTCGAAAAACGATGCTGGTGTCATCTTGTGTGAAGTAGGGACTTTACTTTAGGCGTACTATATGCTTTCAATTTTAACGGAGGAGGATAGAATGGAGGACCCTATCCTTCCAGAACAAGTCGAACCTCCTGTGCCTACTGTCCAGGAACAAGAAGAAGTCGGTCTTGAAGTAGGTGATACAATCTATCTTTTAGGAGGACGTCTCAACAAAACGCGTGGTATTCTCTATGGGTTTCGTTCCGACCGTTTTATCATTCTTCCATCAGGTGTATCAGACCGTGTCATAACAATTCCATTGACCATGGAAGGAGTTCCAGATCCAGACTTAGGACTCGTTGAAATTCTTCTTTTGAAAAAAACGGAAAAGCCTGGATTTATCAATCTCCTCGATATGCGAGCAGAACAGAAAGTGGAAACCTTTGATTCTAGTGGAACTCCTGGGCCTCGTTTTACTGTTCAATCAGTGAATGAAGTGGAAGACTCTGCAGTGTTTGTCGACGAACTAGGAAAAGAACTACCTCTTGACTTTGATTTCAAAGGAATTCCAGGTGATTTTGGATATGATATCATACGAGTTCGAGAAGAAGTGGAAGATCTATCTCCGACCGATGGGATTGAAAAAGTCTCAGATGCACCC